TCGTGATGCGGTGATGGATCTTGATGGTCATGGATTCTCCTGGTCGGTGGTGAGTCTTGTGCCGGCCGTGAGCCGAGCAGCGCGGGCGGACTAGAGTCGTGACGTCGCGGCCTGCTCTGCGCACCGCTTGATGTCCGCCATCGCGGTCTCGGTCGCGTGCTCGGCTAGCATGGACTTACGGCAAATGTGCCGCACACATTTAACGTAACCAGACGGCTCAGACAGGCATTCGAAGCACGTCACGGGCGCGTCGGTGTAATGCAGGTGTTGCAGAGGTTCCTCATCGGCACGGCAAGCAACGGGGTACCGGAACGTCCTTCCGTGTTCTTCACGATCCGTCACAAGCACCGTCACGGGGTGAACGATCCCGTTGGGGTCTCGGTAGCCGTCGTGCGGCAACAGCCGCAGCTTCACGGCGTAACCCTCCGGACGTGCATGAACGTCTTCATCGCCTTTTTTTCTTTCTCGCCTTCAAGACGGCTGTTCGCTTCTTTGCACACGCGTCCGTCTTTTTAGCAATGCGCGCTATATGCCGACAGAGACGCAGTGCCTCGCTCGTGTACAACCAATCAGGCATGTGTGTGATGCTGATCGACGGCACTGCCTCCGTGCCTTCCTCTGTGTCCAATACGAAAGCGACTACATCAATGGAGATGCCTGTGAGCTTGATGGTCGCCATCATCGCCATCCCAGGATGACCCGCATGAGGTCTTCGTCGATGTCAACGGTGCACTTAAACTTCATTGTTTACCTCGCTCTGTAGGTTTTAGGTTTGCAGTGTGGCCGATCCGGCGTCCACTCCGTCGTGTTCGGGGCCAGGTATAACCACTTGTTTGTAGGTCCCCGTTTCTGTTTAACCCCGCAATCGAAGCATGTACGGACTTTGAATCGGTCGATGATGTCGTAACGGTGATTCCACTCACGAGACGCTACCGAGGATGCCATCCAGGATCCAATGTCTCGAGCGCTTTGCGCGCATGGCATGCGTCGCACAAACACACGGTGCCGCAGTTCGACCGATTGCAACGTTGACGCGCTAACGAACGAAGCGACGGAATCACGTGTCGACGAATCACGCTTCTCAGGTGTTCAGCCATCGGGTTGCCCGTTCCGCGATGGTCTCGAACTCGAACATGTCAGCGACCTTTCGAATTGCCTTGCAGCGCTTCTCGTCGTCCTCGGGGGCTCGACACCCAAGCCCCAAGAGGGCCGTGTCGAGCACGAGCCAAAGTTCATCGCGTGTCATGGTTCCTTGTCCTCCCTTGGTTCAGGCGGCCAACAGGGTTGGTACTTTTCCTTGTACTCCGCATGGTCTACAAACGGCCCGTACGCCCAATGAACGAGGTAGTTCATCAAACCGTTATAGGCCCCGTAGTAATGTACAGGCGGGCGATGGTTCGCCTCGTTGTACGCTCCTGCAAGCAACAGGAGTATCCAGTATTCGAGCTGCCCCGAGAACGTGTGGAAGTACGGAGACCAGTAGCCGCCTGTCCAACGATCTCCGAAGTCTGAAAGGCCCCGGCTAGGGGTCATGAAGCCCGGTGATCCCGAGTTTTCGTTGTTGTCGGTCACGTTGTTTCAACTCCTTCTTCGCTTTGGCGAGACGCTTCTTCGCGAACGCGATGGCCTGCAGAGCCCTCGCGATTTTCTTTTCTGCCTGGTTGCCGATGAAGAAGTCGGCATCCATGCGTCCTGCTTTTCTGAGTAAATCAACCGGGACGACGGCGATCTTCACTTGCTGGCTCGGATCATCGAGAGCTTTGCGCCAGGGTAGATTCGTTTGGCCTTGAGCATTCGAACCCCACCCTCGATGAGGTCGAGAACGTCAACGTTCTCGGGCAGGAAGGGGTGTTCGACTTCGATGTAGCAGTCGATCTTGAGATGAACTTTCACGGAACCTCCACAAACTTCACTCGCATCACAGCAATCTCAGGGAACCGACGATTCATGAAGCGGATGATCTTATTTGCTTCGTTTAGGCTTCCGAACGTTGCGTTTTCCGCTTCCACTGACCGGTACGTCTCGCCCCCGCCGGGTCCGTGACAGTCCTCCGTGATTTCCGGGCGGTGACGTAGGAAGTTTCCGATTTTCCAGTGTGGGTTGTCCTTCTGGTGGCCTGACCTTCCCGTGATCTTCACGGCGTAGACTTCTAGCGACAGCGCCGCCGGGATCATGTCGACTTCCATCCTTCTTCGTGACTGAAGGTAACGACGCCCTCGTGGCGCAACGCGCGTAGAACTTCGGTAAGCTTGTGCGGCTTAATCTTTGTTTCCTTGGCAATCTGGGCACTCTTTTTGGTGCCTGTGTTGGCGCGGAGGTAGGCCAGCACCTGTTGTTCGAGGGTCATGAGAACTCTCCGATCATGTGGTCCCAGGTCCCAGGACCGTGGCTGACGCACAACCCGTGTGGTTCGATTTTGTGACGGAGAAGACCGTGCGGGCCCTGGGTTGCGTGGTTGAGACGGGGGTACTCTTCCGTCCATTTATAAGTTGCAAACGCTGCACGTTCCGCGATCTCTGCGTACATTGCCCGGGGCGCCATGACTTCGTTGTATTCGTTGATTATCAGGGAACCAACAGTATCCCAACGCTCGATCCAGTCCTCGAGAGTCCAGATTCCGTCGTCTGGATAGATACAAAGGCCGAAGCACCAACCACCGGACGACTTTCCGATGTGTTTGCGGTTGACGCCAGCTCCTGCGAAGTCCCAGATCGGAACCCAGTAGTAATTGGTGCTCACCACCACTCCATTTTGTCGATGCAGCCCAAACACGTCACCGGACGATCCGTTTGTATGAGGTACTCGAGACCTAGGAGGTCGAAGTCGAATGGGCTGCACCAGATTTGTACGTAGGGCTTTCGTGCGTCCATGTGGTTTGCTCGCACGGCATGCACAATATCGCCGACGACGTACTGCCAGATCACATCAGTCCTCCGCGTTAAGAGTGACCAGACGTCTGTGAGGTACTGGTAGCCAGGCAAATCAAGCAAGTGACGGTACCTTTCTCGTCGACGTCTCCCTTGCCTGTTTTGAATTCATCGTCGGGATAGCACGTGATGACGATCCATATACCCGTTTCGTCTTCGTACAGCTTGGTTACCTCGTGGGCACATCCATCCACCCAGTGATAGACGCAGGGCATCACATCCTCGCGAGGCAGGCCAAACACGTCACAGCCTTGTTTTCAACGACACTCTCCGGGGGTGCGTCAACCGATATGTTTGGACGACAAAGGATATTTATCCATGTGGTCCGTTTTCACGTACGAGAGCGATGCTTATCTTGACGCTCATGTATCTGTCTTTCTGAAGGTGTGTTTGCCGACGTGCCCTTTGGACGTCGAGGTTCCCGCAGGCACGACGACTCCGCGCTTGCGTTTTTTGGCGATGACTTGGGAGACATAGGCCCGGGTAACGTTGAGTTCGTCTGCGATGTCCTGGATGGTGCGACTACAGTCGGAGTTACGGATCTCGAGGATCCTAGCGGTGACGTTCATGTTTATTAGATAACCCTCTATTCGGAGGACCAGTTGTTTCGATTCTCTTTTGTTCGATGGCGGGTGATGACCTTGCCGAAGGGTGTTTCACGTTCTTTCTCGAACGTCAGGTCCATCGCGAGCATCTCTTCACGGGATGGGAGTGGGATCACGGGCATGACGTCCACCTACGGCGGGTTAGGATACCCGTCGCAGTTTTCACAAACGCCGAATGCACGACAAATGGCCGACTTCCCGCACGGCTTGAACTTGACTGTCTTTTTTCGTTTCTTGGGCTTCTTCTTCGTCTTCGAGACGATGAAGGTGATCTTGTAGTTCGGGTTGCCGTGTTCCCACCCCCAGACCACTTCTTCGACGGTGAACATGGGGTGCAGGAACGAACGAATCAGAGCCTTGTCTCCGCGTGGCAGGTAGCTCCTGGGCCGCTCAGGGATGGATCGTACACGCGCCGGTCATGTGAGATACGCCTCGAGCATCAGGGTGTACTTCGCGCGCATGTTGGGCGTCGACCCCTCCATCTCCTCAAGAGTCTTCTCCCACTGGTCCGGGTCGTGGCCGTAGGCCGGCGGAACCACGCGCCCAGACATCACTTCGCAGTGGCTGATCATGTGCGGCAGCAAGATCGACGCCCGGTAGCGATGCGACCAGGTCAGGTCCAGCCGTGCTTCGTAGGTAAAGTCGTCATCGAACGTAACCGTGACGAAGCACTTGAAGTAGCCGTGCATGTGTTCGTCTCGCGGCGCGAGCATTGCGATGGTCCGATCCGCCTCCTTGAAGGAGGGGAACAAGACGCCCTCGTACTCACGCTTGTTGTAGGTCGGGCCTTCGCAGGCGGTGATCTGGATGTGCTTTACGGCGTGCATCTAGTTTGCCTTCCCGCGGCTGTAGCCCATGTCGTAGCCCTTGGCGAACGCCTTGATGAAATTGGAAACGATGATTTCGATCGTTCCCGGTCCCGTCATCAGCGATCTCAGTGCGATGATGAGGGTCCCTGGGCCGATGGCCTTGATGGTTGCGCGTTCGACGACACCGTTTTCGTCGTCGATGGTGTCGTACTCGAGCGACAAACCCAGCCGATTGATGATTTCTTGAATGTCCGCAGTTCTGTTGTTTTTCATGTTGTCCTTAAAGCGGAGCATTGCTCCGCCTGTTTTTATCTCCCGAGGGAGCAGCGTGGCACCGTAACCGAGTCGTGCTTCGGGGGTAGCTCCCTCCGCCGGCGCCTTTGTCGTTAGTGGGGAACCTTCGACGGGCTCGCTGCCAAGCCCATTTCTCCAATCGCATCATAAGATAAACACTAGGCCGTTGTCAGCCAGGCCATGCGTCGTTCGAACAGCATGGCTTTCGCCGTAGGAGACAAGCCTTCTAGACACGGGCCTCCGGCTTTCATGTCGGGGAAAAAGTAGTCCTCTAGCTGGCTCCACAGAGCTTCGTAGGTCCAGCCATTTTCACAACCGAAGTGCTTTCTAATCTCGCAACAGGTTAGGCACGTCTTGAACGTGCTCATGCCGCCGTCCCACTTGCCGCGGACGCACTCGTACCGACTACCGGGAAGGATGTCGCCGCTACACTCGCAGCAAACGTGCGCTTTAGCAGCACGACGGAATTCTTCGACACAGAAGGATGGTCCGTCACCGTCGAGGCCACCCGACAGAGGACAGCAGACCGCCACGGCTACTTCTTCTTCTTGGGGAGGGTTGTCTTCTTGGGCTTCATGTCGGTCGACTCGAAGGGCGCGGCGACATGCGCGAGCGTCTCGGCCAACCGGAGGAACGCCTTTCGCTTAGCAGAGGGCTGGCGCGGCGCGTTCTTGGTGATGAAGCCCGCGACCTGTGCGATGTGGCCCTTGTACGCCGCGATCTCCTTGCGAAGCTTGCGGTTCAGGTGCTTCTCCGTCTCCAGCGCGGACTCCGCCTTGGTCATTCGATCCGCGGTCACATCGTGGGTGTTGCGGAGCTGACCAACGGTTGTCTGGAGCTGGTTGTAGCGCAGGTCGGCGTCGGCGAGGTGTTCCGACAACAAGGCAACCTCACGACTAAGCACTCCGAGGCTCTCCACAGTGTCCACAGTGTCCTCGGGGTTGTTGGTGACGAGGTTCGACGGCTTTGCAGGCTTGGTCTCGTTGTCGGTGATGACTTCCTTCACGGAGCCCTTGTCGTCGGTGTCGTCACTGGCACCCCCGGCGTAGGCGAACGCGTTGGTGATGGACTGCTCGACCTGGAGTTGCTCGACGATCTGTTTGATGAAGTCCTCGTCGTGCTGGACGTCATCGAGGTCCATGTGTCGCTTTTCACAGAAGCGCACAACGATGTCGGCCCAACCCTCGATGGCCTGCTTCGCCTGGTTGGTCCAGTGGTGATGCCAGGACTCGATCTCGTTGGCCACTGCATCGCGGAACCAACCCATGTGCTTGACGTTGTCGACGATCTGCGGCGGGGTCTGCGCGTCGGCCACGTCGTAGATGACCTGTTTGTCTTCCTCGATGGCCTTGATGGCGGCGGCGTAGAACGGATACTCGCGCTTACTTTCCTCGAGGGAAGCGAGAGCAGAGTTTGCTGCCATGGCGCCGCTGTTGTCGTCGTAGGAATCGGAAGAAGTGTCAGTGTCTGGCTCGTTCATTTGGCAGCCCTTTTCATTTCGTTGCGAATGTTGGTTAAGACCTTGACGAACACCCGGAGTACTTGGCGTGTACCAAGTCCGGTCTCGTGAAGGTCCTTGGTCCAAGGAACCCCGAGTTCCTTGTGCACTTTTTTGAGGTTCCGCTCTGCCTTGAGATTGTTCTGGATAGACTTGCGGTATCCCGCAATCGTCTTATCCATCACTTTGAGCGCCGCAGAGTTCTTCAGTTCGCGTGTTTTTCTTGGAAGCGTCGGAACGCCTCTTGGCTTCTGTGATGCTGACATTTCTTGAGGTGCTCCTTCTGTGCGGCCTCGAACAGGAACTGCGCGACCTGGTAGACGGTTGCTGCGGCGAAGTAGAGGAATTTCTCTTTCATGGATTTCCTTTCGTGGCCCTTGGGAGGGTCGAACTCCCGTACCTGGCGTGAAAGGCCAGTGTATTAACCGCTATACGAAAGGGCCGATGAACTAGTCTTCGTGGAAGACAGGGTTCTTCGACCACGCTTCCGCGTCGACAACCCGGCCGTTCATCAACTTGGCGATCTTCTCCGCTTCCGCTTTATCGTACGTCCACAGGATCTTACCTGCCTCCTTGGCGACGTACTTCTTTTCGGAATCGACGATGACGGCGTATTTAGTTGGTTTGATCTTCATTTCGTGGGCCCTCTGGGATTCGAACCCAGGGCCAACGGCTTAAAAGGCCGCTGCTCTATCCGCTGAGCTAAGAGCCCGATTGCTTCCCGATGATGGGAGGCATGTAAACGTGTTCGAACACGGGGCGTTTCTTCACATCCTCTTCGTAACACGAATCAGAGCAAAAGAACTCTCCGTCCTGTTTGCGCCAAGCGTTCACCAGCTTGGGTTCTGTGGCGATTTCTCCTCCGTCGAAGGAGACGGTAGCGTCGACGACGATGACCGTGGGGCAGCTCTGACACTTGACGCGTACGACGTGAGCCAAGGGCATTCCCAGATCGTATCAGCCCCGAAAGCCGATCTCGAGACCCAAGACGTGACCACCCCAGCGCGGAGGATTGGAGACGCCTTTGTACCGCTTCTTGAACCGTCCCACCCGGCTGCCCGGCGTATGGATGACAAGCCACCACCAGCCCGGCGTCCCGATGCTTACGGGAACGCCGTGCTGGCGGAGCCACAGATCGATGCCGCGCATGCGACGGTCAAGTCTGTGATGGAAGTCGGAACGGAAGAACGTACCTACGACGGACATGGGAGCAGCTCCAAGGCCCGCATCATGGCCTCTCCTGCGGGGTATCCCAACTGCTTGTCCGTCAGCAAGTCCTTCGGCGCACTGGCGTAGTCGGGACCGTTGTCGCCGTAGCGAGCGATGACCGACCCTCCGTCGCAACGGGCACAGAAGTAGAGGTCGAACTGCTTGTGTTCCCCTAGGAACTTGCAGCTGTCGCAGTCGTGCGTGTATCGGGGCATGGTTTCCTTGGTGAACTACTGAGATTTGGTCTTTGCTTCGGTCTTTGTCTTCCGTCGCATGCCGCCCTTGGTGCTTTGCTTCAACAAACGCTGCTTCTCGAGCGTCTTCTGGGACACGGCGGGCAGATCATCCCACGGGGTCTTCATGTACCAGCGGAACCTTGCCGATACAGTGTACTCCTGTTGATAGATCAGTCCGTACTTCTCGCGCCACATCTTGCGCGCTTCCGCGGCCCCGTAACGAGCTTCGCAAACTTGGAATTTGCCAAGCATCTTGCTTACCCACTTGCTGATAGTGCATGTGAAGTTCTTCCCAAGCTGTTCTTTGGTCATGAGTATCCTCTCGTCCGCATTTGCGTGCGGACGTTTTTTGTTTGCGTAAAGCTACGCAGCGCCGACGTTCGTCATGCTGACGATCGCGCGCACCGCGTCCATCTCGCACGGCCACTCCATACGACGGGCAGCGGCGAACTGCTTGTTCGTAACAGGTAGGTCCATCTGCGTCACTTTGATGACGTCGTGGACGCCTTCCGGGGATGCTTCACTGTAGAGCGTCGCATGCCAGGTGTTGCCTTCTGCAGGGGCTTCGACGATGCCCCAGACCGCGACACCAGGGCGGGCAAGCACCAAGAAGCAGTCACCGCGTCGTAGTTGCTGCTGCCATGCCTCAACGCGGAGGGCGTTGAAGACGCGGGCGCTTTGTCTTTTGCGGGCCATCTCCCTTATATTTTAGGTCAGACCAGCTCTGGATCTTGGATGCTCTGTGATAGTCGATGAACTCTTGACGGTGTGCGAACACGGTCTCAAAGTCCTGAGGAACCACAGGCAAGAACACCGGGGCACGTGCCTGCTTGCACATGTTGGCAGCCATGATGAGCGCTCCAGTGCACAGCTTGCCTGTTTTTCTTTTTGTCCATTCCTCCGACCAGTCGGGGTTTTCGTAGTCGATCGATGAGTGACAGGGTGATGGGACCTCCAGCTGAATGTTGCCGATGAACATCTCAGGGGAGGCATCCCCAAGCCAGCCGGCGAGGGCAGTGCGGCGAAACGGGCAGGCCTTACACGGCTTCTTTTCGAATGGTCGAAAGGAAGCTACGTTGCCTGCAGTTTTCCCATCTTCTTGGCTGCGTCGCATTGCGGTGGCTTCTTGAGATCGCCGCAGGGGGAGTCGTGTTCGACACAGAGCCGTCCTGTGCCGTCGCATTCCTTACAGTCGACCAGCTCTTGTTCGTCCTCGTCGCAGCCGCACGTGTCGGCGGATTCGCCGCATTCGTCACAGGATTTTCCTGAACCGTCGCACGAGAAGTGTTGCTTGACGTTGCATTGTTTCATCGGTTGCTCTCTTCGATGCGAATGATCCCGCAGCCCTCGAGCGCGATGCGCTCGTCCGCAGTCAACACATCACCCATCGTCGCGTGTTTGTCGAACTCATCACGGTGGAAGCTTACCCACGTAACTGCGTCTTCGTACGTTTCGAAGATGATGCCGAGACCTTTGTGCTTGAAGACCTTCTGGTCCTTGGTCTTGATGGTGTAGCCGACGGTCATGTGATGTCCTTCTGCGCAGGCAGGATGAGGTTGAACGGGTCGTTCAGCGTCTCGAAACCAAGTTTCAAGAGGTGTTGCCTGAACCGCTCGTTTGAAGTCTCGATACATATCGAGACATCGGGATACTTGTACTTGATATTCCGCAGCGTCTTGGTGAAGAGGCCCTTGCCTCTGTGTTCGAGGAGCACCGTAACCGTCGTGATGTCGAGGACGGGTCCCTCGCGGAGCTTCAAGTAGAGAAACAGGAACCCTGGCTGTGTGATATGGCGCCGCGAAGCCGTCTGGGAGACGTGCAGCAACCTCAAGCCGCTGTCCATGAACTCGTCTAAGGTCATCGTCGATCCTTACAGGCCCCACAAACGACCAGACGACACGATACAACGCGCGTAGAGGAATTTTCTCGACCCCCGCGTACGTTTTGACCGTCGCCATCCGGCCGTTGGTGTAAATGACCACGCCATGACGTGCTACCGCCGTGGTTTTGTATATCTCGTTCCAGCCGGCGGAGCGTCCCCGGTATCGCTTACGCAGCGTACTCAGGCGACCGTCAATGTTGTAGACGTCGGGTTCGTAGCGAGGAGCGGGACTGCCGTAGAGGGTCCCAAACAATGCGGCTTTACGAGTTGCTCGATCCACCAATAGTTTTTGTCGTCGCGCGCCATCGGGCCCAGGAACGTCCAGAAAGCTTTGAATAGACATTTTGGGTCACAATCGGTGGTGGTGTAGACGTTGCCGTTGTTCCAGCGACGCCAGGGCAAAACGTGGATGACCTTGGCGTCTATGCCCGCGATTCGCCCGAAGAACTCCCACACATAGTGTTCCACCACGAGAACGAGGTCACCGATCTCAAACGTTGGGGCGTCTAACACGCACAGGCCTCTTCTTCTTTTTGGCTTTAGACTTAACCACCATTTTCTTGATAGGAGCGTACACGACCCACGTCTTCACCCACTGAAGGCCGGAGAGTCCGATGGCGGCTGCAACCGAAGGAGTCAGGTCAGCATCGCCACGCCATACACCGGGGTCGCTCGCCTTGATCTTGACGACCCAGTAGCCCTTGGGGCATTTCTTGCCTTTCTTGAAATCGGGGTGGGTGCACGCCCCGTAGGGTCCTCGATCGAGGACACGGCACAGCGTTCTCTTCTTGGTCTTCACGTGCTCGACCGCCAAGATGGTCCCGCACGTATAGGTACGGCTTGCGCAGACGTTCATCTCGGGCATCGACTGGACTCTGTAATCCGGTGCGCACGCGAGAAGACTACCGCCTCCGTTGCTGTCTTTGGGTCTCCCGTAGGTTGACGCGATGCCTAGCACCGCCTTGGGGCTAGTCGCCGTAGGAATAGCGTATTCCGGGATGTCGCGCAGGAACGGGTCGCTGAACACAGCGAAGAAACGCAACAACACGATAATTAAGGGGTAGATGAGGTACATGAGGAATCCTTTCCTCCGGAAACCTACACCGAATGCCGTCCTTAGTACGGCATATACGGAATCTTGGACGGCAGAGACGTCTTCGGTTTGTCTCTCTCCGCCAGGCAACCGGCGCACGTGAGAGCCCCTTCTGTAGGGGTAGGATAAAACGTCGCACCCGAGATTTCCCGCGGAATGATTTCGTCTTTGCACGCGGTCAACAGTCGCTCAACCTTCCGCTTGTCTGTTTTCGACCGTTGTCGGAAGACGCGTTGTTTGAACAAGCAGATGCGCCCGTCATCCCGTGTGATGTGTGAGAGCGGGTTCAGCGAGCGTTCGACCCAGGTAGGCGACATGCCCTCAGGCTACCCCTTTTCGACTTGTGCTGCATACAGTCGAAATTCATTAGCAAGGTCGGCGGCTGCTTCCTTGTCGGTGCGCCCTACCCCTGTAATGTTGTCGATGTTTTTCAACGACGCGTGGATTTCATTCCCGCGGTCGAGGAAATAGAGCTTGTCCCCGTTATCCAGCGTCTTGGTTCTCATCTGCCATTTCCTTTCGAATCGCATCTTTAAGGCGAGGCATGGTCTTTTGCGCGAAGGCACGGAGGTCACCGGGATAGTCCCGCGTGTTCACGTCGTAATAGTCTTCGCCCATCATTCCGTAACCTGCACCACTCAGCCATTCATGCAAGTCCGTCTCGCAAGAGATGTTCTCGAGTTCGTCCCAGGCGTAACGTGCGTCGTCTCTGTCTTTGATTAACTTGTTGAGGCGGCGACGCCAGATGACATCCTTGTAGTTGTTGATTGCTTTGTCGACACTGAAAACTTGGTTACCGAGCTTACTCATGACGTAGTCGTCATGAAGCCCTAGAACAAAGTGCCGGAAGTCTCTGTTACCAAAATGCGTCCAATGGAAGACGTAGTTTCCGTAATCGGAGACGACACCAAACCAACCATCGGACCGCAAGACGAAGTCTGCCCAGCCTTCTCGGCCGCTGTCATTCGGTAGGTAGTACCGATAGAATTTCAATTCGCTCATTCCAGCGCCGGCGGCGGGTGGTGATACGCCACGCCCAGGCGTGATGAGCTTCGCGGCTTCCTCGAGTGTCTTTCGCTCGGCGTCAAGGTCACGGTTGAGGGCAGCGGCTTCGGTGAACTGGGCGCCATAGCGAGCCTTGAGCTTGGCGATGTTGCGCTCGAAGGCTTCCTCGAAGCCCTTCTTGATGGCCGTCAGCGCCAGCGCGATGTACCAGGACTCGTCACCCGCCTCCTCGAGGATGTTGATCTCATCCAGGGCTTTGCCGTAGATGATGTGCTTCTTGAGCGCATCGGCAATCTCGCCGACCTCAGAAGCCATTCCCAGGACCGCGTGCAGCAGCTTCGCGATCATCGTGTTGTGCTCGGCCGACATCGGTTCGCCGGTCTGGCGGTCGAACAGCCGGACGAAGTCCGGAGTGAACTCGGTGACAAGCGCGAGCTGTTGATATTCGTTGGGCTGCATCTAGGACCTCACGGGAAAGCTCCGACCGGAGCTGTATTTGATGTCGGCGTGTTTGGCGCAGTAGACGCGACAGGTATGTTCTCCGTCGACGTACGCAATCCACCCGGTAGAGACGAAGGTTACGAAGGAAATGACCCGTAGCGTGCTTTGGCCTCGGTGGCTGGAGTGGCGCAAGATTGCTTCGGCTCTCGCGGAACATCGGACTTCTTTTCGACGTTCCCTAATCCATTCCCGGTCGCCTGGCACACCCTCAGGGTCATTGACCCAGTCGAAATGCTCGCAGTATACGTACCCAACGATGTCAGCAAGCACGCGCAGCGTCCGCTGTTCGTCGCCTCTGCTCGACAGAAATCAGGCGAATCCACCCCTCCAAGTACGCGGCTGTTTCGACGCTGAGGTCGCAGTCCCAGCAAGGACCGTCGTTGGCGCTGTAACCTCCGCACACGTGCTTGATTTTGTATTCACCGCTTTTCAAGCGGCGCACGAGATAGGCGGACAAGTTCGCCAGGTGCGCGTCGTCCATCTCGAACACGAATAGCTTGCGCTTGTCCTTGGTTACCCATGGGGTATCGAAGTCCACCCTTTTCATGTGTTTCTCTTTTCTCGCTCGTGAAGCAGAAACGACACTTCTCACAAGCGCCGTTGTGGTCCATGCCGCCGGTTGCGGTGGCAGGACATGTCCGCGGATCCACTTTCGTGAACTCCGCGCGTTTGCCAATGTGGTGCTCGGCAAAGACCACCGTCGCCCACGGGGGTGGCCGTGTGTTGTCTGTCTGCACCCACGCGATGAAGTTCTCGGGCCCTCGTTCTCCTGCTAGGTTGAATGCTTGATTACGAAAGGCATCTTTGGTGGTGTAGTCAATGCTCAGCATCACGTGCAGATTCGGCAAGTGAAGTAGCTTGGCGGCCAAGTCGAACTTCCTCGTCGATACCCATAAAGCCAGCTCGGGAACTTCCCGCGCCAGCACGTTGATGAAGCGTACCGAGCCGGGTTGTAGGTCGCCAACACCGAAGAACCTGAGGAAATCCTGCTGGGCCTGTACTTCATAGGCGAGCCCCAAGGCTTCACGGAAGACCGCGCGCTCCGTGGCCTTTCCCAGGTAATCGAAGCGTTCGAAGTTTTCGACTTGCCGACGGACAGCGGCGGGCATGCTGATGCGCGATTCGAGCCCGTAACAGTAGCTCATGCACGCTTGTGTGGGGCGGCACGACCTGGCAATCGAGACGTTGATCGAGAGTCCGGTCTTGCTGTTGTTCGAGAGGAAGAGGCGTTCTGGGGCTTCTGGGGCCGTCAGGGTAGCCAACTGCAGTCGTCGGAACTTCGGCGTCATGTCTCTCCATCCGCGACTTCGAGGGGTGGAAGCGTCGGAACCTCGTAGCCTTCGTATGGCTCAAGCGACGTCAACGCGGCATGAACGTTCCCAGTGATCAACGCGCGATATGCAACCACTGCTGCGATAGCGTGGATGATTGGATTTCCCTGATCGTCAGTGACGAACGTTGTAACCCCGTCATCACCTGCTTCGAAGAAGCAAACTTCCGCATCATACTCACCGGGGCATGCATCTCCGTAGCGGATATACGAGACGTCTTGGGCTCGAAGAAACGTCTCCAATTCTTCGAATGATCCGTTATGTGCTTGGTGATCGTATAGATGTAGTAAGCGCTCTCCATCGAGCGCCGCGATTAACTCGTCTTCGGTGTAGAAGACGTTTTCGTTGAACGGTTCGTCAGGGACAAGGCCAGCGCCCGCGTTGTGCACTTCAGAAAAGAACGAGTGCAAAAGCGTGCGTTTGATAGGTCCGCCGATGATGATGTGTGCGGCAACGTAGCTAGACATGTGTCACGTCTCCTGGTAGCCGTTCCACAGCTCGAGCTTGCAGCCATTGCATTGCAGGACCGCAGCGACAATGGTGGTTTCGAATCCCGTCCCTGTGCGGGCTCCTTTGTCATGGTTGACCGCGATACCGGTATCTCCTCGGAAGATGCCGCGAGGAATCCGTCCTTCCCAGAAGTAGTCCCAATAATCCCATTGGATCATCGATTCAGGTTTTCGTAGATCTTGTTTGCAGCCGGGACATTCGAACGGTACACGGAATTTGAGGTAGCTGACGCGGACCTGAGCAACCTCGGTTTCGTAGCCCTTGCCATGGATGGGGGTGAGGTCCGCGTTGCTTGCCCGATCGACAGGGGCAACCTTGCCCTTGACGACACTCGCAATGACGATCCCGACAGGCGCATCGATTTGCGCTTTCTTCTCCGCGTCCTCAGGAGATTCGGCCTCGACGTGGACAGAATAGCGTTGGCTGTTGTCGTCTTCGTGAATGGCGAAGACCGTGTACGTCGTCATTTTATTTATGCCCAGAAAAGAACACGGCAAGCCCCTGCGTCCTTAGCCTCAAGATACGCCTCGATAAAGTCCTCGGTGCATCCGCCTTTGCGCATGACTTCGACGTAGCTGCGCCAGGGTGCGGGGGACTCGCCGACATCCTGTCCGATGTGCAGAATGAATTCACAGGCCTCCTTGTGGACGAACGTTGAGTTCCGGAGGCAGAACTCCCAGTTGGGGTCGTCGTCTTCGAAGTCCCACTCGATTTCAATCAGTACGCTCTTATCCATGGAAACTCCTAGTCGAGTTCAACCGATGCAGCTTCGGCGAAGTACTTGATGCGCATTTGCTGTTTGCATTTCTTGCAAGCGCCTGTCTGTTCTACGTATGTCGCCGTTCCATCGTTGTCGTACTCGAAGTACAACGGCCCCCATTCGATTTCGACGTGCTTGCATGTCGCATGCGGCGGAGACTTACCTATAGAGCAGCGCCCGGACCGCTTGCGGTCCTTCCGTTGCAGCGATCCCCACTGCACGCATGGACGCCGTCCATCCCGAGGGGTCTTCCTTGATCTCGTCGTAAACCCAACAGACGATCTCACCCTTTTCATCTGCGATGTAGATCGACGGGTCCTCGCCGAAGTCGACGAAGACTCCGGGAAAGATCTCATCACAGCCGGGATATGGGTTTTTAGTTTTCGACATCGAGAAGTTCCTCAGGGGAATGCACGTCTACGGAAAGGATATCCGCCACGCTCTCGCCGGTCTCCTCGCCCCACTGTGCCCGCGGCGCGAGCTGTTGCCCGCCCATGTTGTAGTCCGCGCCGCAGTTGCTGCAGGTATTGGTGAATCGGTAGCAGCTAAGCCATTCACCACAACACCTGACTTGCGTCTCCACGCGGATCCAGAGGTCGCCCTCGAAAACGCCACCCCGCCTACGCCCCTCGCCGTCCTTGAAGTAACGCCACTCTTCACTCATGGGTCATCCTTGATTCTGAATTTCTTGGTGTTGATGGTACTCACCAGGGTTTGGTGAATGCGCTGAGCCTGCCGGGGGCTCTTGCCTTGGTAGGTGACCGCGTGGACCACCTCGTCTGTTTCACGCTCAATAACTAGAAAGCGAGGTTTCTTGGCTGTCGCCAAGGCGCTCGCGACGCGTGCCATGTGACCCCCTGGTCAGATTGCAAACTCTCGGACTACGTCGATCCCTTCCCACTGCATTTCCACCTGGATCGACTGTCGCTCGACCATCGGACAATCACACCCAGGGCACTTTGCGCGATGAACCAACGCCACTGCGGTACCTGCTTCTTCTCGGGTCTCGAGTAGAAGGTCGTGTTGTTCCTCGCTCAACGCGGTTGCCGGACGCACATCGAACGCAACGCGGTCAGAGCATGCGCAAACACACGCTTCATCCGCCGTGATCCGTGTGTAGTAATCACACGTGCGGATAACAAGGTCTTCACAGAGGTGCTCTGTAATAGCCTCGAGGACTTCACTCTCGGGAAGTACGCCCTCCGCGATTCGTTTCTTCTGACTGTCGGTGCCTTTCTTGGTGACCCACTTCTGGATTGACAACATGCGCTTAGCTGCCTTGGTTTCTTCCTCGCGACGTTTCAATGCGTCTGTTTCTTGTTGTCGCAGAGCTTCCGCGCGCTCCTGTTCTTGCGTTGTTATCAGGGCTGCCTGTTCTTGGCTGCGCATGTTTACGCGGTGAATGAGAAGACGGAACAACTCGCCCACAGACGGCTCCTCTGCCCACACATCTCCGTCTTTTTTCCCGACGATGTCATCGACGAGAACGACGTCACCTAGCTCTTCCCGCAGTTCTTTGGTCGCGTCTTGCAGGTCGTGGTCGGAGACGATGACGAGATGCACGCCGAATTGGGTCTTGCCGCTGCAGAGCGCGGCCTTTGGGTGGACGAACAGTTTCACGAAACACGGCATTTTACTTGGCCCCTTCACTGATGCAGGCAAGACACGTGAGCACGGCGTGCTCTAGTGCCTTAGGAATTTCAACTTCTTGCCCGCAATACATCAAGAACGTCGAGTCCCATGTGGTCGTACTCTTGAATACGGTGCCCGCGATCTCGTGGGACGTGACAGACTTCACACAGCAAACGACCCCGTCGTTGTCGACGAGGTCGCCTCGCTGAGCCCGAGTCTTCATGAAGCGCTCGTTTTCGATACGCTTTCGTTCTCGGGTGTGTTTGGAGCGGTGTGCGACACAGCAAAACGGGCGTATTTTTTTGGAGTCGCTTGCCGATTTTGAACAGACAGGGCAGTACGCCGTCACGACCCGGTAGGACGCAGGCACTGCGGCTTGAGGTAGGCCTCCAGTGATTCGATGACCTCGATTTCGTCGGGGTCTAGGCCGTCTTCCAGGTCCTCTCGCAGCGCCACGAGGAGGTTGTAGGCCTTCTCGATGAGTACATCCACATCAGGGACGTTGTTGGGTTGTTCACTGATCCATGCATTCAGCTTACGGAGCGTGTTCTCTCGGGCGCGCAGCGCAGTGATCGCCGTTTGCCTCCACGCATGCCAGCGTTCACGAGACCACCGGATTCCACCTTGGTTGTTGCAGGAACGACAGCCAGCGCCGTTGCACGTAGCGCAACGATCCTGCTTGTTCTTGTTGGAGAGCTGCGTGCTGATGTCGCTGATCTCTTCGATGAGCGTGGTGCGCCATTGCTTTGCGCTCGTCAGGTCTTTAGGTTCTTCGAAAACTACTTTCACTGTCATTACACCACGCTCCGATATAGAGATACCCTGCGGATTTCCGTGGGTCTGCGATGATCGTGTAGTTACTATCCAGAACAGTCACCAGGCACGCGTCTCGGGTTGATACGCTCTGTTTAACGAGTTCTTTGCGCAAGCGCGGGACCCCTTTTTCTTGGGCCCAGGCCCACAGGTCTTCACGGGGTTTCCGAAAGCTGCTTGCGTAGTTGTTGAACTGTTGACGGTCATGCACGATGTCGAGGCAGTCGGGGTTCTTGAAGATCGCGCGCGCACCCCAGTATAGATCAGGCACGGGCTCGACGTTGGGGCGCAGGCCGAACCAGTGGCTGACGAAGACTTCGTTCATCGTTCACGCTCCATGTACTCCATGTACTTCTCGTCTTCGTTCCAATGTTCATAATTTCTCGCGAGGCGAGCGCCTAGGCGAGCAAGCGCCTCCTCGAGGACCTGGACCTTGGCGTCTTCTTGCGCCGCCTTGATCTTCTTATGGAGTTCATCGCGAGCGACGGCAGCTTCTCGTTCGTTCTCCTCGAGATCCTCGTACGGATCATAGTGGTCGTAGTAGTCGTCGCCGTCTTCGTAGCGTGCTTGACGAAGGAAACCTTCTTGTTCGTTGGTTCGTTGAATCTCTTTGAGCTGCCTCGCGATGGCGTCGATTTGAGGTGAACGTTTGTCCATCTCCGCTTCAACGTCGTCTTCAGCAATCCCCTGGAACGCGACTTTGAAGTCGTCGTCCTCTAACCATCGCCAAGACACGAGATGGCCTCCTCTTCTTTCTTGAGGGCCACTTCGAGCAGGTCTGCGAGTTCGGTGTAAATTTCGTCTTTGAGGCGATACATTGCAGCGTTCGCTTCTGTAACGGAGAAGCGGTTCTTCACCTTCTCGCGCAGCTCGCGAACGATATCGAACAGTGGCGTCCCGCATGGCAGGACTCCTTTCTTTTCTACGTGAAGCTACGCCGCGTGGCGCAGCCCGAGTCTTACGAGTGCTTGGCCCTTCCGTGCGGGAGGCGTCGGATTCGGCGCCTCTCCTACTTTGACAAGGTCTCCATTCTGGACCATGCGACGAAGGGTGCTTGGGTTTACGTCCGACAGGAAGTATAGGCGCGAGATAGTACGCGTCTCTCCGTCACGCATCACCGTCAAGACTTTTTGTAGGGCCGTCGGCTTCGCCATACTGACCCGGCAAACATACCAGGCATCGCTTTTCATCGCGAGGTGAAACGTTCGGACACTTGGTGAACGTGAATGATTTGAAGCACTCGCCGCATACGTGCGGGGTTTCTTTCACCCAAGCGAAGAACTCGACGCTACCATCCCAGTAGGGCATGCCAATCGCGTTGTGTTCTCGCATGGCAACATCGACGGCTTTGGGGTCGCCACCTGTGTCGAGGGTGTGCTGGATGTGCTCTTCGTAGCTTTCAAGGAACGTCGACATCGATATTTTTCTTTCTTCCGGAATCGACGCTCCGCGTCGGCATTGATGAACCGTTTTGCCCAGATCCCGTACTGGTCCCAATCATAGGTGAACCAGCGCCAGTTTTGGGTTTCTCGAAGGTCCCGTTCTCCCTCGTGAAACACATCCGCCAGGACAGGGTCGTAGTGCTCCCACAGGAACCATCCGTCCTTGACCCAAGGCATACGGCTTGCGAACCGCCCATACGGCGTATCCCCGTCTGGAGGGTTCATCCAGGAGGTGTAGACCCACCGGATGTGTTTACTCGGTAATGCGAAGGAGAACAAACCAAGGATAACGTCTTCGTATCCTCTGATCGTTTGATTCGTACACGAGTTGTACGCGTGCCAGCCCCGGTCCGTGATGCGCTTGTTGATGAAGTCTACAGAGAGGACGTTCTGTCCGTAGTACAGACAGTCGATTCGTCCCTCGAGGCGGAAATACGGACCTGTGAATGTCCACGTTCGTTGGACTTCACCGATCACGCGAATTTGTCGATTCCCTTTGCTAGCTTCACTGCGCGTGATTGCACGCATGAGAAGTTTCCGAATGGAACCTCGGTCGGCGTGACCAACCCAATTTGCCATCGATCAGTCCTCGTAGGGCGGGACGTCCATCGGGAAGCCCGAGAAACTTCGCCGCGGTGGGTAAGGTGCCCCGGGCGGCCAATCGAACGGCCGTCCGTATTTGGAGACGAATGTTTCGTCTTCTTCGCCTACGTCTTGCGTGACGTCGGTCCAGGCGCAACTCAAACACTCGAAGAGGTCTCGAATTTTCCCTTCTTTGTTGTACAGACACAACGAGGCACCGCTCTCGCAGTGAGCCGCGCTGCAATCCTTGTTGAACGGGTGCGGGGGCCCTCCTTCGTCACTGCACAGATGTTTTTCGAGCAGCGCTTCATCGCAAGAGGGACAGAATCCTAACACCGCATCGAGGTTAATCCAGCACCTAGGCTCCTTGGCCCAAACAGAATCGACAGGGTGATCTTTCAGGAAATAGAAGATACTCTCTTCTGACTCGAACTGACTCTCGACCGAGTCGCAAATCCAGCCGTGGTCGACGCGGTCGCGTGCCCATGTAAAGCGTGCATCTGCGTCGTTCAGCATCCAGTCGACCCGTGCTTTGTAGCGCTCGGGATTTTCGTGGGGGCAACAAGTTGCGCCGTGTAGATGCGCCTCAACGAACTCCCTCCAGTCGTCAAGCCAGCCGTCGTCTGACGCAATGTACTTGGCTTCGGTGTAATGGAGGGCGTCGATGTATCTCTCGTCGCAGAGAACGAGTTGTGCGTGTGCTGATTTTTTGACATGGAAGCCGAGAATCGTCGTGCCTGATGGTCTGGCGATTCCCTTGAAACCCCACAACGCGTTTTGTTTGTCCTGGTAGACCGAACGTGCCCAGCAGCGTCGGTCGACTCTCATTTCGTGGCGTCCTTGGTGTATTCTGCTGCCCAGAAGTCCCGCTTCTCCTGAAGGAACTTCTGTCGCGATTCCACCGGAATCTTCGCGTGCACCGACGAGATCAGGTGCACACGCGCGTCTGGGAACCTCATCTCCAGCTCCATCTGACCTCCGCTACAGAGGGAACAGGTGGTCATGTTTTTCGCGTCGGGCCGTCTGTTGAATTTGTGTGCCCCGCAATCGATAATCAACAAGTCGGGAGGAAACGTGTTTTCATCGACTTTCTCGATCGAGACGCCTGTGGCACCGCAGGTTGGACAGACCCAGCCCGTGCCGCCTTCCCCCGCTTCGCACTGCATGTAGACAGGGCACCGAGGGCAGTCGACCTGGCGCGCACGGAGTTCTTCGTGCGTTGCTTCGACGAATAGAGGGAGCCGCCAGGCGACTGGCGGCGGAATATAGTCAGACATGGATGACCTCAGTAACGTTTAAGAGCGAATGCCTCGATAGGCACAGTGTATCGCCCTGATGGTTGATTTGCTTCGACGTCCACTTTGCCTTTTTGAATCCGCAAGGGGAAGACAGCAACGGACGTGATCCGTTTGGTGTAACAGACATCCGGCGTGAACAACGACTCGGCAATGCACTCGAGACGTATCGGGCAGCCGTTACATATTTTCAAGGGGTCTTGAATTAGCGCTTCCACCGGAATTAGCAATTCGTGCTTTTTCTCGATCGCGTTCCGCAGCATGATCCGCCTGGCAGCGAGAGCCATGCTCTCACGAATCGCGGACCGTACCTTCGAATCTTTGATGTGGTCTTCCTTGTACTCGGACGAGTCAAAGCTCCCGGAGACGTCTCTCAAACATTCGTAGGCGAAGATTACCCGGTAAATTACTTCGACGGGCAGCCCTAACGCCTTCGCAACCGCGTCCGGGGCGTTTTTCTCGGCCCCGTCCATTCGTTGTTCGCTAAGCGCTTGATTCAGCGTATCGGTTGGACTACGGTCAGCAGTCATTTCACACCTCCGGAGGATTCAGTGAGCGCACCCCAAGCAACTATCATCACAGGCGATCCGATCGTCAAGGTCATCGCATCGATGCAACTCGAGCACGAGGGCATCATGGAGATGGCCGAGTGGGTCAAGCAGTACCGACCCCACTGCGTACCCGAAGGCGGGTTCCAGGACATCATGGACCTCGTGCCGCACGACGGCCTGGACTACAACCCGTCCAACCCCGATGACCCGCGCGCGGTTACCGACAACGAGCTGCTCTGCGAGTTCGCCGGCCGCAAGTGCTACGACAGCTTCGCCGACGCGGGGGCCAAGCGAACAAACGGCGAGTACCTCCGCTCGATGTGGGTAGGTCGTGTCCCTCACCGATCAACGGGCTACCACGCCAAGATGACGTTCTTCTTCGCGCACATCAGTCGCCGCGTTTCGCACGAACTGATCCGCAACTACGTCGGCAGCGACCGTGACGAGGAGGGCTCGCCCAGCCAGGAGTCGACGCGCTTCACGCACCATCCCGGCACGTTCATCGCGCACCCGCACTACCTCGACAACGTCGAGGAGTTGGCCCGCTTCCAGGCACGTGCGCAGCGGAACTACGAGGAGTACGTCGAGACCATCCAACGTAAGGTCGCCTGGTACGAGCATGCCAACGGCAAGAAGCCCGTCGGCCTCGACAAGAAGCGCATTTACGAGTCTACCGCAGGTGATCTGCTCATGAGTTGCGGGACGTCGTTCATCTGGACGACGAATCCGATGGCTCTGAACAAGTTCTTCCACGAACGAGATGATGAAGCGGCGGACATGGAGATGTGCTGCTTCGCCAGGGAAGTGAAGCGGGTGTCACTCGAGCGTTGGCCCAACCTCTTTCCCGATTTTGCAGCCGCTCGTCCTGTATGACGGCATCTACTGCCGCTTGAATCAGCTCTTCTTCTTCGTGGATCCAAACTAAGAGAAGCGCCACTTCAATATTGTACAGTTCGCTGAAGGCTATGTACCGATCAAAGTTCGCGATTCGAGGCCCGACAAACGTCCACACGGTGTGATAGGCGCGAAGGCATTTGTAGCACCAACCCCCTTCGCCCAGTGTCACATCGTGTGGGCACGTTCGACACCCATGACAAAATACCTGGTTTCCCCAGGGCTCGAGGTCCTCAGGATAGCCGCATCGACTGCAAGCAACGGAACGACGCACCCTGCGCAAGGTTACCTCAAATCATGAGATGGTCGGCATCCCACTTACGGGCCAGATGCTTAATCAGGATTACGTCGAGGGTGCATTCCATCCGCTTTGCTTCAACGGCACCAGCGACGCGCAGGATCTCCTCTGCGGTGCGCTCCAGCAGCGCACGCGATAGAAGCAACGTCGGCCCGTCCTTGTCGGTTCGACACAGGGTGTCGTCGTTGAAATCGACGATGGCGTAGTCCAAGGTGATGATCTCGACGATTGCGGCACAGACCTCGGATTCGTTCGACGAGAGTTCTTGGTAGCCGTAGAGCTTCGTGACCTTGCCGCGGAGCTTCTCCTTCACGTCCGCGAGGGGAGGGCCGACCTTCGCCAACAGCTGTTGCAGGGTGTTGTTGACCATCGCGGTCTTGGCACCCAACCCTTCTAGCTCGCGCGCCTCCGACATCGTCGTCACGGGGACTGTCTCCTCCCCGTGTTCCTGGCTGAACTGCTCCTTGAGAGACTTCAGCAGCTTGGCATCGATGTGGTAGTGGAGGCTCTTGGTCTCCGGCTTGTCTTCCTTGACCATTTGGTAGATTCGTGGTCCGGTCTTCTCGGGGTCCGCACGCATCGCCGCATTCCAGAGTGCTCCTAGCTTGTACTTGAGGTTCCATTCGTCGATCATCCGCCGGTCTCGGTCTAGCTCGACGTGCATGAGGTCGTAGCCGAATTCCAGTTCGTCGTTGCGCATCACGTAGATGCCTCGCGTGTAGACCAGACCTTGGTACGCCGGGTCCATGATGACCGTGCCCTCGGAGACCTTGACCAGGGTCTTTTCGTTTGGTGGAGCCAAGAACAGGAACATCTTCCTCGTGGCACCCCACACGTCCTTGTTGACGTTTTCGATTTCCACGGTGAAGTCGGGGCGATAGCCCTGGAGCTTCCGCGTGTTCATGATCAGCAGGTCATGTCCCGTAAACGGACCATCCTCCGCCTTTGCGATTTCGGGGCGCCAAACCTCGTGACCGTTGTAGATGGTGACCGGGTGGCCTGCGCGAACCAACGCCAGGCAGCCCAAGGCGAAGCCCTCACCAAATTTTCCGCGTTGCTCCCCGCCGCCCTTCGAGGTCTTTCCTAGTAGTAGGAGGACACTCGCGTCGATGGTGATGCCTTTGGTGGTGATGATGAGCTTGTCTGACCGTGGCATGTGGTCCACGGACATCGGGAGATCGTCGTACTCGTCTGCGTCCTTCGCGTTTTGAAGAAATTCGCGACAACCTTCAAAGAAGGACCAACTGCTGCAGTACGCGGGATCGATTGTGAGTGGAATTTTTGGCATGTATTCTTTCTCGACTCTTGTACCAAGAATCGTTCTTCAAATAGAAAAGGCGCCCTGGTTTCCCAGAGCGCCGTTTTGATCTAGTAGTCCCCCTCCCAATCGCGACAGTAACGCTTTCCGTTCTTTCTCTCTAGAACGGACGGTTTCACATCGCCGCTGAGGTAGCAACAGCCGTCGCTGTACTTGGGGTTACCTCGCGGTTGCGAGGTGCACTTGCAGTCCTTCTTCCTCTTGCTGTCCGACACGATGACCTCCACTAGCCCTTCCGCAGGGCTGAATAGTGGTGGTCATTGGGGCGCCCCGTACTTCGCTAGGAACCGGTCCAGCTGGATGTGTACCTTTCCGCGCAGGTCATCGAGCGTTCCATCGTTGACGATCACCGCCTGGCAGTCACTGTCTGCGATGCCGTCCTGTTCGGTCTCGGACGCATGACCGACGATCCCTTTGGGGGTTCCGTCGATCGACGGCCGCTTGATCTTCCAGACTTCACCACCCTTTGCCCAAACGCCCTTGGCTTCGGAGAGGAAGCGGCAGTCAGAAATGGCGACGTAACGGACGCCCTTCTTGATCAAGTCTCCTGCGTGGTCGAGGGCATAGTCCACCCACACGTTCGGGTTTACGCGACGGAACCCCTCCGTGCCGATGTGCTGGAGAATGGTGCGAGGTGTCCACTTACTCTTGAACACGTTGACATCGCCGATGTCGCCACACAGTTTGCAGCGGGCGTTCTTGGCGCGGTCCAGTGTGACCGTCTCGCACTCGAGGGACTTGCAGGACGGGCAGCGCAGGCAGTCGAAGGGAGTTGCGGCTTCCTTGCCTTCGGCGTCGTAGAGGTCGTGTTCGTTGAGCCCGTACATCTCGCCAACGATTTGCTTGAGCTTGTACGCAAAGGCAGTCTTGAGGCCCGGCGAGGCCTCAAGAAGCATGTCTCCGACGGTGTCCTTGCCGGAACCTAGCTTGCCGAGGATTGCGATAACGGGGAGTCGTTCCATTCTACCCTTCCTGGTATTTCAGGCGCTGCGGCCAGAACGGTTGTTGCGGCTTGTGGAACCCGCAATCTTCGTTGAAGAGGTCCACAAACTGGCGGACCAGCTCGAGATGCTCTTCGTTGATCTTCCAGTTTGGTGTCGTCTGACGGGCCCAGAAAGCGCGTAGCTTGTCTTCGGCTTTACCACTACCGTCGAGCACGATTGCTCGAATCTGAGGATTTGCCAGTAGATCTCGCACCACGTCACAGACGTCGTCGGCCTCGGTGAAAGAGAACGTCGCGGCAGCGCGCGTCTCCCACCGAGTCAACAGGTCGTTCCGGCGATGCCCTCCTTCAAGAGCACAGACGAGGATCTGCTTATCGACGTCTAGGGCGTGATACGAGATCCGGCTGACCGGCTGGAACACCGATCAGAACGCCTTGGCGAAGGCTGTGTTGACGCGCTTGAGGTTCCCGCTCAGCTGGGTGAGCTTGCGCGCCAGATCACGGGCGGCCTTGCCCTCAGGGTCACGGTTGTTGCCGAAGCTGTCCATCAGCTCCTGCGCCATCTTGTCAGCGCGCTTGGCGTTGGTCGCAGCGCGGGTCACGATCAGCTTCGCCGCAGTCACTCGCTTGGATACGTTCATTGCACGGGCCATTTCAGTTTCTCCTGTTTCCCTCTCCGTGAGGGTGTATGGACCCATCTTGTTGAACGCGTCGGTTGTGTCAAGCGGCAAAACGCTCTACTTGTTTTTGGCGAAGTACTCCCATGCGGTTTTTGCCACCGTATCGAACATTTCTTTGCCTCCCCGTTCCTCGGGGAAGTGCTGGCGTAGGTTCACTGTGGCGAGAGCAGCCGAGAAAATCCGTTGTTCCGGGGTAAACCCACGTTTGTTCCACTCCGTATTGAGGAACGCGACGATTTCCTCCGTGAAGCCAGCGGCCTCCGTGATGTCATCTGCGGCAGCTTTGGCTGCGATTTCCGCTGCAACTTTATTGCGGTTTTCGTCAGACATCGTCTGACCTTCCACGCGGTTGGAGCGCTTCTCTAGGATTTTGTCCGTATCACCAGACTTGCCGAACAGCTCTTTGGTCATGAATCCTCCCAGTGGTGAACGTACATACGGTTCTTACAGGTTTCGGAAGGGCATTCCGATTCGGTGCCGTTCCACATCAAGCGTTGACGTACTTCATGGACACGCCCACAGGAACAACAAACAACTTTCTCGCGTGAATTTGACCCTGGCGGGGGTGTTGCGCCTGACCATACAGGGTCGACATGTGGCCGCCCTGTGCGCTTAGGTCTAGGTTCTTCGGGCAGGTCGTCCGGCGCGTGGCCTTTGCACGTGAACTGAGCGTGTTGGTTTGATTTATCGGGGAGCTTGGGCTCACCGTGTTTGATGGGGTTTTGAAACTCAACGAACACCGCGGAGGTAGTGCAACGCCCGCAATTGCGGGATTCACATTTACAGAGGCGGCGTACAGGAAAAGCGACCCCGACGTAGTGCCGGTTGGCGCCACACATGGGACACGTAATCATGAAGGCTCCTATTTGGAGCGGTACTTGGCGCAGTTTCCGACGATTTGAAGTTTGGTCACGATGACCGGTTTCGCCAGTACGCCGGGGGCCGCTCGTTTGACGCCAACCGGGAACGACTGTCCCGGTTGTTCTTTGTACGGGTAGACCGATTGAACGGCGCAACGCCCGTGGCTGCTACGGACAGAGACACGGTCAAAGTTGACACAGCTGCCACAGGGTTTGTCGTTCACTGAGTTACCTCAAAAGCGTTGAAACGCCGTATTTTTGCAAAACGTCGCGACCGATTCGATTCAACACGCCTACTAGGGCGAGCATACCTTCATCGAAGGTTTGTTTTGCGAAGTAAAGAGTCGATTCTTTTGTTTTAAGAGTGGACGCGGGTTCGGTGGGTACATTCCACCGTCTCTCGTGCGAGGAGAATCCGATCCCCGCATCTTTGAAGAGCGTCGCGTGTTTTGGAGTGGTCACCAGATGCATGAAACAGTGAACGAGCAGCTTGATGGCGTCGCTTTCAGTAGTGATGTCTTTGCTGTCGATTCGTACACTACCCTTGGTAGAACGCAGGATGTAGTATTGCGTGATCCGTAGCTCGGCATCCAGGTCGATGTCGCTAGGGTTGACCTTCTGCTTTTCCGGCGGACGGACGACTTCTGGCTCTGGCCGAAGCGGTGCGACGATGCGCCATGGGTCGACGATGCCCTTCTTCATGACGGCGTGATAATCTTGCCTTCGAGTTGTTTGTCGATGCAGGAAACGTGAACCAACTCGAAGTCTTCGCCCAACATGGCGCCCAGTTCCTTGGTCTCAGGGTTTCTGCCGATTTGCTGCACGATGAAAGCAGTGGCCACTCGGTCCCCCGGCTTGAACTGCGAATGACATTTCGCGCACATGGTGACAGCAACGCGTTGACGAAGACTCATGCTTCAAACCCTTCCGGGAGACCTTGTGATTCGGCGACCGGGCGGAAAGACCTGCGGTGCACCGCGGATGGTCCGTGTGCCGCCAGGAGCTTCTTGTGGGTGGGAACAGGGTAGCCCTTGTTCTTGTTGAATTCGTACTTCGGGTACCTTTCGTGAAGCTGAACCATGCGAGTGTCTCGCTTCACTTTGGCGATGATAGAGGCAGCGCCGATCTGCCAGATCTTTTTGTCGCCGTCGACTACCGTCCTGAAGGGGCATGGAATGTTGGGCGGGACTCGAATATCTCCATCAATCAAGACGAGGTAGTCTTCAGGCGCCTCACCAATGCCTCGGTGCTTGAGTTCTTCGAGCACCCTCGCGATGACCAAGCCAATCGTCTCGGGAAAGACGACGGATAGAAGACGTGCATCAATCTCCTTGTTGGTTCGTTCAATCAGGCAAGTCGCGAGTGCCTTTTCTTCCACCGCACGTGCGAGCACGGCACGGTGGTTATCGTCTTTGATTGATTTCGAATCGCCAACGACGAGGGTCTTCTCGCCCCGCACCCCGCGGAACATCGCGGTGACGCATTCAGTGAAATCGGAGAACGCAGCGGCCCCTACGACTAGCGGACCGGCCAAGGCACCACAGCCAACTTCGTCAACGCCGATGATTACCTTGGGCATCGCTAACCTTTTCGTTTCGGGACGGACAGGAAGATTGGGCGAGGACGGAATCGGCTCCCTGTGCGGATTACGACGCGACGGCCGCAATCCACACAGTCTACTTTTTCACCGAGTAAACCGGAGACGCGTCTTCCGCACTCACAGAAAACGATCCGGATTCCTTTGGGGCGCCCCGGGCTACTCATACCGAGGGTTTCTTTCCGATCGTCCACTGCACGCCCAATATTACAGATAGGTTGTAGAGGTGGACGAACCCCAACGTGCTTCGCCCGTTTTCAATAGCCGTGTACTGCGCGCGCGACAGTTTCAGACGCTTCGCGACTTCGCCTTGGGTTAAGCCTCGCGCCATGCGAATCGTCCGTACTTCGGACAAGAACTGTTCGTATGGGCTAGCCACGTGCTGCCATCCGACGGAAATACTTCTCGACTTGAGGCAGGTATCCTTCGACTTCTCGCATGTCTGACTGCACGGGGAATCCTAGGATCGAACGGACCTGTCGCCCGTAGGACTTGTCCCACACGCGGCTGTCTAGGATCGCTACCACACCACGGTCCGTTTTCGACCGGATAAGCCTGCCCGCACCCTGCCGAAGGTCCGTCAACATGTCGACCATCTGCACTCGCTTGAACGACGACTCACCTGCGAGACGTTCACGCGCTTTGACAATCGGATCCTTGAAGTTGGGGAACGGCAACTTCGTGATGACCACGAGTCGAAGTCGCTCGCCCACGACATCGACACCCTCCCAGAATGACTTCGAACCCACCAGGATGTTGTCGTGCGACTGCTTGAATCGCTCGAGGATCGACGGAGGGTCCCCGTCCCATGCGTTGCGGCTGTGTCCCTGGGCGAACACACGGCCCGGGAACTTCCGCTTCAAAAACCCTGCGAACTCGTCCAGGTCGTCATTCGCTGTCGTGAGTACGAACGCGCCGCCGTTAGACAGCTCGACGAGCCGTGCACACCGTTCGACACGAAGCTGCGTGTTCTCTGCGTAGTCGGTTGCGCCGCGGCTTCTGAACGGGATGTCCTTCGGCACGTAGAGGAAGCCTTGCATGGTGTAGTCGAAAGCCGGGGGCAAGACCGCAGTTTTGGTTGGCTCCACGCCGACGACGTCCGTCAGGTGATCGAAACTGTCGCTGATCGCGAGCGTTGCACTCGTCAACACCACGGACCTGACGAGCCCAAAGTAGTTCTTGGCAATGCCCCCCACGTTGACAGGGGCACAGTTGACATGGAAGCGCCCCCGTGCGTCCGCGTTGCCCGATGCCACGGTGTTCTCGAGGATGCGCGCCTTACGCCGTTCGTATTCTTCGGGTTCCTCTTCGTCGTTAGGTTTGACGTAGCCTTGTAGTGTGCGTACGCCTCGGATGAGATCAGTCATCTTGCGACGGCCTTGCGCAACCATCGCGAGATTTCCCTTCACGTCGTCGGGGACCTCGAGCGCTGCGAGGGTCTCCCAGAAACCAAGATCAGCAGGGGTTCCCTTCACGCCGTAATGGCCAAGCAGCGTGGCCATCTCGTTGTCGATCTCTTCGAGGCCCCCGATCGCATCCTCGGCGTGATGTGGAAACACCGGAATCTCGCGGGCGTGCGTGTCGCGCCAGTGGCGGTTGGGGAGCGCACTGAACATGGCTTCCCAGATACTGCGGACCCGGCCAGGCGCACCGAAGTTGAACGGGGTCTTCTTGATCGCCTCGTCGATGTCGGCCACCGCGTTCTCGGAAACCCGAACCGTAAAGGCTGCCCGAATGCCTTCGGCGAGCTTGTGAGCTTCGTCGATAATGAGGACGTCGAATGGCCCGCCCACCAGCTTGCCGTGACCAAAGTACATATCCGAGCCGAGCATGTGGTGATTGATGACGACGATCTTCGATTGCGCGACGTTGCCTTTGAGGCGCATGTACCCGCAGGCACTTGCGTTCTTGCACCCTCGGCCGATGCAGTCTTCTGCAGTCGCGCCATTCCACCAAGACGGAGGGGCCCCGGGATATTCGGCCCGATCGCCGAATTGGCTGCGCCGCAAGAACTGCTCGTACGTGTTGTCCGCAGCGTGCTTTTCCGACAACAAGCGACACGCATAGTTCGCCTTGCCTTTGACCACGGTGGCCAGCAGTTGGCGATTTCCCTCGCTGTCAACGAGGAGCTTTTGCAGTTCGTCGTTCCCTACGACGCTCGCGATGGCGGGAAGGTCCTTGCCCTGAATCTGGTCTTGTAGCTGTTTCTTGGCCGTCGCGATGACGACGCGTCGTCCTTCTGCTAGAAGCGATGGAACCAAGTACGCGAGGCTTTTGCCAACACCGACAGGGCCTTCAACGAAAAACACGCCGCCATCACGAATGATGCTTTCGACGTCCCCGGCCATCTGCAATTGCGACTGCCTCACTTCACGCACCAGGCCGAGCGTTGGGTCCGACAGAAATTCGAGCGTGGAAGGCATGCGCCCCTTTCTAACATGATTGCTTGATAAACATAAAGCAACTAGCTAGCATCAACGTTAACTTTTACCAAAAACACACCCGAACTACGGACCGGAGAACACGATGGAAGAAACGCGCATTGGTGATTTTTCTCAGCCTCTCGTCCCGAAGCCAGTGACGAAAGCGGCTACAGGGGACACGAAGGTCCGTATGGAGGCAGCCGAGCAGAGCCTCGAGTCCGAAGCGAGAGATGCGGAAGCCGCACTCAAGCCGCTGAAGTCATACGAGGAGAAGCTGAAGGAGGCGGGAGTCACCAAGGACGAAGCCGCAGACATCATCGACTCCGTGTTGATGAAGGGTTTCTGGTCAGAGACGATCAAGATTACGGCGCGCATTTCGATCAAGCTTCGAACACGCAGCGCACGCGACGTTCGACGCATCCAGGACTACCTGGAAGTTCACCGGCCCGTCTACGACACGCACTACACCGAGATCATGGGACGGATGACGCTCGCGGCGTCGCTCGAACAGCTGGGCACTGACAAGCTTCCTTTCCCCGGGAAAGATGCCAAGAACGAGGACTACGAAAAGGCGTTCCAAGAACGCGGCAACTACATTGAAGGTCTCGCTGACCCAATCCTCCGTTTGCTGTTCCTGAAGCTGTGGGCTTTCGACGAGAAGATTCGCGCTGTTCTCGCGGAAGGTACGATCGAAAATTTCTAGGCAGCCCAGGGGGGAATGCACGGGCTGTCCTATTTGCGCGCGGCCTCACGCTTCCGCCTCTGGGCTCCGTAGAAGATCGCGTTCTTCGGGAAACGCTTTTTCGAGAGCGGCGGGAGCGCGTGGCGCAGGTAGAAGCGTTCGCCAAAATAGCGGCCCGCGTGTTCACCGTGGACCCTATGAAGGCGTTCGGATCGATTATCGCGGAATACGAAGCTGAGGTATTCCAGGAGACTTACGACGCAGAGGTTTTGAGGGGGAAAATCGTTGCCATTCGAGAGGCGCAGAAACGGCTTCGCACCAAGCGTCTTCACGATGAAAAGATGATCGATCGTCTCGAGCGAATGGGCGAGTACTACGACCACAAACTGGGACCCGACCTCAAGAAAGCACCGACGACGAGACCCGTAAAGTAGCTTTACCGCTCGGTGGTCGGCCGTTAGTATCAACGCATGGCGGACCAAGGAGGCGGCGAAACCATAAAGCAGATGCTCTCTGGGTTTAACCAGATGCAGATGCAGCTTGGTATTCTGCCCGTGCAATCGGCACAGACGCCTATGGGCGTCGGGTTTCAGCCGCCTCCTCCGCCGCCTCAAATCCCGCATCCATCGCAAGCAGCGATGATGGCGATGGCGCAGCAGCAGGCGATGACGCAGCAGACCATGCAGGCTGCGCAGATGGCGCGTTACATTCCGCCCCCTTCTTCGCCAATCGGTGGGGGTGGTGGATACCAGCCGATGAACCCGTACCTCGCGGGCGCGATGAACGGCAACATGGGCGGGATGCCGAATCCGATGATGATGACGGCGCCTGCGTTTGGCAATTATCGTTCGGGAGGCAATTTTAGCCGTCCACACATTGGACAAGGCCACATCCCACCGATTTTCAATCCGTTTGCGCCGTCAGTACAGCAATCGCACTTCATGACTCCCGCGATGCAGAACCTGCAAATCATGCAAGGTGTGCAATCGCGCAGCACCGGCATGGCGGCAGGCGCGGTGGACGCAGGGTTCCGCTTCGGCGGCGCGGCTCTCGGCGCGTTGGCAGGCTCCGCGTTCGGTCCCTTGGGGACTCTCGCAGGCGGCTTCCTTGGTCACCAGATTGGCGGGTTCCTGGGTGGCATGGCGACGGGGCCGGGCGCCATGGACACCGCGCGAGGTCGTCAGCTCCAGAACATGTCGGCACCCTGGATGGTGTCGGGAGGCATCCTCAATCCGTTCACCGGGCAAGGCATGGATCGCGAGGCAGCTCGCTCGACAGCGACAGGCCTGCGCCACATGGCGACACGTGACCACGATTTCCGACGTACAGGGTTCAACACCGAAGACGTCATGCGCATCACACAGCTGTCCAGCGACCAGGGGCTGCTGACTGCTTCACGGTCGCCCGAAGATGTCCTGCGTAAAGTGAAAGAGGTCTCGAAAGCGGTCAAGGTCTTGATGCAGATCACGGGCGACCCGGATGTGCGAAACGCAATCGCGTCAATCGGTCAAATGAAGGACCTAGGCTTCGTCGGCACTGCCGGTCAGGCGGGCGCTGTTGCCAATCGCGCGATGTTCGCGCGTATGGCTGGCGTGTCGCAAGGCGCGATGAACGATGTCTACGGCATGCCAGGCGCGATGATGGCACAGCAGTCTGGCATGGCAGGGTCCACGGGGTACATGGCGGGCATGGCAGGCGGCGCGGCAGCGAACATCGCGCGCTCGTCCGGCGCTCTTGATCCATTGCAGATGGCGCGGGCCGGTGGTGTTCAGGGTCTTGGGCAAATCAACGCGATGGCGCAATTGAGTGCGCAGAACCAAGACATCTACATGGCGGCGGCCCTCAAGAAGGGCAAGGGGGGCATCGACATCGACATCGACGCATACCGCAAGGCCCAGACGATGTCGATCTCGGAGGTGTCCAAGCTCGCGGCTGAAAACATGCGAGAGCTGCAAAAGGAAGGTCATTTCGAGCTGGCCACACGCAAGCAGGAGTTCAAAGACAAGCTTGCACAGCAAATGACTCCGTTCGAGATGCAGATGAACGTGGTGAATCAAGCCCGCGGTCTCCAGAAGTCGGTTCCAGGCATGAACCTTGGCGCCGCGTTGCGCGTCACTGCACAGTCCAATGCGGTCGGCGCAGGGATGAGCGATGATCAAGCAGAGGCGGCGGGGCGGTCTATGGAGTTGCAGCTCACGAGCCGTGAGTATTGGGACGGCCAACTCCAGCAAAGAAAAGTTCAACGTCGCGAAGTTGCGCGTTCTGAAAAAGCCAAATGGGACCAGTTCCGCACGCCTGGCTTGGCGACGCGGATGGGCCGCGGCATCGAAGGAGCTTTCAACGTCGTGAGCGACACTCTTTCTTCGCCGTTCCGAAGCCTGTCCAATCGGATGGACCGCGCAGCAGAGGATGAGGCTGCGATGCATCGCGGCGAAAGAATCGTGCGACACGGCGCTTCGACGTTGATTGATGACGCTTCCGATCGAGCAATGGCTCGAGGCGCGCTGAAAGATATGCGTGGACGCGGGTCTTCGCGCGAGATGTCGTTTAACGACGGTCTAGGCGAGCGACTTCTCAATAACGTTGGAAGCTTCTTTGGCCTGTCTAGTACGAGCAGCATGGCTCTAGGCGCGCTGAAAGATATGCGTGGACGCGGGTCTTCGCGCGAGATGTCGTTTAACGACGGACTTCTCAATAACGTTGGAAGCTTCTTTGGCCTGTCTAGTACGAGCAGCATGGCTCTAGGCGCGCTGAAAGATATACATGAACGCGGGTCTTCGCGCGAGATGTCGTTTAACGACGGTCTAGGCGAGCGACTTCTCAATAACGTTGGAAGCTTCTTTGGCCTGTCTAGTACGAGCAGCTCGGTTCGTATTAACGAACTCGCACACGCGTCACGGCAACACATGTTCGGAAATTCGATCGGGGAATCCTTCGGGGACCCGCAAGAATCTCTACGTCGCGTCATGGACGTCGTAGGTCAAGCGAAGGCCATGGACCGAGGTCAAACACTAACAGGCACCAAACGCAGTGACGTGATGGATAAGCTCCGCAAGTCCAGCGGAGTAAACATGGAGAAGGTAGTTTTCAACGCAGCTAGTCGTATCCACTCACTCAGTGGAACTGCAGGTACGTTTGATTCGGCTTCTGCCATGGGGCTTTCGGAACAAAAGGCCTCGTGGATCGAATCCCTCAAGAAGGGAGGAAAAACGACCGAAGAGGCTGAAAAGTTCTACGAAGCACACAAGGACGATCTTCACGCGCTGGGCGCGAAAGAACTCATGACGTGGGGCGGAAAAGACGTCAAGGAACGTCTCGGCAGGTCCAAGGATATTCAAACTGCCATGGGCGGTATTAGGTCCAGCACAAGCACGTCAGCTGCGGACAAGGTAATCAACGAGAAGCTCGCCGGTGCCGGACTTGGTGCCCTTGGTAAAGACTTCTTCAGCGAAGGCCACCTCAAGGCGACGAAGAAGCTCTACGGCAAACACAGCGATGACGCGATTAAACTTGCGACAATGCTTTCTGCGCGAGGGGAAGGCACCGAAGCAAACAAGGTACGCGCGATGATAGGCATCAATGAAATGATGGGTTCGATGGGGGAAGAGGAATACAGCAAGCTGAAGGGCGAGGCTGACAAAATTGTAAATACAGCCGATCCGAACGCGCTCAAGGTACTTCGCTACGGTATGGGTGCAGGGACTGACGGGTCTCTCAAAGGCATCTCGGAACGGCTTGGTAGTTTGAAAGACTTCTCCGGCGCGCGCATGGCCAAGACCGCCCAGGTTGCCATGCTGGAACATATCCGAGAAGCGACGGGCCGCGCAGATGTTGGAGACAGTGTTACCGACGCAATATCACATCTGGACGCTGACGACGAAGACCAGATGCGCTGGTTCACGACGGCGCAACGGGCTCTGTTGAAGAAAGCACAAGCAGGAGATGAGGACGCCGCGGATGAATTCACACTGTCCCGCACTCCCAAAAGTACGACTGAGACGTACGGAGGTGCAAAGGGCGGCGCGCTGAAAGCGTACGACGAAGAGACAGCCAAAATGGCTGAACTGGCAGATCAAGTCGCTGTCGAGGGAGGGAGTGCCGCAAACCAACTCCTTGCTGACAGTTCCGTAATGCTGGCCAAGGCGTCCGAGGATTTGCAAAAGACCAGCGACAATCTCAAAACTGCGATGAATGCTCCGGCCTGGATGAGCATGTTCGGAGGGAGCTAACCATGGCTGTTCGCTCGGACATCAAAGAGCTGATTTTTGTTCCAACCGCTATCAACGTCGTGTTGTTGGTGAGCGAGAACATCTCTGACAACCTACGTTTGTCCAAAGCGTCTGATCTCGTGCTTCCCAGTCTCTATCGCCGCGCGTTCCTCGTTGTTGGCGAAACTGACGAGGTCGGCATCCTGCGCCACGAGAGAGGCCGGTAATCATGGCGGACCCTCTCTTTGGCACGCTCTACGACGACAACGAGACCAAAGGCATCAACCGCCGTCAACACGGCGTGTTTGGCCTGCACCCTCTGGCGACGCCTAAATACGCCTTCAACAAGGGGGCACGCGACAACGAGTTCAAGGAGTCGCTCGCTCGGATGTACGTATCGTTGGCTGACGCCAGCGAGCAGCTCAAGCAGCAGTACCTCACGAGCTTGCCTGGCGACGCTGCAACGCAAGCACTAGCGAAGGTGCTTGTCGGGCTCGGTCAGCAACGGGGCGGCACCGGCTTCATCGATTTCTTCCTGCAACAGGTCAACGAGTCCTGGCAAGAATCCGTACAAGTGGACAAGGTCCTGGGCGACAACTATGTCGCGTTCTACTTCGGACAGGAGCCACCCGTCTTTCAGTACGCAGGCACGCTACTCAACTCGCAACAGGACGACCAGAGGTCGGGGTTCGCTCTTGCGTACCAACAAATCATCCGAGGGACCCAGCTTGCCCGTCGCAACGCGCTTCTGCGCATCCGGTACGACAACGTCATCGTGTCCGGCTCGATGAACTCACACACACAGGCCATCAACGCAGAGAATGAGATGGTCGTTCCTTTCACCTTCTCTCTGTTGGTGAAGGAGTATGTGGTTCTTCAGAACCCGCGGTTTACGAAGAAAAGTCGCCGCGACTTCGTACAACTCGCGACTCAATTTGCATCGGGTGAGCTTGGGCCGGTTGGGCGCGTGTCTGATGTTCGCGTTCGTTCCATTATGGTGCAACCGAACGTGTCGGCAGCAGAGTCGTCTGCAGGGCCCGACGAACCTGACCCGACGATTGACTCTGACTTGTCTGCACCCATTCAGATGGATTTGAAGATGAACGGCGTGGTCACGGAAGAAATCAACGCGAGTGCTGACCTTGGCACCATGACACTGGAACCGTTTCGTCCTGTAGCTAATCGGTAGGAGGCCGCGTGGGATTTTCATTCATTGAGGCGGACCTTGTTTGTTGGACAGGCACCCTCAGCACGTTCGAACAGCGCCTGATGCGTCCTCTGCCGATGTACGCACTCGAGCAGCTGCGTGTTCGATTCCTTCACGTCGTCACAACATCAAAGGAACAAGCCAAAGTCGCACGTTCCGTGCTTCAGATGGCGTTCGATACCGAGATTGGCGCCACGCTCGCCAAGCTCATCACGGTAGCGCCCGATGCTCTTACGTCACGTGTGTGTGAGCGCCGTCGATTCCTCGAGATTGATGCAGATATGCAGGCGTTCAAGTTCCTCTGGGCTCCCGCCCTAGACGCAGTACGTGAGCAGGAGTTCCTGCCTCTCAAGTACGTCGAGCTTCTCGAGCTGCACTACGAAGCGGCGTATCCGCGTTACCGTGTTAGCGCAATCGCGGCGCTCCTCTGTATGGCCGCTTCGTACCTTGTCGAGGACGCATGAGCAAACCGCAGAGTGGCGCCTTGTTTTCAACGAACGACGCCCATTCGGGCGCCTTCATCGTTTACATCAATGGACTCGAGGTCCCATGCAAGAGCGTGTCGCACCGTTACGGGGTCTGGCAAACACCTGAGATGGTGCTCGAAATGGTCGCAGACCCTGTGCTCACGCGTATCGGAGCAGAAGACCGTGTCCAGGTCCAAGTCTTCTATCTCGACGACACCAAGGTCGATCCGTCAGTTTCTCCTCAGTTCCGTGTGTTCGGCGAAGGTGAAATCACTGGATGGGGATACCAGAACACGCCGAGTGGTCGTTCGATCATGCTCACCTGTGTCAATCAGGTGGCCATCTTCACGCAGTTGTTCGTCCAGTTCATGACGAACCTCGACGACATGGTAGCGCACGCGTCTGATCCGAGCGCTGGCGCAAACGCGATTGCGGTTGCATCCAGCAACATCGTGTATCCGTACGCGTTGTTCAGCGAGGGTATCGTTCCAGGCGAAGCAACAGGGCAGATCAAACGGCCGTTTGATCTACTCTACAACGTCATTAGAAACATGATTGGTTCCCATGTTTCATCAACCACTCGTGCAACTCCAGTTGCCAATTTCTTTGCGCGTTGGTCACGTCTGACGAATTTCCACAACCGATTTGCAGCGATGCCCTTCTTTGACGAAGTCATCGATAACAACATCTTCCCTGTGCTCAAGGCGCTGCAGAACACCGCAGCTGTCGACGTGTTGTGCAAGAGCTTGCTTCCCCAAGTCCAGAACTCCGGATCGTTCTGGGACATGCTGCAGCTGGTCTATCAGACGGTATTCATGGAGATCACCATGATCCCTACGATGCCGTTGGTCACCGTCGACCTTCGCTCTGGACACATCCTCCAGACAAATTTCGATAAACACAAATTGACGATGGTGGACGGGACGTACGTCGCTGCGGCAGCGCCGGATCCCCTCAAACCTCACCGCATCCCTAACTACTTTGCCAAACCGCAAATGCTGTTCGGCATTCCGCCGACGTGCAACGTCATCTTTCCGTCGCAGCTCAAGATGTTTGCTTACGACGAGAACTTCGCCACACAACCCACACGGCTCTACTTCAACGACGAAACCGTCAGTAAGATCCTCAAGATCCAACAAGGCGGATACGGCGAGACGGTCATGAACTCTCTCGCCACCGCGTATCCGCCAGAAGCGGACGCAGCGAATCAAGCACGGCTTCGGTTTCCTGCGTTCAACGGGAAAAGCTTCCTTCTCTTCCCTGAGGAATTCTTCAAAGGCCCGGTCATGGACCGGCGCAACATCCCACCATGGCTGTTCTTCCTCAAACAGAATGAAGTCCTCAACGACCCGTCGTCTAGTGACGGAACAACGACAACACCGCCTCCGCCGGCTCAAACAGGCGCAGCGACGGTCACGTCCGCACCAATCACGTCCGCAACGGCAATGCTTACGGATACGCGGGTAGGGACTATCGGGAAGGATGGTAAGCGTGTTTTTTCCACGAACGTGGAAAGCCTGCGAACCGACGTGACCCGACTGACAAGGGGCAACACAATCCCGGTCGACTTTGCGTTGGCCTGGATCCAGCACGAATCTGACGGAACGCTCAAAACTACGACTAGCAGAAACCAACGCGGTTATTTCCAAGTGACAGGGCCGCACGAAAGGGGTGACGGAACCATCGTCAAGTTTGCGGACAGCGAAGCGGCTGCCATTGGGCTTACGGAGGCCCACACGGGAAGTGGACAAGATTCGCCGTTACTCGGTGAAGAGCATCCGCTGCTTTCAACTAACCACGAGGAATCGCTCCAGGCGGGCGTTGCTTTGATCCTCTACTATCGCAAACAAGCCGATACCCTCGCCAACACAAATTCGCTCGATTGGTCCGAAGGCGACATGTGGCGACTCACCAAGCTATTTCACGGGGGCGCGGGATATGCGGCGTCTTTCATTGAAAAAGCGGTCGCAGCAAACGCGGTTGACAGCTGGGCCAACGCGTTCACCGCAGTAACTCATACGCTCGAGGCCCCCTTCAAAAAGGTGGTCGATACTGCAACCGGTGTTGGTAGCGTGGTGCCGACCGCAAGCGGCACGACCCTGGATGCGAACAGTGAAGCTATCCGTCAAGCGGCTGCGACACCGCCCCCTGCCACGCCCGCCGATGTAACTGCTCCTTCGGATGGAACGACGTCGGCAACAGTGGCCGCCGGAACAGCTAGCGAGGCGGACCTATTCGAGCAGGCACGTGAAGGCCAGCAGACCGTCTACCAGCTCTACGCCAAATACGAGTTTTTCCGGGAACGTTACTCTCGGCGAACAGGGTCCGTCGTCCTTGCCTTCAATCCTTACGTTGTGCCTGGCTTCCCTGCAGCCATCTTCGACCGCCGGGACACGCGCGTCGACGTGTTCTGTTACGTCACCACGGTGCAACAAAGGATGTCACACCGAGGTGGAAAGGAGACAACACTCTCTTTTGTATACGGACGTACCATTCAAGAGATGTTCGACTTGATGCGTCTCGAATTTTCCCAAGGGGGCGCAGCCGCTGGCACAGGACCACGCGAGCCAATCCGAGACATCCGAAAGGTAGTGCAGAGCTTCTCGTCGTCCGAGACACTCTATCAACGTCTTTTCTACGGAAATCAGATTTTGTTCGGTAAGGACGCGTCGTTTGATTACCGCAAGGTCATTGGATACCAGCCGGACGTTCCTTCTGATATGCCGGATCGAATCGTCATCGAAGGGCCAGACGAGGCTTCGCAAGATTCGGCTGAGCGTGCCAAAGAAGTTATTGCGGCTCTCGAAGCCAGCAAGCAAGCGGCGGAATTGCGCGTCGCCGTATACACGCAAGCACAGCGAGATGCGCAAGCAGCACTAAGCGTTTACGAGGCTCAAGCTGGAACGGCGCTCGAGACCGCACGGGACGCTGCACAAAAACAGTTCGAGATTTCCACGGTGAACCTCAACGTGGTCAAGGCCGAACTCGCATCACTCAACCAGTCGATTAACTATCAAATGTCCGTGTTGGTTGCCTCGAACGAGGTGAACGCGAAGACCCACGTCATTCATAACCTCGCAGGGGACCGGGAAATCATTCCGTTGCCGTCTGCGGAGGGCGCGTTTCAAGATTACGACGTCGCCATGCGCTACAACTGGCGCCCGATCTGCACCCTCGATGAATACATCATGTTCCATGACTCCGTGGGAGAAGGTCCGGTCCCTGCGAGTAACCATCCCCGATCGGTTGGCGCGATGTACTATGATCGTATCCGTCGGATGACGCCCGTACCCGCGGACTTCAAGTTCCCTGCAGGGGCCGACGGTCTCAACGCTGCCGTGGTTGCCGCTACACCAGAACAAATCGCAGCAGGGGAGGCGCCGGCACACGCGACGGCCATCCCAGGCCTCAAGAGTGGCACCGGCCCTCATGGAACCAACGCACCGGGTGACTTCCCTCAAGTAAGAGACGACTGGGATAAAATCCTCTTGGCGTACAGAAATAATGTTTACCACGTGAAAGTACCGCGAACATGAGCGTCCTCAAAAACGTCGCCAAGCTCGCGTTTGCTGCCGCAGGCACACGACAAGAGCAAGACCTTGCACTATGGCGGAAGTGGAAACAGGCCCCGACGGATGCCAACGCGTCCGCGCTGCTCAAATCCATCGACCCGCTAATTCAACGAGAAACGAACAAGTGGTCAGGTTCGTTGGCGCGCCCGCTCCTGGAAACGGAAGGTAAGCGTCTCGCTATGGAGGCGTTCCATAGCTACGACCCGAATCGGGGGGCTGCACTCGGCACGCACGTCGTCAACCAGCTCCAACGGATGTCTCGGCTGTCCTACGCCAACCAAAATGCGGCACGGCTACCTGAAAACAAGATGCTCCAGTTCCATGCGTTCACGATGGGGCACGCAACGTTGCAAGACGAGCTTGGACGTGCTCCCACGTCTGACGAATTGTCAGACCATCTCGGTTGGTCCAACAAACACTTGACCAAGTTCCGCACAGAGATTGGACACCAAGAACTGCTCGAGTCCGGCGGTATCGAAGGGTCTTCGGCCGGAACGTTCACAGCAGAGGAGTCCGACCACACCGTCGACTTCATACACCACGACCTGTCCCCCAGACAGAAAGCGATCTTCGAACACCTCACGGGGTATGGGGGCGCCGAAATTCTTTCACATCGACAGATCCAGAAAAAACTGAGTATCACCCAAGGGCAGTATAGTTACGACAAAGCTAAACTGATCACACACGTTGGAAACGTAACCACGAGGAAGTCGTAATGCCTCCTTCTACACTTGCATACCGATTGCAGAAGGCAGCGAGCCACTTGACCAAGAAGAGCCTGAGTGCTTTGAACGTCAAGGCTCCTCCGCTGGAGTACGACAAGTACCAGAAGAGTTTCTACATAACACTCCCGATCCCCACGTCACAGGAGGTCGCGGCCAGCGGGAACGCCTTGGTAGTCGTCGAACCGCTTACTTTCGACGTCGTCACGGGCCTCTGGTCGGACGGTAAAGGGATCGAGAGGTAAATCGTGAACTTTGTACTGAATAGCAATCTGTGGGTGTGGCCGATGCCCAAGATTACCGTGGAAGGTAAGTCTTACCGGCCCAAGGTATCTTCGGGATGGAAGAATAACCGTACACGTGCGGAGGGCGGGCACGCAGGGTCTGACATCGTTTACGGCGTCGGCAAAAAGGAGCTTCCTCAGTATCAGCCGCCCCGGGATCGCTCCACGGGTCTCGGACATTTTGTCCCGCCCAACATCCCTGCGTTGAGCACGTGCGACGGTGTCGTCACGTACGCTAAATCGACGTCTAAAGGCTTTGGCGTTCTCATTGAGCACGAAAAACGAACAGTTCGAACGTTTTACCAACACCTCGAAAAGGTGTTCGTTAAAAAGGACCAAGTCGTCAAAGCAGGGGACACGATCGGAACTGTCGGGTTTGATCCGTCGAATGACAACTCTGTTCGACACATCCATTTCGAACTCAGCTTTCGCGTCGGGTCTGAGTGGGTAAAGGTCGACCCTGGCACCCATGAGAAGGGGTACATGTCCCAGTGGAGGATATGGACAGGCCTTGGCGCAGAGAGTTACCAGGCTTTCGCAGTTGCAGGTTCCTCTGGCTACCGAATCGCGCAGGCAGCGTCTGCCGGCGCTGTCCAAGTCATCGATCGCGACACCGCGATGAAAAACCAGAACGGCGCAACACACAAACGGGCGCAAGCCGATTACTACGAACGAGTCGCGCGCGTCATCAACGCTCAAGGGAGCCAGCTGTACGCTGCCATCGCGCAATTCGCGGGAGTTGCGCCTGTCGTGACGGACCCCATGACGTTCGATTTCACCACCGGCTTGTGGTCGGATGGAAAGGCGGTCTGACATGTCCCGTTTTGACGTTCACATCCAGCTCACACCCGAAGCAACGGCCGGCGGAGGATTCTATGGCTTTGGAGACGTGCGCTCCATTGGTGTCCGTGGCGTGCAGAAGCTGGTCAACATGTTCGCCAAGTACTTGCTCACACCGATAGGAAGCGATCCACTCGATCTCACCTACGGTACTGACTTGCCGAACTTGATCGGGTCTAATGTGGACGTTCTCGGCGCCAAAGAAGTTCTCGAACTTTCCGTGGCAAAGACAGTACAAGCTTTGCAGAGCTACCAGTCGAGCGTCGAGATCCCGGATGACGAACGGCTCTCGACGGCGTCAGTGACGGACTATATCGTCTTCACCGAGGTGTCCGGCTTCTCGGCACAGATCTACATTGAAAACATCCTGAACCGGGGGGTCACTGTCCTCCTGCCTAGCTTGGAAGTAGGTTTGTAGTCATGGCCAACATCGAAATCGACGCACAAGACGTTGCCACGGCATCTAATTTTCTCGAGCAGTTCCTAAGCAACCAGATCCCCACCGGTGATTTCACCAAGGGCACGTCTCTTCGAGATCTCACGGTGGGCGCGATTGCAGCGGTATTCGCCTTCCTGCGACAGGAAAACACCGACGCACTCAAGCTGCAATCACTCAAGTCAGTGCAGGAAGCCATCGGAACCACGGACGCCGAAGCACTTAAAGACGCCGTTGCCGCGATTCTATCGAACGTCTTTATCAACTTGAAGAGTGGGTCGAAGTCTCGTGGATACACCATCGGGCATTCGTCCGAACTGACAGACGTATTCGTACCTACCACTGCGAAGTTCACGAGCGCGAATGGCCGAATCTTCGTCGTGGACTCGGCAGAGACCTACTTCATCTCCAAAACGGAACTGACCGCAATCGTCGATTCAGATGAATCGGTGCTCGAGTACGAATTCCGCATTCCGTTGGTTGCGACCAAGATTGGCGTCGAGTACGACATCGAGGCGGGCTTGTTTTCGTCTTTCGATCGTTTCAATCCGTTCGTCACGCGAATCGATAACCCTGAGAAATTCGCAGGCGGAAAGAGCACGGAGACTGTCGAAGAGGTTCTCGAGCGCGCCCCCACCGCGTTGTCAGTCCGTAACCTCATCAACGACCGGTCCATCACCGCGGTACTCGACGAGACCTTTCCGGAGATCCAGAGCATCTTGGTTGTCGGTATGGGTGACCCTGAGATGCAGCGGGACACGCTTATCAGCATGCCGGAACATTTGCTGCTCCACGTCGGCGGCATGGTCGACATCTACCTGCTCCTCGACTTGGTCGAGACCACGTTCACCGGGGAGGTTGGCGACCTGTTCGCACGTCCTGATGGGCTCGCCACGGTGTTCAGAGATTCGGCCGAGAGCTTTGCGGCTGTCGAAGCGGGCGACATCATCCGCGTGACTGCCGGGCTCGACGTCGTCCCTGCGGAGTTCATGGTCATCGAGAACGCAGGCGACGAGTTGATCGTTAGTGAGAGGTCTCCGTTCCCGCTCGCGTCGGACGAGGGTTCGCCTCCAACGAACGTGTCCTACACCATTGGGCGTGTGGGCCCGACGTACACTGATGTGCTTTCGGACGTTGGTAGCCTCCCATTCACGACAGGCGTGACCTCGCGGCAAATCGGAACGTCGGGTCGAATCACACTCCCCGGCGGACCGGTGATCGATATCCTTGACGTCGCCCTGCTGGACCCTGGCGTTGCAGAAAGCGCCTTCAAGGCAGAGACCGATGGGTTCGTTCACTTCTACAACCACGTGAACACGACACCCGACGACACACAGACCCCCGACGATGGTCTTGAGTTCAGGACGATCGTCCGCAACCCGCAATATGCGCAGAGCATATTTCAGTGGATGGAGGTTGTCGTGGGAACCGACCTCGACCAGGCGCGGTTCGACGGCAACCAGCTCCGTGTGCGGTACCGAACGCTGTCTGCATTTGCCACTATCGATGACTACGTGCGCAGCCGCCGACAACGCACCGCCGCAGCTCACCAGCTCCCCCGAGGCCATCATCCAGTGTCGGTGGCTGTTGACATCAATTACAAACTCAAGGTAACCGCCACCACGGCGCTCGACGACGCGGCCATCGTTAGTGCCGTGGTTGACTTCATTAATGCGTTTGACACGAACGTGCAACCGATCGACACCACAGCGCTCACGCAATTCATCAGAAACTCGTATCCGTCTATCGCCGCGATTACACCGTTGGTGGTTCAGTACACCCTGCGGGCACCGACGGGAGACCTCATCCAGTTTGAAACTGCAGATGAGGTACTACTCTCCGATGACAAGAAGGTCTCTGGTCCCGACATCGTTCTTTCAACCTATGGTGTATCTGACAGAACAGTCCGATACGTCGCCAATAACATCGGCGTCCGTGCCTTCCAGGTGACCTGATGGCGCTGATCGGATACAACCACTCCTTCCTGCGTGGATTGTCAGACTTTTGGCAGCGTTTTTTTTCGGACGCGCCTCAGCTCGACGCCCTTTACCAGGGAACAGCTGTGCTAATGGGGCAAGCGTACCTGGACCTCTTGTCGAATGTGATCAGCGTGTCGCTCAAGGACACGCCTATCTACGCCAAAGAATTCTACAAGCTGATCACACTACGAGAGGATCAACTTGCCTTCGACAAGGGCGCAGTCACCGCGGATGACCGATGGGTGGCAGCGCTCCCCGACGATGTTATTGCTTTCGTGTCACTCGATAACCGGGTGATTGAACCTACCGCGTCGCTACAGGAGCGGAACGACTACGACATCGACCGAGATGCCAAGACCATTCGATTCGTGACAGACCCGACGGACACCGACGGGAGCGGCGCACCTGTTCCGGGGTTCGCTCGACGATCGTTGGACATTTCTGTGGGCGGCGTTTTCGACGACACGACGCGACCGTTGGCAACGACGTGGATGGACAATGGCATCGTCAAGGGAGACACGCTCCGCATTCTTGATGTAGGACCAGACCTGGTGTCACAACGCAAGCGCACTGACCATTCGATTGTCTTGGTCCGCGCCAAGGCACTCTACGTCGACTCGACGACGCCGCTCATCGAAACAGAAACTGCAGACAACTACGTCATCCTGCGCCGCCCCGCTGACGACACGGTTCTTGGTGAGACGATGACCTTCGTGGCAGACGCAGCCACGCTCGCACATACTCGGCTCGATGCCGGGTCAGTTCGCGTGTACGGCAAGGCGCTCAGCGGTGCGGATGCTGTCGAGGATGTCGATTACACCGTCGATTACGAACTCGGTGTTCTCTATCGCTACGCGACGTGGAATCCTGCGACATCAAACCTTGTCGACTACACGTGGCAGACGAAGGTTTGGCCTGTAGCAACCTACTCGGCGACCGGTCTCGTCAGCGACGAGACCACCACGGTGCGCGTGGTGCAGATGGCGTTGTGGGCGCCGGATGCCTACGTCGACCGTCGCACGTTGGCCAACAACTTCGGCGCTCTCATTAGCCGTGAGGAAGACAGCTCGGAGAACTACCGCGCGTTCTTGCGGGGCATCTTCCAGCTCTACCTGCTCGGTCCGGTGCTCGAGCGCATCGAGAGTGCAATCAACGTCGTCATCGGATTTCCGGTCATCCGTGACGACGGCGAGGTTCTCGTTGACGTGGACACCAGCGATCCCTTGGTTACACGCGTGACCACGCGCCGCGCATCCAACAGCATCCTCAACGTGTACGAGTACCCTCCCACGGTCCCGCTGCGGGCCGATCTCATCCCCACCAACTACGAGACGTTGACCTTCGAAGCATTCGAGCCCCTCACCACCGCTATCACGGTGACTGACTACATCCAGTCACCGACGTGGTGGCACAACGTGGTTATTCCGCGGGATCTATTGCCTTCCGTGAGCGTTTCTCGACGCACGGTAAGCGACGCTTACGTCGAGAACATCGTGAACCCGGTAGACGGTGCTTGTATTGGAGACCCCGGGCTCGTCTTTGGCGCGGATGAAAACGGATTTTCGCCTGCTCCGGGCCACGTCGTGTTTCGTCATCGGTTGGCGTACGTCTTGATGGATCGGTACCTGAAGTACCACACGTTCATCGTGAGCTTCGACGCGTCGATCTTCAGCCTGACGGACATCGGATACACCCGAACCTTCAATGACCTCAACGAGCTGGTACTGACGGCCAAGCCGTCGCACACCTACGCGTTTACGCAGCCGTTGACCAACTTCATCGACACCGTGATCGCCGCGGACGGCGATTACTGGTACCAGCCTGCGTCCTTCATGGACGACCCGGATTCGCCGGAGTTCTACGACACGGAGGGCGAGATTCCGGAGCCCCTCGAGCCCTATACCCAGTTGGGGTTGTTTTTCAACTTCAGCGTCTCTGCGCCTACCGACGGAACCGAGCAGGTGCTGTTTACCGATCCTCCGTTGGTTTTCGGTAGTGGTGTGTGGTCCGTGGGAGACTTCTTTCACTACGAGGACGCCCTTGCTGGTTTGATGAGTTTCCCGGTCCTCGGGGTTGACGTTGCTTTTGGCGGTTCCCCTCCGGTCAACATTACGTGGCGCGCTGTCCATGTATTTGTGAACGGTGCCCGGAGCGGAAAACGCCTCGTCGAAAACGTTGATTACCTCGTGTCGTATGACGGACTAGAAATCAGGCGCCTAACGGTATGGGATTCCCTCGTAAACGTCCCGGTGTCATGGACCTATCTCGCCATCGGTAACATCAGTACGTCGGTTGCCGATCCGACCATTGGTGACACGGAGCTTACTGTCAGCATGCAGGATGCTTCTGTGGTTACCGCCGACTACGATCCGACTCGGGTCGACTGGAACGGGGTCGCTCAATCCGTCACCGACCACCAAGACCTGGCACTGGTTGACCGACCGCTAACCATCGTCATTCCTTGAGCGTTTCGAAAGTTTACGTTAGGGTAACCAACATGGATCGTGGTTTTAATGACGGCATCCCCATGCGGGGCGACCTTACGATCGTCGTGCGCGACGCCAAATCAGGCAAAGAGCGCAAACGAATCGAAATCCGCAACAAGATCACTTTCCTTGCTGCAGACGTTTTGGTCGAGCTGCTTGCACAACGCGCGACCGATCCTGCCGCGAGCGCCAACACCATCTTCTCGATGCGGATGGGCACGTCGAACACGGCTGCGTCTAGGGCAGACACCAACCTCGGGGCTTACATCATCGGCAAGGAGCTGGCCGATGTCGACAAGGTCACCGGCGTCCCCGGCGAGCTGCAATTCTCGTCGACCTTGGAAGCAGTGGACGCCAACGGCAATACGCTGCAGGAAGCGGGGCTGTTCACGGCGGGTGACGCAGTTACGCCAACGCCCAGTGACACTCCTGGCGTAGCTGCGGGTGACCCGCGCATGTTCGCACGTCAAACACACCCCGCGATCATCAAGACGGTCGCAATCACGGTCGAGTACAGCTGGCGAATCGCCTTTACCGCGTAATCAAGGAAATCCACGATGTCTACAGGCACCTACCGTCAATTTCCAGTTTACGCCGAAGACGAGACCGGCTTCAGCGATTCTGATGCCGCCGAGCCCATTGTCGACGGGGAGGCTGTAAGCGCGACGATTTTCAATCGTCCGATTGACAACCTGCGTCTGCGCACCGAAAAGGTGCGCGGTGCCATCGAGGACTTGGCGTACCTCGCTGACGCAGACCGCGCGCTGATCGTCGCAGGTCCGGGCAAGGTCACCTGGCCTGGCTCGGTGACGGCAGGCGCGTCCGGTATCTTTGTCCTCAGTGATGTCCTCTATGTCATCCCCGCGCTGACACGGGGAGGCGTGCAGGTTTCGCCCGTGCCTCCGACCGCCTCGTCGTTCGGCACCCTATCACTCGACAGAGCCACAGGCAGCTCTGCCGCAATTCTGGTGACCAGTCTCCTCCGTGACTTCCAGGGGGGGCACAAGCTCAACATCACGGTCGTATCGGGCACGGTGTACAGTTGCGTGCTGGCGGATGAAGAGACGATGTCCATCGTTATCACCGCGACCGCCTCGACGGACTTGACGACAATCATCAATTCGCTCAACGCATTGGTGAATGCGAACACGGACAATATTTGTACAGCAGCGTTGCAAGGCGGTGCCTTGGGCGCTGACCTTATCGAACGCCCGCAATCCATTCGTCGTCAAACGGGAAACCATGACGCGGAGGCGCACGCGATCACGCCGGCTCAACTCGCGGCGTTCTTCGCAATCGGCGGGAACCCCCTCCTGGAGGGTGACTCGCTCTGCGTCCAGTACAGCACATTGATCGATACTTCGCCTGCCACTGACGGCGGGCGACGCCAATCGATCCCGGAGAATTCCAACACGTCGGTTCTCACCGCGTCGTTGTTCAACTCCCGTGTGAGTCCGGATCGGTTGGTCAACGCGATCCCGGTTTGCAAGGTGGTTGACGGACGCCTTTGTTTCATTTCAGGGCAGCAAATTTTCGCGGGGGCTATCGCCGTTGACCTCGGCGGTGGCGTCGGTTCCGTCGCGCTCACGGACATCATGAGCAGCGTCGTCATGAACGACGGCAGCCTCGAATTCAGCCAAGGTGCGCACGCTGGCTTGACGTTCTCGGTGAACGGCGGCACGTACTGGATGAACGGCATCAAGACCACTAAAGCCGTGGACACCACGCTGCTCGCGGACGCGACAACGAACTACGTCTACATCGACACCGACGGCGACCTGAAGGACACAACATCGGCGTCGACCGCGACTACGCTGCCTCGTTTGGTCTTGTACAAGGCAGTCACGGCAGGCGGCGCAATCACAACTATCACCGATTTGCGTCGGTTCCACACGCGTTTCAATAGCCGAAAGTTTATCACCGTAGGTACTTACGGGGACTTCCAAATGCTCGAGAACGCCGTCGCATGGGTCGTCATGATGCGTTCTGTGGGTGAGGACTCGCCGTTGGAGATCGTCATCCAAGGCGACGTCACGATGACGTCACAGATCGTGCTCACCGACAGCGTGACTATTCGTGCCAACGAACCAGGACAAGGACACATCAACACACCGTCGGGTGTTGCCGCGTTCTCTGTTCAATCGGGAACCGTTGACGACGTCATCTTCGAGAACATCCGTTTCAACGTTCCTACTGCCGTCGGATCCGGGTTGATTGACATCGGCGGTACCGCCGCGTGCAATACGTGGGAGTTGAATCGTTGCCGCATCAACGGCGGACGCGGCGTCCACGCGATCGAGGTTATCTCAACCGCTGCGCACAACGGTTGGAGGATCCGTGATTGTGAATTCTTCGGCATGGCGCACACAGCGATCACGCTGTCTATTGCACTAGAACAGATGTCCAACGCTGTCATCAGCGGCAACAAGATCACGGGCGGGTTGGGTGACGCGTTTGACGCGGGTATTTTCGTTGGCTACGACTCACACAACAACTGCATCGAAAAAAACCACATTGAAACAGGCGGAATCGCGATTGCCGTGTCGGACGATAACCTCGCGTCTTCGTTGACCGCGGTATGCACAGGAAATCAGGTCTCAAACAACTACGTCACGGGTGCTTTCAACACAAACGCAGTTCAGATTTGCGGTGAAACCCTTCTCGAAGGAAACCACGTTTCCGCGTGTGACCCAGGCTCGAGCACCAACGGTGTTGTTAGTGTTTGGGGAAACGGCGGCCCCGTCGTTATCCAAAACAACCACATCCTTAACTGGGCGCAAGGCGCTGCGATCGAGTTTAACGACGATTTCTACAGCTCGCTCGTCGCGAACAACGTACTTCGTACGACTCTCGAGACCGCTGACTTTGGCTTGTACGACGTAACCAGTAACCTGGGGCCGATGACAGTCGTTGGAAACATCATCGACCTGTCCGGCGCGGCTGTCCCCGCCGGATCCCCTAGCGGGGTTGCTGTTGGACTCAACGCGCGCCAGGGTGTCTCCGTGTCGGGTAACATGTTTCGCGGCGTGGGCACCGTCGGCCTTCCGTCAGCCGGAATCATCGCGCTGGGCGCCAACGCTAGTATCGTCGGAAACATCTTCAACCACTGCTATGGCGTGCCTTACGCGGTTGGTACGACCCCGGTTATCGCAGGTAATCAAGGAAACAGCGGCGGCAGCACTAACGCGGATGTGTCTCGGCTGGATAACGCTGGCGCTGTTTGCCATTACGGCTTCCAGCGTTCCGAAGCGTTGGCCACGTTGACCACTGCTTCGATTACGCTCAATCAGAACTGTTCTACTCTGTTCGTTGCATGTCCCGGAGGAACAACACACGTCATCGGTGGATTCACGGGAGGGCGAAAGGGGCGTCGTATCGAGGTTTGGAATACCGGCACCACGACGGTTGATATCGGACACGAGGACGGTCTCATCGGGACTGCGACGGACCGCATTCACTGCTCGGGCACGGCAGACATCACCGTGCCGGCAAAGAGTTGTGTGGTTGTAACCTACGACGACGACATCAGCCGTTGGCGCGCAGCCCGGTTGACCTAAACCTCCCGGATGATCGATTCGCCGCCACCGCCGATGTAGTGGCAGCCGAACTCGACCCATCTAACGCGCTCCCCCAAACGACGGAACTCAACGACCATGCCCCCTTTCGGGGGCATTTTCTTGTCCGGCGAGTGCCAGTCGTACAGCTCGCGCACCACGACTTCGTCGTAGACGTGATGCTCGATCGAGTGGGAGCCCTCGCCCTTCTTGAGGTAGTAGAAGGCTAGCCTCTTGAGGACCTCGGTGATGCCGAGCTTGTGCTCGACCCGGCTCATTCGGATTTCCCGAACGCCTTCTGTTCCATTTCGAGCGCGGAGTACTGGTTGTAGATCAGCCGTCCGATTTCGTTTTGCTTCAGCACGACCTTGCAGGTCTTTACACCGGAAATGCACTCCGGACAGATTGCGCCCACGACGACTTCGCCTTGACGGATCACCAGACCATCGGTGATGCTGACGCCAGGCCCGAACTCACTCTCACAATTGTTGCATTTGCGCATTTTGTGAATGTACCAAAAGAAGAAGGGTCCCTTCAATCAAGAAGGGACCCCAAATCAATCGAGTTGTTCGCTAGAACTTGACTTCGCAAGCACCGCCGGCACAGGCCGCCTCGCCGGTGAGGTTCGTCCCGTCTTCCAACTCCAGGATCGCCGTGTAGTCGACAGGCTTGTAGTACGCGATGAGCTGGTTGTATCGCGCTTCATCCGCCTCGGTGACCACGGCTTCATTGGGAGCGAACGCGTAGTCCTTGTCACTCGTCGCGGCGATCAGGCTGACGCCTGTAAAGAACTCCCGGTTGTCCCAGATGTAATCTGCAACCGCGTCCCATTCGTCCGGATGCACGTGAACCGTGTTGGACACGTTGTGCGTTAGTCCAGGAGAGACGCTCGTGTCCGCGGTGCCTGGAAGCACCCAGTTTTGTTGGGTGCTGCGTACCATGTCGAGGAACGTGAGCGCCGTCAGGTCCTCCTTGAGGACCGCACCGGGAGGAGCCTCGACAGGGAACTCGATGACGAATTTCCCGTCGGGCTTCTTTACGCACATGTGCGGGTTGACCGCCTTGAACGCGAGGAAGACCGTTTCCATCTCGTCGGCAGTCACGCGTCGAATGTAGCGACGGGCGTGGTGCGCGTGATGCCCAGATCCAACGCAGCCCAGCTCGAGGGACGTGGTCCCTGACGGCTTGACGCAGGTGGTTCGCGCTGCGGGACGAATGCCGATGCGGGCAGCGTATTCGGCGTTCCACTGTTTTACCTTGAGCGCCATCTCGCGCTGCAACTCCGGGTCACACGAGATCTCGCTAGCGTCGAGCATTCCGGTCATGCCGATGCCGAGAAGCGCCTCACGCTCTGCGATGACCTCGCTCTGCCAGCCCAGGTACGCCATGTCCGTGTACGCCGCCTGCAGGGTTCCGATGATCGCGGCGGCCTTGGCGGCGACCTCGAAGTCGGCGGGCGACTTGAACATCGCCGCGTTGATCTCGCACAGGTTGCAGAACGCCCAGCCGGTGATGACGTCGCCCATCTTTACATCGGGAATCGACTTGCCTCGATCGGCACGCTGCGCGAGCAGTTCGATGAGCTTGCCGTCGACGACAATCTTGGGGTTGAGGCCGATCTCGGCACAGGGGTTTGTGCCGTGGTCGAAGTCGCTGCAGAAGTAGAAGCCCGGCTCGCCCCACTCCTTGGTCATCTGGATGATCCGCTTGAACTGTTTCTTCTTCACTTCGTCACGCTTGAGCATGACGCTGTTGTTCGCGTTCGAGCGCCACGGGTGGGTCTTCCACCAGGAGCCAGTCTTGGCGTTGACCATCTCGCTGTCGTCGAGCGAGAACAGGCAGATCATCGCGGAGCGTCGGATACCGCCGCTGAGCACAGCGTCAGCTGCGTGACACATGACATCGTGACACTCGATGGGGCGGAGCTTTCGGCCCTGCGCTCCGTCGAGGATCTTGCGAACCTGCTCGAGGGACTCCTTGAGCCTGCGATGCCCGGGGGCGCGTCCTCCGCTGGTCTTGAGCGGCGTGCCCTTCTTGCGGATCAGCGCGTAGTTGAACTCGATGTTGTAGCCCTCGACGTAGCTCATCATGAGCGCGTAGAGCGCATCGGCCCAACCCTCGATCGAATCCGCGATGGTGTGGTGCACGACGTTGTCGACGTCGATGAACTTCAGCGGGGGCAGCTTGTCGACGTGCTCGAACTGCACGGAATAGCCAACGCCGGAGCCGCACAGGAGGAGGAACATCGCCTCCGCGAAAACACGAGGACGATCGATGAACGAAAAAGTGCAGTTGTAGATGCGGTTGTTGACTGCTTCAACGGCCGCGCCGCCGAACTGCATCGAACGCATCGACGGCAGCACCCGCTTCTCGAGCACCTGATCGAACGCCCAGCAGATGTCTGCGTCGAGGCCTACGACATGGGCGAACTTACGTCGATGCATCTCCCGGACTCGTACCACCGTCTCGTGGTACAGCTCGCGCCGCATCTCTGCTTGGATGTGGCGGGCGTACTTCGAGTGGTGGATGTACTCTGACACGGCAAGCGGGTCAGGCGTGCGGCGTTGCTGTCTGCGCTCCGCGTGCTTCTCCCGGTAAACGATGTACGCCCTCGCCACGGCGAAGTGGCGGAACTTCATCAGCGCGATTTCGACGGCGTCTTGGATCTGCTCGACGTCGGCCACTTCGGCGCTGAGGGTGTTGATCGCGAGTGCAACGACCTTGCGTACCTTCGCTTCGTCGACCGTGCCTTCCGCCTCTTCCCATGCTTTCCGGATAGCGCACTCAATCTTGTGTGAGTCGAACACCTGCAGCGTAGCCCCGTCACGCTTCCGGACCTGAAGAGGTTCCGCTGTTTCCTTGAATGCCGGGTGATTGAGCACGCTGATGTCCATGGGGTCTTTTCCTAGATGGAGTTTTTAACGACGCGTCGGATACGGCGCGCGGGTTTCTTCGGCTTTGGAAAACGCAAGGAATGCAAAACCTCGAGTTGCGCTCGGTTAGGAGGCGCTAGCTCGAGGTGATAGCAACGGGCGATCTGCGACAGGAAAAACGCGTCCGCCTGGTTGTCGTCGGACGTGACAAAACCAGCCCGCTTGGCTGCCTCAACCATGTCTTCTTTTTCGGCACTGGCGTTTCCCGTGGCGAATTTCTTGAGAGAGACCGGCGGCACGACGACGTATGGGACTTCGTTTTCGAACATGAGCAGGCGAAGCACCCCGCCTACTTCGCCTAGTTCGAAAACTCGGCCGACACTATTATAGGAGTAGCCCTCGACTGCTCCAAACAAGACACTGAGCCCGAGTAAAGGCGCCACGCGGCTCTTTACGTACGCAAGGCGTTCAACGTCTCGGCATTTCCCAGGGATCACCGTCTCATGGTGTTCTACCTGTCCGTTCGGGCGGACCCGGCACAAGCCGGTTGCGTTCAAGCTCTGGTCGATCCCCAAGTACATGAGCGAAACCTCGGTGTACCATGCGGCAATGGCGGTTTCATTCAGTTTGCGACAAATCACGTCGGTTGTTACGGGACCTCTTTACCGCGTGAACAATACGGTTGACGCGGCCACCGACGCCTCCCTGATGATCTTCGTGTTCAAAACGACGACACAAGAATTCAGTCACTACGCAACGGTGGCAGACATTGAAACCTACCCCGATACGTACGCACAGGCCGTCTCAGACGGCGCAGCGTTCTATCGGCTTGCTTCAGTTGTTCGAGATTGGGGAACCGTCGAGGAAATGGAAGCAGATGTCGCGATGACCCTGAGTCGCACGCAGTTTCTCGCGAACGAGCTGAACGCCGTGCAAGTGGGCGTTTCGTCCGATACAACCACCGTCATCGTACCGGAGTGATTCATGGCTACCCTTGAACAAACACGTCACGTTGAACTGGTTTCGGGAACGCGTCAGAGATTCGTCGTAACCAGTACGATGACGGGAGCCATCATTCCAGGACAGCTTCCCCACTTGGGCGTGTTCGTGATGCGTATCATCACGCGAGATGACCCCCAGGACGATACTTTCCAGCGTGTCGCTCGAATTGCAGACCTGAGTGAATTGCCGCTAGGCCGCGATGAGGGTCTCGACAGCGATGATGGTGTCGATATTGACTACCTCGCCAGTATCGTAGTTTTGAACTACGACACGCTCTCTGAAGCGAAGCTGGCCTATGTCGCTATCAAAGACCGCGTCAATGCGTTGGTCACCGACTGGGTTGACTACATGCTGAACTTCGATGCGCCGATCATCTCACCCGAGATCTTCACGTTGCCGGATGTTGATGATTCGCAATTCGAGGTTCTGGCGGCTACATACAAGATCGCTAAGCAGGACCGCTATCAAAAGAACTTGCTGAAGCTCGAGGCCGACGCTGTGCTGACGCGTGCGACCGCCGACTACAACTACAAACGTGCTCGTGAAGTCGAGCTGGATTCGATGGTGGCCAAGGGCATCATCGTCGATGCGGACATGAGCGCAGCGTCGAGCTTTCACGCCGCGTTGTTGTCGGAGGGAACGACCTTCCTGGCGGCAGCCGCGTGTGCAGCCGCGGGTGACAAGGCAGATTTCCAAGACGCGCTTAACACAGGGACAAACGAGACGAGCATCCTCGCTGCGTACGATGTTGACGTTGCGACCCTTACGGGACTCATCAACGGTTACGACGCGGCGCGCGTCGTAGAAGTGGCCGCCGCCAGCGCCGCGTTGGCGACCGCGCAGGCGGACCAGATCGCCAAGGCGCAGGCCTACACGACGGCGCAGACAACGGAGACCACGGCCCTTGCCGCCGTCATCGCCGTGTGTCCCGACTTCGAGAAGAACTCGATCCCGTTTGTCGACGACACTGAGGTGTAGAAGCTAAAAAAAGAGGGCGCCGGGATGTTGTTCCCGGCGCCCTCAGACTAAGTGCGCATACGAATGCTCGCGGTGAGCAAGTCAACGTAAGCCCGCACACGTCGGTGCGCGGGTGCTCGCAGAGTTCGGATCTTGCCGCCTAGCCGACGGCTTGCGTGCGCGAAAGCGTTGCACCTTGCGGTGTAGCATTTGCGACACCACTGCCTTGGTCTACGCGGAACAGGTTCCCGTGCCGCGCGTTCCACAACACCACAAGGGCAAATCACTATGCGTGTCTGGGGTCGAAGCGACGGCTCTGTATTCAATGTCCTGCATCGCTTACTGCAGTAGTCGCGGACGGCATCGCGCTGGGCACACCCGAACCCGACCACCAAACGCTCTTCCTTTCCGCAGTAATGACAGATCAACAATCTCAGTCGTGGTGGGTTGGAAAGAAACTCCAGGTGGGTGATGTTGCAGTATGCGTTGCAGAAGTTACTACTTCGTTTGTAATGCATGAACCGCATCAACGGTTTACCGCACCACAGACAATTACGTCCGTTAGGTGTTTTTCTTGCCGGTCCTCGTTTTTGCATTTTGATGCCTGAACTCTTCCATGTAAGCAATCTCCAGCCAGCCTAGATACGCAATTGCTTGTGCTTCGGCGGGGGACAGGCTTCCTCCGTATACCTCTTTCTGCCATTTCGCGATTTCGGCGCGGATCTGGTTTTCAGTTCGAGGCTTGGTTGACTTCTTCTTCATTCGACCTTCACCCCCTCGAGCCGAGACAGTACATCGGTGAGGCGGACCTCTTTGTCGATGCGCAGCATGTCGTTGATGAATTGGAGGTGCTTCTTTTTCCCTGCGAAGCGCTTCCGCATCTCTGCGACGTTCACGCAGTTGCCTTCTCTTTCTCCTTCCGCTTCTTGCTTTCGGTCATGTACTCGCCTGCCGCGATCTCCAGCTCCATGCGCCGCTCCGGCGTTTCGGCGGACTTCGCGAACCACGAGATCGCGTTGGCCAGGCGTGCCCGCGTGGTCCCGACCGGCAGCTCTTCGACACCGCCGTTCATGAAGATGTCCTGCACCTTTTCGACCTCACCCTTGAGCAGGCCGAGCTTGGGCAGCTCCTGCCACGCCTGCTTCGGGTCGATGCGCTCCTCGAGCGCCTTGCCAATCAGGCCGACGGTCTGGTTGATCTTGCCAGGGCCGAGGGCGCCTTTGACGATGTCCTTGACCATCGACACCATCGTCTTGGTGTCGAGGTTGTACGTGTCCTGGCTGAACTCGATGTTGTCGTCGAGCCGCTTTCCGAGGTGGACCTGACGGAGCGCCTCATCGAGCGTCGCGTAGTTGGTGCAGACGATACGCATCATGCCGATGCGGAGCGACAGCGCGCCCTTGCCGAAGTCGGAGTTGGCGAGCTGTGCGTAGAACGCGATGACCTCCTCGGTGCCCGCCTTCTTCGAAGGCTGAAACACCATCGGCAGGATGGCCTTCACGGCCCAGCGGAGATCGCCGCCCATGCCCTCGATCGGCACGGCACCGATCTCCTTGCAGGTCTTGGCGAACGCCTCGATCACCGGAATCGAGTCCATGCGGCGGAACGAATCCGACAGAACACCGCGGACCTGATCGTCGACCGAGCGCACGAGGAACCGCTGGTTCTCCTCCTTGGCGTAAATGGTGGTCAAGTTTTCGATCAGCAGCTCGCGGCCGTAGGGTCGCGTTGGATTTCCGTTGTCGTCCTTCTCGAGAAGGCGGTTGAGGTAGGTCTGGGGAACGCCGGCCCGGTCACAGACCTGGTTGAGCGCGTGCTTGTGGAGCCCTTCGCGGAAGTGGCCCTTCGCCTTGCGGTCCTTGGTTCCCATGAGGATGGTGTCGTCGTCGATGGCGAACATCATTGCCTGCGACTGGACGATTCGATCTCGGGGGACCTCGCTGCTGACCTTCTCGATGACCGTCATCGCCGAGCGCTGGGATTTTTGGATGGTCTCCTCGAGCTGGGCTTGGAATCGCTTGACGGTCTGGCCGACCGCTACGTCGTAGTCTCGTGCGTCGTGGTGAATCATTTGATCTTTCTTTCTGTTTTCAACTAGCGAATGCGCGTTTATTAAACGCGGGGTTTTGCTTGAGCGCAGCCTTCAGCCAAGATACTGGTCGACGTCTGCCTGCGTGACCGTGTTCGACTCGACTATCCGCGTACCTACGTACCCATCGTTGGCGGCTGTGTGAAACGCACCAAGCTTTTCTACGAACCCAGGCTCTTGCACAAGTCCTTGGTTAACGACATGCCCTATGTCTTTAGGCAGTGTTACGTTGAAGTGGTGAATAGCGTGTCTCGCCTCCTCGAGGTCCATCGCAGCAAACAGCGCGACGAACCGTTTGAGTTGTGAAGGACGCGAGCTTTTGGCTTTCTTGATTTCCTCGATCAAGGTTTCGAAGGGGGTCATGGCGCCTCATGTGCATACCGCCACATGGCGTTCTGGTTGGCGTCACAGACGATGATCTCTCCGTAACCGCGGATGTAGTCCACCGCGTGCTGCTTCGTGACGAGCCAGATCACCGGCACATCCGACGGAAACCGGTTGTCCGGATGAACCCCCGGGGCGTACCCGTCGGTGTAAACGATGACCAGATCCGGTGCCGTTTCATCGTTGCCCAAGTACTTCCCCATGTAGCGGAAGTACTCGTTGAAGTCCGTACCGCCGCGTCCGTGTACTTCCTTCGGCAGCTCCTCCCCGCTCCGGAACACTTCGTCGAAGTGCGTCGTGCAGTCGCCTTGCATGTAGCGAACCTCGAGATCCTCGTCCGTCTTGAGCATGTTGCTCAACTCGCCGCGAGCGATGGCGAGGCTCTCGCTGTCCATCGACCCCGAGGTGTCGACGTAGAAAAAGACGCGGTACATCGGGTCCCGGATGATGCCGAGCGCAGGGAGGATCGTACCGTCCTCCTCCGACATAGCCGTCAGCATTCGATTCGGCCGTGAGATTCCTCGGTCTGGCTTCGACCGCTTGGTGGACTTGATGCGCGTGGTGAGGATCTCCCACCACGGGATGACCGGGTCTTCGAGGTACTCTTCGAGCCATTCAGCGATGTTCGCCGGTACCGTGCCTCGACCCTTCTGCTGGTCCTTGACCGCCGTCTTGAGCAGCGACTTGAGCTGTGTCCGCAGCTGGTGCGCGAGGCCTTGGGCTTCCTCGGGGAGCATCTCTCGCTTCTCGCCGTCAGGGCTCTCATCAATCCACTTGGCGTGGGTGCCGCCGAGCTGGTGAAGCCAATCCTTTAGAATCTGATCAACTTCCTCCGGCGTCAGGAGCTTGACGCGTTTCATCAACTCCCTTTGATAGAAGTCATACGACTTGCCTGGAGGTAGATCGTACTTCTCCGGTAGCACGAGCCCCATCCGCTCCAAGCGTTCTGGTGTCATCGCAGCGCGGACCTCCGGAGGCAGATCCTCGATCTGCATCGCGCGGAACTCAGCTTCCGCCTTGTCGAAGAACTCCGTCTTGCGCAACAGGTCATTGTCCGCGCAGTCCATCGCGATGTTGTAGACAAGCTCTGCCTTGGTTCGCTCGTCCGCGTTGGTGCCGATGGCGGCCAAGACCTCGAGGAACCTTGGGATGTGATCAAGCACCACGTGCATGATCTCGTGTTCGACGGTGAGAACGCCGAGGGCCATGCTTGCCCGTTTGACGAACACGGGGTCGTAGAACAGCTTGATGCGCCCGCCGCGGATGCCGACGCCCATGGTTCCGCAGCCCTTTTCCTCCACGCGCTGCAGGCTGTTGGCGACCCGTCCGAAAAAGTTCTTCTGGGTCAAAAGATAAAGGAAGAATTCCGAAAGGGTGACGTTCATGTCTGATTTTCCTTGTGAATTCACGCACCGCGAAAGGCGTTGCGTGGCCTATACTTAGGGCATGGTCGACCAGTACCGGGACCCTACCTTGGCTGTTCTCGTTCAACTCGTGGCGGGCAGGCCGAAGCTTGCCGCCGCCGTGGGGGATGTCGACATCCAACCTGACGAATTGGATGCATTGCCGTCTTCGGCCTTCGCATGGCCTGAAAAACGTGCGTTCCCGTTGCACACGCGCGAGCATGCGATGCTGTCGCGGGTTTACCGTGAAAATTCGCCGAGCGTTCCAGGCCATGTCGACGCCGCCCTCAAGGAGGCGTGCGACCTCTACGGAATCGACGAAGACCTGTTCGCCCGCGTCAAACAGGCGGCCCCGGTAGACGACCCCGAGAACTACCTCATCCCCGACCGCAAGCTGATCCCCGTGCGTAATGCGGCTGAGGTCAAGCTTGCCGAAGAGAAGGTTGTCTCGGGGTACACCAAACTCGCGGTGGAAACTCGCGCGCTGGTGTGCACGCGCCTCGTCGAGAAGGCAGCCTACTTCGGTGTGACGCTCAAGCCGCTTACCCACAAGCTCGCAGGCTTCACAGTAACGTCGACAAAGATCCTGAAGGATTGGCTTGGCGCCAGGACCGAAGCTGCCCCGGAGCAGTACAAGGAAGCTTTCCAAAAGCTGGCGGAAGCCGTCGGAACACTGCCCGCCGAGATCCGCGACCGCAACACTCAGATCAAGCTGGCGGAAGTCATCGACGCGCTGGACAAGAAGGCGGGCCTGGTCCGGCACTACGACCGCAAACTCCCTGACCCGATGCTCTCGGTCTTCAACACCGATAAGGTCGCAGGCGAGGGCGTGAACCTCGGTAACAAGTTCGTATCGATGACCCGCCTGGCGTCGTATCCCGCGTCGTTCTTTGGCGATGTCATCGGCGACGACCTCGTACGAGAAGCTTCCGACGGGCATGGTGGAATGGACCCCTACAAGCTGGCGGCCATTCTCGAGACGCTTCCGCTGGACATGAAGAACGTGCTCGCGCAGCAAATGCGCTAGAGTCACTGAATGACCTCCGTCGAACAGGAGCTTCACCGCTTGCGTGGACGCACCAAGCTGGCGTCGTCGTCGACGGGAGAAGCCCGTCGTTTGCTCGCGCAAAACGGTACCTCGGCGGTGGCGCTCATGTTGGCCACCCGACACCTGTACGGGGACTTCCACGACTGGGAGCCGGAGACCTTGTGGGTCACCCTCGAGCGTGAAGGGGTCGCGGTCCCTCCGTGTAACCGTGACAAGCTCCAAGCAGGGATCTCCTTGTTGTTTGTTCCGTCGTTCTATTGGGATGGCATCGTGTTCGAGAAGACCGCGGTTTCCTTTGATTGCTTCGAAGCAAATCCTGACGCCCTCGAAGAAGCGTCGTCCGCGCAGCTTGCCTGGGCAGTCAAGGAAGCCGAGTGGATCATCACCCAACACGACGGAGTCCCCCACGGCTTCGAGCACGAGCCGCGCGCGTACGCATCCGTGGTGATGTTCCGAGAGGGGCTCGTTTATGCGCCTGCACAGCTTCTGTTCGCTCAGGAAGCGCTCGACCGCATCAACGTCAACAACACGTTGAGGACCCGCGTCGAGGAGAGGTGGAAGGCGCTCGACAAGGCCAAGCTCGAGGCCTCGAAGTTCGAAGAGACCGAAGAGGACGTGCAGCTGGCGCGCCTCGCGGCGATCGAGCTGCACGTCCGGAGCAAAGAGGCCGACGCAGCTCGAGACCTAGCGCTGCTTCGCTAGGCCTTAGCTTCGGCCTCGCCCTTCTTCTGGGACACCTGCATGTTGGACACCGCGGTGATGTACGCGGGAAGCTGCGCGAGCACGCGGTTGAGGTCCTGCATGTACCTCGTCCCGTCTTGCACCGTCTTCGACTGCGCGAAGATTTCCCGGATGAAGACGATATTGTTTTCCTCCGGCAGGTCGCTCATGAAGTTCGATAGTTGTGAAGCGTAGCTCTCGACCTTGCGCTTCGTGTTGACGAACATCTGCATCGCGACGTTGGAAGCCAGCGCGGTGATCTTGTCCTGCCGTGCGTCCGTCAGGAGCTTCTTGAACCGGTCCTGAACTGTCGATCCGGTGTGATAGCTGCCGAGCACTTCTTCTGGCGTGATGACGATGGTCGCGTCGACGATGAACTCCGCGAACACCTCGGCGGAGGTAGCTCCGATCGCGCCCGCAAAGGCCGCCCGTGCCTCAGACGACGTCAACGGAACCCCCGCATCATCGAATGCAGCGCACAGCTTGGACACGGTGTCCCAGCTCGCAGGGCACGCGAATGCTTTTCCGGCTCGCGCAGCGTCGAGATCGTACAAGAGCAGCGGCTGTGCCTCGAGGTGCTCGATCACCTTGACGTGGAACTTGTCCTTAGCGAAACGCATGAAGTCTCCGTAAGACGCCGCCACACCTACAATGACCAGACGTCGCCGCATGGCGGGGTCCTTTTCGAACTCGTTCACCGACATGCCACCCCCGGTGGGGTTCATCGTGACGATGATTTGCACCTCGTCGGGGAGCGTCATGTCTCCGATGACGCGATCATCAAGCAGGGTGAAGGTAGCCCTGGACACATGCTTATCGACCGTACGATTCAGCTCCTCGATGGCAAGGATCGGGCAGCGCCCCTTGGGAATCTTCCCGTCCGGGTGACGAAGGCGCTCCGCCTCGATGTACTCGAAGAGGGGTTGAAATCGCCGAGGAATTCGACGATCGTAGTAGTGTTTGGTATCCTCAGCCTTCGTCGGAACATGAAAGTCCTCGATCGACATCGTCGGCATGTGCAGCGCCACGTAGGGGACGTTGCGGTCGGCGGCAGCTTGCTTCGGGATGGCGGTCTTGCCGATGCCGGATGCGCCCATGGCGGCCAGGACGAGACGGCTTCCTGCCATCGACTCGATCAATTTGCGGAAAGTGCTGGTCGACACCATATGGATGTCAAGCTTCTCGGTGAAGGACTCACCCGCGGTCTCGGTCTTTACGGTGGACATCAAACGCTCCTGTGGTGGTTCTAGTGGCTCAGCACGAGGCTGAAGAATTGGTAGCCCTGCGTTCCGACTTGGCGCAGGCGCTTTTTCACGTAGAGGGAAAGCAGCTTTCCCTGTCGAACTACCCGATGTATCTCGCGATCTATGACGGCCAGTTTCCCAAGATCCTGTTGAAGACGGGGCGGCAGGTCGCCAAATCTACAACGATCGCGTGCTTCATGATCGCCGAAACGATCGGCGCTCCCCACTTCAAAACATACTACATTTCTCCTTCGCAAGAGCAAACGCGCAAGTTTTCACATACGCGTATTTCGAAGATTCTGGCATACAGCCCCGAGCTGCGTCGATACTTCGTCGGCCCCGAATCGATCGACAACGTTCTTTTGCGGATGCTGCGTAACGGGTCGGAAATGGCGTTTACGTACGCTCTCGATGACCCCGACCGTGCACGCGGTTACTCCGCCGACCGCTGCGCTTTCGACGAGGTCCAGGACATTCTCTTCGAGCCGGTCATCCCGGTCATCGAGGAGTGCATGAGTAACTCGAGCCACGCGTACTCGATGTACTGTGGCACGCCCAAGACAATGGAGAACACCATTGAATTCTTGTGGTCGCTGTCGTCACAAACCGAGTGGTGCATCAAATGCGATGCGTGCGGGACGTCAACGTTCATCGACAGCATCAAGGCGCTGGGCAAGTTCGGACCTATTTGCATCAAGCCGGGCTGCGGACGCCCTCTCAACCCGAGGCGCGGACGCTGGGTCGACATGAAGCCTTACGGACGCGGGGATGGAAACGCACGCATCAAGGGTTTTCACATTTCGCAACCTATGATGCCGGAAAACGTCCCTGCTGCGTGGAATCCTTCCGACCCTGAGTACGCCAAAGCGCTTGAACGCTGGGAACGCATCCTGTTCAAGATGGAGAACTGGGGCGAGGTCAAATTTATGAATGAATCTCTCGGCGTTTCGACATCAACCGGTACTCGGCTCCTTACCAAGGAAATTCTCGAGTCGCTGTGTGACCCCAACTTGGTTATCACACGCTTGCCCGAGAAAAACTCGCTCCAGGGCGTCACGCGAACCGTCGCGGGAGTCGACTGGTCTGGCGGTGGTTCCGAGGTGAAAGGAACCGAAGGGCTCGTCAAGTCCCGCACGGTGCTCCACATCTGGGGTGACACCGGTGACGGACGCCTCAAGACCCTCTTCTACAAGATCTTCCCGAACGGCCATGCCACCGGATGGATCGACGAGATCGTCGAATTGTGCAACGCCTGGCAGGTCCAGATGGTCGCCGGTGACGCAGGGGAAGGAGCCCTCGCCAACTCGATGCTTCGTGAAAAGCTCGGTGCGCACCGCGTCATCCAAGTCCGGTACATGGCTCTCTCCAAGCCGGTTGAATGGAACCCCAACGCGCAGACGTATCACACAGACCGCACGACGCTGATCGACAACTTCGCTACGTTCTTGACCCATCGTCGTGCGATCTACGCGATGCTTCCTCAGATGCAGCCGGCCATCACCGACATCCTCAACGTCTACGAGGAGGTCACCATGCAAGGTCGTAAGGTGTGGCGACACGCAGCAACGCAGCCTGACGACAACCTGCATGCGCAACTTTTTGGATGGTTCGCCTGGAAGCTGCTGAGTAGCGACCTGAAGTTCTACACCTAGCTGCGCGCAGGGCGGCCGTTGCCACCGCCGCTCATGCCAGCCGCGGTCGACATCGCTTCGTTGTACGCCTCCTTGGCCTTGGCGTTGTCGACGGTCGACTTGGCCAGCTCGGTCTGCGCGGTGAGCGCGTTGACCAGCTGCGTCTTGGTCGATGCCAGCTCGCTCTTGAGCGACTCGATGGTCTGCCCGTGGTGCGCGATGTCCTTGGTCAGGTTGGAGATCGTCGCGTCCGTCGCGGCCTTGGTGATCGCCACCTCAGCTCGCCGGCTCAGCCTTTGGAAGCATCGGAACAATGGCCCCGTCGTAGATCTCCATCAGCTTGACGTAAACCCCTCTGCAGGTCCGAACGTCCGAGAGCGCCTCGTGCGCATTGCCCGGATCAACACCGAAGTACTGCGCCAAGGTCCCCAACTTGAGATTGGGTACGAGCCCGTTGCGAAGCAGCGGCATCGACAAGGCCACGGTGCAGTACTTGTGGTAGTCGCTCGCCCAGCGCATGAGCCGCTGCTGCATCGCGTACTCATAGAACCCCCAGTCGAACGGCGCGTTGTGCGCGGTGAAGATCGCGTTGCGCGACATCTGCGCCATCTTCTGCATGGGGAGGTCAAGTTCTACGGCCCCCTCAGCAGCCCACTTCTCCGCGGAGTAACCATTGACCTCCGCTGCCTTGGGGTGCACCGGCTTCTTGGGGATCACCTTTGCGACGTACTCCTCAAGGACCTTGGAACCGGAAGGGTCGGTGCGGATGCACGCGACCTCGACCATGTCGGCGACGAATGGACTCAGTCCGCCGGTTTCGCAGTCGAAGAAGAACAGGTCGTATTCTCTGAAAGTTGCCGGACGTGAATGCATCGGTTGCTCTCTTGTTGTTTTACCAAATAAACGGGAGTTTTTGTTGATTCAGACCTGGACGGACAGCGGGTGCGGTGGCTCGTAGTTCGGGTACTTCTCCTTGAGCCCAGGTACGCGTAGCTCGCAGGTCCACAGCTTCTCCTCGAGAACCGGGTAGTGGTCCTGCCAGTCGGCGACTGAGGCCTGACACCCGGGGCACGTGACAACGTCACTGTCGTCAGTTTCGCCCTCAACAGGGACGCTCGGCGACAGTTCGACGGCGTGCTCGTCGCCTTCGATCTTCGCGCGCATCACCACCGGCTGCATCGCGTAGCCGCCCACGATGAAGTTTTCGAAGTAACCCTGGTAGCCCTTGATGATGATTTCAGGAGGTTCGTTGGTTCCGATGACCGACGACAGGTAGAGGTCGAGATGGTGCTCGACAAACGCGATAGGCAGGAAGACTACGCTGCTCGGCGGCATGAACGTCACCATCGCAGGTGCGTACAACCGAACGGCGTCCAGCTTGGAACCAGCGGAGTTCGCAGCACGGTCGAAGTAGCCCATCATGGGTCCTCGAGGCGTTTGAAACATCAACAGGGGTTTTTTGCGGACGTCACCCCACGGCAGCTGCGACAGCTTCTCGTTCTTTGATTTCATCTTCATCCTCGCGTAGTTCGTTGATCGCTTCTTCATCAAGCGTGTACAGCAGCGTCTCGTCTGGGGTCAGTTGCTTGAGCCCTGTTTTTTCAATGTAAGCTGCAATCGACATCTGCTCGCCGTAACTCGGGCCGACGCTGATATCACACGCGAACGAAACAGGGAGCCAGGGGTACTTCTCTGCGACTCGCTTGACGCAATAGTAATCCAAAAAGGCTTCCAGTTCATGCAGATGCTTCTTTTTACACGTCGCCACGATTGAGTCGTGGACCGTGATAAGCAGGCGCCCGCCCATCTTGTGGATGTGTTCATCCAGTTCCACGAGCTGACCCAGCACGATGTCCGAAGACGTCGACTGGATCTTCATGTTCTTGCCGCGGCGCTCCGCTTGGCCGCGGAAGAAGCCGTTGACGCCCTGGAGCGGGAACCGACGGCGACGGTAGAACAACGTCTCGACAAATCCCGTCATGTGGATCTGGGCGACCGTCGCGTCCATGTATCCCTTGAGCGACGGGAACCGGATGAACAGCTTGTCGATGACGTTCTGCGCTTCTTCTTCCGAGATGCCGGCGGTCTCGGCGATCTTCTTCGCCATGGCGCCGTAGAGGATGCCGAACACGACGCGCTTCACCGTCGTACGCAGCGCTTTCATCTTCTTGTCGGACTCCTTCTTGAGTTCGACCTCGTCGTACGGAATCCCGAAGATTTCCTGTGTGAACCAGCTGTGGACATCGAGACCTGCGTTGAGCGCCTCGATCAACTGCGGGTCAGGCGCGTACGCCGTGAAGACACGGATCTCGGCACCTTTGTAGTCAAGGTTGACGATGACCTCTTCTTCACTGTCGTCGGGGATGAAGATCTTTTTGATGTTGAACCCCGCCAACCACGGCGGGAGGTTCTGCATGTTCAGGTTGTTAGACGAGAGGCGGCCGGTCGACGTTCCGTGGAGATGGAAGTTCGTATGCAGCATGCCGTCGTACTCGGCAAGCAGCTTGATATCGTGTACGAACCCCGAGAGCGCCTTGTGTGCCGAACGGTACTCGAGCAACGTCTTGGTGAAGAGGCACCCGGTCTTTTCGGCAATCGCGCGCAGTGTTTTTTTGTCCGTCTTCCACTGCTCTGACTTCTTGTTTTGTTCGACCCACGGTCCCAATCGTGTTTCGGGATACCCAAGCTCTCCTGGTCGTCTTGGGTTAGGTGCGTCAGGGTTCCAAATTCCAGATACGTAAAGAACGTGCGCCACGTGTTGTGTGGAGTTGGGGTTGAACTCTTCATCGCGACGTTTGTTCGACGACACGTCCCAGAAGGACCGTAGAAACGAACCCTTCTCAGCGACGACCTTCGATAGCTCGGTCTCGAGAAACTCGAGGTAGGGCTTGTCAACCCTCATGCCCTTGAACTCCATCAACCCGAGCGAACGTGACCCAGGTACACAATGCGAGTTCATTAGGTTTTTGGCGGACATGAAGTTTTCAGACTTCATACGCATGAACTGGTTGCGTAGCAGCCGTCGAGTTAAGTCGGTATCGATAGCGGCGTATTGGAGCAAGATGTCGATGTCGACGCGCTCGTAGCCTGAATCGAATGTTTGTTTCTTTCGATCTTTCTTCGCCCCGAACAGGTACTTCTCGAGATCGGCCTTACCCATCTCCGCGACCATGCCCTCGTCGAACCCTTCCGTACCTTTCTTGATTTTTCCCTTCTTGCAGCCTGCAACCACCGAGTGGACGCTTTCCTCCTCGATTGTCAACGTTGTCGCGAGTTCATGGACCTTATCGGCGTAGTTCGCGAATTGAGGAAAGTAGCTACGTCCCAAGATCTTTAGGGAGTACGCGCCTGTCATGTCCTCACGCAGGAGATGCTCGCCGAGCATGGTATCCCACATGACGTTGTGAACTCTGAAACCATGCCGCAGCTCAAGGAACTTGAGATCGAACTTCGCGTTGTGAAAAACCTTAGGCTTGGGACAGGCGAGCACGCGTTGGACATGCGCGATAACCTGTTCGAGTTCTTCCGGAGTCCAAGGCGAGTCCTTGTGGTACAGGGGGATCGCTGTCGATCTGCCTATATCCCACGCGAACGAGATGCAGAGAACCTTGGCGTCTTCGCGGTGTGGGTTGACTGTATTGGTCTCAGTATCCACCGCGAGCGCGCACTGAGAGGCTTTGGCGCCCTCCGGTGCATCCTTCGTGACGTAGTCGATGATGAGGTCGCAGATGTCCTTGACCTCCTCGACCGTCCTGGGGATTTGGTACTCTTTCGTCAGTTCTTCGATCGTAATGTTGGACGCAGCGTCATCGATGCCAGCAGCGATGCGTACTGCCCGAACGAAGTCGTTGTAGAACAGGTTAAATAGGCCGGTCTTGGCCATCAAGTGTTTCGTCGAGAACGACGGAATGACCTTTACGTGGTGACCCGCGATCTCCATATCAAGAAGGCGCCCACGCGCCTCCATGAACTTTTCGCCTTTGTAGCCGAGCGCCTTGAGAGCATTCGACCCCATCACCATGATGACTTTCGGGCGCTTGTTCTTGATAGCGCTCCGCAAGTACACCGAGCAACGGTCGATGACGGCCTTGGGCAACGTCGCAGATTGGTCCCGTCCTTCCTCGACCTGACACTGGACTGCGTAAGTATCCCACTTGCGCATGTTCTTCATGCGCAGCTGACCTCCCGACTTCTCGTCGAGAATTCTCAGGTCTTTCCAGGTCTGGCGGATGATTCGACCTCCGCGTCCGTAGAACACTTCCTTGTTGTTCACGGACCAGGAGGACGGGGACTCGGACACGAACATGATGTCGACTTCGCCGGGAGCGCCCGCGCCCGCGACACGTCCCTTGCGCTCCAGCGCACAACCTGCGCAGGCCATTCCCTTCTGTCCCGCGATCTGGCAGTCCGGCGAGAAGGCCTCGTCGTTTACGTCGAACAACGGCAGCTGTACTTTTTTGCCTGCCATGATTCGCTCTAAACGATCATACCATCGACTGATTCGGGCTTGTCGCCCGTTTGCGCAGACCCACCCGGAAGAAGAGCGATCGGGGCCGCGACGGCAGTTTCTCTGTTTTTGCGTACTTCATCGAGGACGTGCTTGACGTTGAACACACTGATCAACGCGAGAGACTGGCAAGGCCCCATCGTATCAACGAGACGTTCGAGTACCTTGTTTTGCTTCACAAGTTCATTTTCGACATGAAACGGAGACCGCTCACTGACCTGTTTGAGAAAGGTGGGCGTCTCGTTCTTGTACTTGGTGTTGGCCAATACGCCCTGAGTGGCCTCGATCCAGTTGACCACGAGCCACTCCATTTGTTTGTCGAGGTAGACACCCTTCTTTGTTTTGTTGATGTCGTCCAGTTTGTTAATGTCCCCCAGCATCGAACGGATGGTCGTTACGTTGGAAATGCGCTCATCTGAATTAATGATCTGAATGCCCGAGCTGAGGATCGACTCGAATATTTGCTCGTTCTCCGACGTAGTCTTGAGGCGCGCAAGTTGGTCCTTACGGCTATCCGCAAAGTCGTAGCCAAACTGCTGACACTGTGGAATGGCAGGATTGCGCTTTCCGTGCCGCCGCTCGCAGTCTTCTTCGATCAGACGGATCATCACCATCGCGGGGTAGAGCGCCTCCCGAAACCGCGCCGATACGTGACTCGGCATCATGCCGTTGCCCGAGTACTCGTTTTCTATCGTCGACTGAATACGTCGAATGGCCGGCATGTGTCGCATCAAACCAACGGCCAGTTCGTGTCGCGTGTTCTTGATGCCTGATTCACCGAATTGTTTAAGGAGCGAGACGACCGGATCAATCCGAGTATCGTCTTTCACGAGTTCGAAGCTGACGAAACGAGAGAGTGATGCTGCGTCGCGCAGAGGACGAATCGCGCACGTCACCAAAGGAAACCGGAGGTGGTAAGTCCGACTTTCACCGCTCGTCGTACCGATCGACCAGCTCACCGCGTTCTCCGAAATGAGGTCGCGACACAGCTCCAATACCTTGCGCACTGCCAAGGACTTGGCGTCGTTGGTGCCATAGTCCTCGAACTCTTCGAGACATAGCGTCAACGAACTGTTGTTTCGCTGCTGCCTGATAGAGGCTGCGGTATATCCCTGCATCGCGAGTGCATGCGCCACGATGTTAATACTAGAAAAGCCTGTTCCCCCGATGAGCCCTGACGTGATGCGGCTTTTGCCTGAGGCGTGCTCGCCGTTGAACATGATCGCAGTCTGCCGGGTGAACACGGCCATCACAGGTAGACACATGATGTAGAGCGCAAGGAACGTGCAATCGAGAGCCTGATACTTGAATGACCACGAGCCTTCGAGCATGGCGCGAATACGTAGATACAGCTCGGTCAGGTCGATGTCAGCTTCCTCGATTTGATCCGCTTTCTTTACGGAGTGAAGCCACGCTTCGCCGTTGTTGTCGAAAATGATTCCCCGGTCGCTAGGTCCATCAAGTAGGCGAACCTCGAACTTCGATTCCTCTCCGTGCACAAGATGAAAAACGTCGCGCCCGTTGACCATGTACGAGTGCATCTCACCGTCGCCTGACGTGATGTAGTGGAGGCCCTGCCCCTTGGTCGGAGCGTTATCCATCGACGGCAGCCCTTGTGCCAGCTTGAGCAACGCAAAGTTGAGGTACTCGCGGTACTTCTTCACCCGCACGGTGATTGCGAAGAGCGAGTCTTCGCCCTCGAGCGACATGAAGGCGGGGTCACCGATCTTGTCGCGGATGAACTCGTAGAGAGCGCCGAAGTAACGAGCGAACACGGTCTCGATGGACTTCTCGTCGTTGAGCACGATCGTGTCCATTTGCCTCAGCGCTTTGATCCAAATCACCAAAAGACGTTTCCGACCTTCGGCGTGCTGAATGCCGATGAAGTGGATGTGCTCTTTTAGGATGTCGCAGGTGCGTTCGATGAACGCTTCTTCGTCCTCGTCCTTGGCCCGGATTTCACGGAACAAGATCGACTTGTCGAGGCCGAAGTGCTTCTCGATGATGTCGCAGAAGGTGTTGCACTCCTGCGCGCCGCGAAGGAGCTTGCCCCACTCGGTGGCAACGCGGTTTCGCTGCCTGACGTCATCCGCATCGACACGAGTGATCTCACGTGACGCTTGATCGAAGCACCACTCGTGGAGGTGCCAGTAGCAATCGGGGGTGTTGACGTAACGCGCCCAACGCGGGTAGCCAACACAAGCAATGGCTTCGTCGGGGTCCTTGATCCGTTTATCCGGGTTGGTCGGATCACGCCACTGAACGTATTCGTCGGGCCAGTTGAACGCCGTGATCGTGATCTTGTCCGTCGTCGTTTTATCAGCACACTTCTGCACGATGTTGTCGCCGCCACGGTCACGGTCTTGGAGGATACGCGCCTTGGTGATGCCGTAATTAACGAGCGGATCGAGCGACTGCACGGAGGCGCCGCCTAGCGAGAACGCGATGAACTCGTCGGACTGACGGCGGACCTGCTGCGCGATGCACGCCAACGTGTCGAACTCGCCTTCCGTCAGGCACACCGTGTCTGCGTAACTCTTGCCCTCGATCGATTGAACACCGAGCATCGTGCGGTAGTAGTGCAGCCCGTAGAAACCACGGAAACCCTTCATCTCCGCCTCGTAGGCATCGTCGACGAAGAACATCTCCTTCTTGTCACGGGAGGGGCAGCGCAACTTGAACCGGCATACCGAGTCTGGCTCGTCGTGTAGAGGGAATACCAAAAAGCCGGGGAACTTCGCGTCCTGGGTGAATGCTGCGAAGTAGCTCTGAAAGAACTTGGATTCCTCGGAATCCATGCCGAACTTTCCCGCAACCGCGGCGATGGGAGGAAGCACGCCAAGGAGTTGATTCGATGTGATTACATGCCAGATGCCGTGCGGATCGGCCTTCACGCCGGTTCCGGTATCCTCGTCCTCTGCTTCATGTGCAGGACGTGCCTCGTTCGGCGCGTAGCCGCCCAACCCTCGTGCAATCAGGTATTCGACAGCAGGGATGGTGTATCGAAGGTGTTGCGCAATCTCGATCGAGCCGTCCAGGTTCTTTCGATAACCAGCAATCCCCTCAAACAACTCGTCACAGAAGAATTTGCACAGCGTGTTCTTGGTTCGCTGGTATTGCTCGTGGTCGCGGACTTTCTCAAAGAGCGCTTCCGGGATGGAGCCCTTGAGCCCAAACCGCTTGCGCATAAACAAGAGCGCGTCCCCAAAGCTGCACGACTGGCTCTTGGCCTTGGAGGTGAGTGCCGCGACGAACTTGATCGGGTCGTAGAAGGACTTGTGGCACCCGAAGCACTTCACCATGCCCTTGCCCGGCGTGATGACGAACGAAGGCCCTGGGTCGTCGTGGAACGGGCACCGTCCCTTGATGTGCGGTCCTGACCGCGTGAAGCCCGCCTCGGGACACAGGTCCGAGACCAACAACAACCAGTCTCCGAATGTCAGGTCTGTCCAAATCGCCTTGAGGCGGGAAAATTGGACCTTCTTGTCGGTGGCTTCTTTAGATTTGCGCGCCACTCGTCGACTCCTCCACCATCGCTTGGTAGTCGGGGCAAGACGGGCGATAGCTACACCATTCGCAAGGCCACCTGAGCTTAGGCTTTGCGGGGAACGGAGCTACGAGACGTTCCGCAGCATTGTTGAGCGTTTCGAACAACCACGGAGTAAACAGCTTCTCGATTCGATTGGACTCCATGTAGTCCAGCCACTGAATCTTCGGGTAGCGCTCTCCCTGGAGGAAGTTGATACCGGAGCGCACCCCCGCAAGTCCGTCAACGTTGACCAATGCCATCACGGCGTACGACCAAAGTTGCTTCTTGAACTTGTCGCCTTGCTTGATGTCCTTCGACACGCCGGACTTGTGGTCCATGACGATCAAATCGTTGTTTGGTGTAACCGCGCAGAGGTCGACTTTCCCGCGGAAATAGACGTCAGGGCTAAAAAAACCAGTCTTCTTGAAATCCGCGGTGAATCCCCACTCAGCCTCGAGGAGCACTGTCTGAATCCGTTCTCTTTTACAGAACGCGTCCCACTTTCCAAGGAAGTCCTCAATCGCGTCGTCGAGAACGCGCAAGTCTTCCTTCTCCGTCCCGGTGAGCGGGGTCTTCTCTGCTGCAATTTTACGCGCCTCCGTGTCTGATCGTCCGCCGACTCGATATTCAAGGATGGTGTGCGCGTGCGTGCCCACGGTGTTGGCGGAGTTCACGGACTCCTCGACGGTCTTGAGGATGTACTTGTGCTTGAACTGTGCCGCGCAGGTTTCAGCGACTCCGGCCTTTGAGATGGACCAAGGTGAAAACTGCTTAGCGAGCGGCGTAATTTCGTACAAGGCAACCCCCTGGAAACGCGTTCAAGCTAAAAAAAGGGATGTCCCCTCTATGCCGAAAAGGACCAAAGTCCCCGTTGTTACCTAGATGAACAACGGGGACGAGGTCCGCAACGTTACATGGGTTTGGCGGACGAACGCACTGCCGAAGCGGGCGGAGGCGCCGACAGATCCGGCTCACCAGAGTCGTCACCGCCGAGACCTGCCGCCAGCTTGTTGCGGTCGAACTCCGCCTCTGCGAGCGCGGCAGCCTGATGGGACGAACCCGCCTTTAGGTAGTAGTCCCCGAGGAAGCGCTTACGGTTGGCAGAGAACAGCCGCGAGAACGCTTCGGCGATCTTGACGATGCTGGCGGGGTTGTCCTTGCCCGTCGGCTCAATCTTGTAGACGTAGTACACGCCCAGTTCGCCCGTCTTCTTTTCCGTGGAAAGCAGGTAGCTCTGCTTCCACGCATAGGGGTGAACCTTCGCCAGCGACATCAGTGCCGAACCCGCGCCTCGAGACGTCTTGCCGAACTGGCACAGATAGACCTGGGACAGGTCGTACGAGAGCAGCGCTACGACGATCTGGTTCTGACAGTCTGTCTTCTTCTGATCGCCACGGCCGCCGTTCTGCTGACCGAAGGGCAGGTGTGGACACTTCTGGCAGACGCCGTAGGGCTGTCCCAATTTTGCGTCGGGCGCTTGGCACTCCGGTGCCTTCTCGCCCTGCTTGAACATGATGTGTTCGTAGTTGAAGTGGAGTGCGATGAACTGGAACGGCTTCTCGAGAAGCGTTCCCGCCGTGGTGTACATGTCACCCTGTTTCGCAGACTCCGGCTTGGCCGCAGACTGCGTGGTCGGCTGCGCAATCGAGATGCGAGGCACAGACCACGTCGTGATGACCTCTTCCATGCCTTCGCGAACCGGGTTGGCCTGATCAACCAGCGCCTTGATCTTCGTGCGCTCCTCGTCGGTGAACGTGGGGTCGTTAAGAAGCTCCCGCACGTCGCCAAGTTTCTGGGCTGTAATCAGCTCGAGTTCTTCGACGTCTGCGATGGTCGGGATGCGGATGCCCAGCGCGTTGGTGGGCGGTGCTGTTACGCGCGCGGTTTGAGTGGGGGCCGACTCAGATTCCCGTGTCGTCGTTTCGGTCGCAGTCGTATCAATAACTGCGGTCTTGCTCTTGTCGTTTTTCTTATCTGCCATTGGAAATCTCCCTAGCCTGTGGAACAACGGTTGCCGTTGGGGTTGTCCGCTATCGAATCCTCCCCCTGAGGAATCAGACAGTTCGTTCGATTAGCGGAAGTAGACTCTACTGTTATGTATTTCATCCGGGCAAGCTCTTTTGCTTACGAACTCATGGAAAGGCCGCGTAAAGAAAAGTTGCTGTCCCCATACAGACTGTTACGGTGGTGGGACCGTATGTCACAGGGACTTAGCCGAAGCGCGTCCGCATACTTCAACGAAATCTCCAAGGTGTCGCCCATCAGCGATCCTCAGGAGGAACGCCGCCTGATCCTGCGGTGGCAGAAGCACAAGGACGTAAAGGCTAGGGACACTCTTGTCCAAAGCCATCTACGCTTTGTCATCACGGTTGCTCGGAAACGTTGCCGCGACGCGGACCGACTACAGGACCTCATCGCGGCAGGAAACATCGGGCTGATCAAAGCCGTCGACCGTTACGACCTGTCCCGTCGCCCTGCCCCGCGTTTCCTCACGTACGCCGGATGGTGGATTCAGAAAGAGATTGCGGACGAGGACTACGCGACCACCACCGTCGTACATGTCCCGACGCACCGGCAGAAGGCGCAGCGCAAGGCTGCCAAGCTCTTCCAGAAGGCTGTACAAGCCCACGGCCCCGAAGCACGTCAACTCAAGAAGATGGACCCAGGGAACCCAGAAGGTCTATCAGTCTCCATCGACGCCGTCCAAGAGACGGTCGAGAGCGAGGGCCCTGAGGAACCCAACGGCGTCGATGTCGAGCAGGCCAACAAGGTGCTTCGCGTTGCGATCAGTCGACTCCCCGTGCGCGAGCAAACAGTCTTGAACCTGTATTACGGCGTAAAGGACGAACCGCGTAACTTCGCACAGATCGCGAACATCCTCGAGATGTGCCCCGAGCGCGTACGCCAAATCAAAATTAACGGCGTGAAGCTGCTCAAGACAGACCTCACAAACCACCCCCTACTCACTTGGGAACATCATACGTTCCGCTGACCGGCGTCGACTGCGTCCTTCATGTGTTTTTGGATGAGCCTTAGAATGTGTGTTTCGGTAGTTCCTGGCGTTTGAAGCTGCGCTACGAAGTAATCCGCTGTGATGACGGATTTCTCGACGAGTTGCTTCTTTTCTAGCGCAACGAACGTCATGTCGTTTGACATCAGGTCGATACGCATCAGTGCGATGGGTTGGTCCCCTTTCTTTGCTAAGACCTGAACCATGGTGAAGTCGAGCGGCGAGAACGCCCATGTACCCATGTGTTTCATGGCCCCGTAGATTCCCAGGGGATCAATCGGAGCCTGTGCCAACAACGACACCACGACCTCGTCCGTCAGGAGTTCAAGCCGGCGTAGCGCCTTCAGGTTTTCGACCAATCTAGGAGGTACCGGCGCCAGGACCTTGAGGGCCACGTGAGCAACCTCAAGGTCCTCGGCGCTGTCTACAAACTCGCCGAGCGAGAGCGATTTCACAGCGTGTCGCGCAGGCCTGCCGTGAACTCGAGCGCAGCGATGTAGTTCTTGGTCTTCGCCTTGGTCTCGTCACTGACGTTCGCCTTCTTGAGGCGCTCGTTCAGGATGCCGAGCTGCTCGAGGATGGCGGTCTTGGGGCGAAGGTCGATCTCCTTGCCTTCGTAGATCTCCTTGGCGACCGCGACCTTCTCGTTGTCGTACTCCGGCTCATTCCCCTTCTTCTTCTTCGGCTTGTCACGTTTGATGCCCAACTTCGTCTTGGCCTTGTCAGCCACAGCCTTGACGTCTTCGACGGACATCTTCTTACCGCCCGCCTGCCTTTCTTGGATTGCGTGCAGGACCTCGGTCTGCTGTGCCTTGGGCAGCGTGACGATCTCGCGCACCTGCGTCGGCGACACTTCGCCCTTCTCAAGCGCGTCCTTCACCTCGGACGCGGTGTTCTTGAGCAGTGAGAGACGTTGCGAGATGTACGGCTCAGACTTGCCCAGCTTGTGCGACAGCTCCGCCTGCGTGACCTCGTAGGTCTCGATGTAGTTCTGCATCGCCTGCGCTTCCTCGAGCGGATCGAGATTCTCACGCTGGAGATTCTCCACCAGGTTCAACACAGCCTGCTGTTGGTTGCTTCCTTTGACCTTCTTAACGTCGACTTGCGCCCAGCTGGCAGGTGACGTTTTGCGCGGAAGCTTCTTGCCGCTCTTGTCCACGGGCGCCCAGTCGGGGTCGCGGAGTTTCTCGATCGCCTTGTAGCGACGACCGCCCGCAACCAAGAAGTACTTCCTCTTGCCTTCCTTATCTCCGCCGCTTTCACGGACGACGAGTCGCGAGATCATCCCATTCTCGTCCATGCTGGCAGCCAGCTCGTCGATGTTGGTGAAGGTCTTGCGGCTGTTGAATCCTTCGGGGATGTGGATGTCGCTAAACGCGACGCGTGAACTATCCTTGTTTTGATCGGACATGTAATTCCCTTGTTCGTGAAGTAGAAACGCAAAAGGGGCCCGGCGATGAACCAGGCCCCTTTACGTATCGTTACGAGTGGTCGGTGACCAAGTCTACAAGCGCCTCGACCTGTGCCTTCAATCTCTCCTGTTCGGGCTGCGTTGCGGCAGTCATGCGACCGCGCAGTTCGCGAATCCGCTGCAGGATTGCTCCCACGTTATTGGGATCCTCCACGGATTCCCGTCCCTCGGTGGGCGCGAGGAGAGTTGTAAGCGCTGCGTGCAACGGCGCTAGTGATGGACGCTTCGTTACGAGGACGGCGACCAATTGCGACATGATCGACACTGCTGCGACGGCCCTACCCTTGGTCCAGAATTTCTTGCGCCTGGACGCACTATCAAACAGCAACGTGATCAGATTGTTTGCCATGTCAAGGTTCCTTGATGTGCTGCAACACCCTCCGCCGATCGATCTTCCGAAGCTCGATCTCGTTGAGGGGTTTCCCTTCAAGCAGTTCACCTATGGCAAAGTAGAACTCCACCGCGACATCCTGTACGGAAAGTTCGGGGTCGTTTTGGATCGCTAGCCAAAGAGCACGCACGCCGCCGTGGCGGCGAATCACATCCCCGGTTATCTTGGTTGCGAGCCCTGTGCGCGGTTTACTCCGCGCTTTGGGCATCGGCTCCCTCAAAAGGTTTCGTGCCGCACTTGGGGCACTGCGGGACGTTCGTGTGCGCGCGATGCCCGAGGGCGGACCCGCACTGCGGGCACGTCGTTTTGGGTTCACCGGACGCTTCCTTTGTTTGGCTTTCGTCAACTTCGACGCCGAGCTTTTCCATGGGGACCTTTCCAAAGGAAAGGCCACCTACAGTCTGCCGCGGGCGGAAGACCATAGGTGGCCTTCTTAGTTCAGCGGAGCGAGACCTTGGCCTTCTTTTCGATCTTCTTGCCCTTGATGACGGTGAAGTCACCCTTGGGAGCGTCGTCGCTCTTGTTCAGGAACTTCTCAGCCTCGCCGAAGCTCTTGAACTCGTGGATTTCGCCGACCACGATGTAGACCTTCGGGGGGTTCTTGGCCTCAGCCGCCGCCGCGTCCGTTCCGTCGGTGTTGTTGAGCGGCGCCGTGTCAGTCTTCGGTGCGATGTCCGTCTTGGGGATCGCGCCACTCGGCGCAGCCGTCGTCGCTGCGGCGGGAACCGGAGCGGGCTTCTTGTCGGCGGTCTTGGGGCTGGTCTGGGTCTGCTGCGTGGTCATGTGTGTTGGTCTCCTGTTTCTTTTCTACGGGGTTCGTGTCTACTTTTTTCCGCGGCAGTGGAACCACATCGAGCACCATTTCTCGCTGCACCACCAGTTGCCGGGGTCTGTCCTTGGGAAGTGACCTGACGCGATGGACCTCGCGACGTCCTCCATCACTTTCACTGTGTGCTTCACCGTATGTGAAGAAATCACACCGTTGAGAACTTCATACCGAGGTCTCGCGACTTTTGCACGACCTTTCACGACCTGATCGACCTGGACGTCGGGTGTATTCTCGACCCCGGCGTACAATGCGAATTGCAAGTCGTTGTCGAGGTCCCCTTCGGACCATTTGTCCGTAACGACCTTGAGGTCGTGGACCCGCTTGGGCTTACGGAGTACTGCCGGAAGAACCGGTTGCTTGACGCCCGCGGCCTTCTGTTTGGCGAAGTTGTCAACCAGCTCCTCGCGGATCGACTGGTACTCTTTTTCGTTGAGAGCTTGCACCTGGATGCTGTCGATGCGTCCAAGCACCGGCAGCCGAATCTTCCCATCCTCCGTCTCGATCACCGTGTGGAACGGCTTTTCCACGTATACCGGCATCATCTTGGGTGCAGCTTCGTTGTAGAAGACCTTGGTGCAGGTGATGCCAACGTCCTTGAAGGATTCCGGGGGCTGGTCTTCCCAGTCTTCGATGAGCGGCTTCTGCTTCTCGAAGGCGGTCGAAAACACGTCGGTCGCGTCGTCAAGGGACGGCAACTGCCCCTTGAGGAACCGATCCGTCATCATCATTTCGACAGCGGCGTGCACTTGGATTCCTTGAAACATCCGAGCAGATGGTTTGCTCGGCTTGTTTTCAATATAACGAAGGTACCACTGTCGTCCGCATTTGAGGAAGGTGGTTGCTTGAGAAACCGACAAATATCCTCGCGGAAGAACATCGACCAGTTCGATATCTTCGGGGATGGGGATTTGAGGATCCAGACAGTCTTCGACTTCTTCCATTCCGTTCGACATATCTAATAATCCTTCGGAAAGTCGAGCGATTCATTGGGGCCGAGCGCCCGCACCTTCCCTGTAGCATCGTTCTTCACGAGCCGATTGGAGGCGGCGAGCACGCTCGACATATCAGGTTCATCCACGGTCACGGCGGGGGTTGTTTCCGCCGTAACCGTCGGTTTGGGTGCGGTGGTTGTTGTTGTTGTTGGGTGCGCCGCGACGAGCGCATCGTCTTCTGTTTCGACGGAAAGCTTGACTTCGAGGGCTCCTTTGTATTCGAGAGATGTTCCGTTTTTGAGCTTGAGGCCCTGCGCCTTGAGGTCTTTCTCGACGAGGCGAAGGATGTCCTTTTTTTCAAAAGTAACCGAAATCTTCATTACCGCTCCCGGATCTGGATGAGCTGAGCCTTCGCGACAGGACGTGCCACGGAGCGTGGATACACGCAGGCAGGGTCAAACAAGGAAACACCCTCCGCGATACACCTCAAACTATGCACACACACGACACAACTCAAGCGCTGGGTGAGGAGGCGATCGACGTCAACCTTGTTATCGAGCAAACGCATGATAGCAGGCTCTACGGTGTTACGTCCCAGCAAACGGTAAACAGTTACGTTTTTCGTTTGCCCAATCCGGTAATTTCGGTCGAGGCTTTGGAGGTACGCCCCCAGGGAATAGGTCAACGAGAAGTACACCATGTACTGCGCCGCGTTGAGCGTGATACCCACGCCGGTCGAGACCTGCGCCAGATAAACACGTACGGAGGGATCTTCGTTGAATCGGTCCGCGAGGTCCTGGATACGTGAACCGGTCTTGCCGTCCACGCGCACATAGGACGTGCCCTGGCTGACAAGCTGAGCTTCGACGAGATTCAGCTCCCACTGGTAGTAACACCAGACGATGACCTTGTTGGGCGGGTCGATAAGCAGGGTGTCGAGCAGCTCGACCAACGCGTCCAGCTTCGGATTCTCATCGAACAACGTAACCGTGTCTGGGAGAGGTTCCGGCGCGACCTTGCAACGGTCAGTATACGGGCTCACGCCGTTGGCAACGCAGTCCAACAGATGTCGACAGCCGCCCATCTCGACGTCGTTGCAGAGGGTCTTGGGGTTATTGTTCTTGATCAAGAACCCTGAGCTGATCTGCAACAGCTTGGTCAGCATCACCGCGCGGTGTGGGAGTTCAGCTGCGGGCGGCAGTTGGTCATGTGCCGTACCTCCAAGTTGTGCAATGAGCAGTTCGATATCCAGCGCCATCTCAGACACGAGCTGGTTATAGATGACCGCTTGATGGCGAGACAGTTCGTATTCGATGTCTACGAACGTTTGCTCAGGGAGGTCCAGGCACTCTGACTTCTTACGACGGAGCGAGACGAATAGCGTACGGGCGTTCAATATATCTAGGTTCTTATAACCCAAAACTACGTGGGAATTCGGACCGGCCATCTCCACGAACCTACGCTTGTACGCGACCATGCTTTCCGGCATGAAGTGGTCACCCAAGAACCGGAACTGTCCGTATAGATCGAGGGGTGACCCTAGTGTTGGCGTTCCGGTCATGATGACCTTCCGGGTCGCCTTCTGTCCCAGCTCGTGCGCTGCCTTGGTACGAGCGGATTCCCATTTGGCGATCAGGTGGCTTTCATCACCGATGACCGTTCGGTAGGGCACGTTATCGACGATGGCGTCCACGAAATTACGTGCCGTGTCATATGTCAAAAGAAGGATGTCTACCTCCCCGGCAGCCGCACGGTCTACCGCGGCGGTCTTCTCCTTCTTGGTCCCGAGAAGGGCGGTCCAACGCAGCTGCTTACCTGAGTGTTTGTCGATCTCCTTGCCCCAGTTCTTCACGGTCACCAACGGACCTAGAATGACTGCAGGTTGACGCTCTCCAAGGAAATGCTGGAGGCGTAGAAGATCGATGGCGATCTTCGACTTGCCTAGTCCCGGGTCCAGGAAAAGCGCTGACCTCAGGAAATAGAACGCATGACAGAGCGACTCGACCTGGTGCGCGAACGGGTTCGTGATGAACGTAAAGCCGCCTGGAAGGATCCTGTCCTTGTACTTCCGTTCGATCTCATCGAGGCTCGTGATGTAGTCCTGTGCTGTAGGTGAAAATTCGACCGCCATACGCTGTGCCAAGACCTTCAGGTCGTCGACCACTTTCAACGCGGCCGGATAGTACGCGGGGTACATCCAAACGTGGCGATCCGCGTCCCACGTAGCGCCGAATGGGCGGTCGAGGTCCTTGAGGTGTCCGGCCGCGAGAAAAACAGGAACTCCGTTGCTGGAAGTCCCCATGCGAATAATGACTTTCACAGGAACCCCTTTGGTACCACGTCTATGTGATAAACCTGAAACATTCCGACGTAAACCAAGGGAAAGCGCTACCTTTCCGCGCCGTCGGTGGCCTAGAATTCAACCGAGGTCCTGTCGATGTCCCAAAACGATCCCACCCTCGGCGACTTGTACGCACCGTCGAGTTCCCACGGCTCGCCGTTGTTCGACTTCCTCACGGCGTTCGCGCCTCGGAAGCTCAAGGACCTCTTCAAGCTGTGCGAGTACCTGTACTTCAACAGCTCGCAAATCTACGCGGCGCTGCAGAAGTTCTGTACGTATCCTGTCACTGACATCACCTACGACACGACCAACGAAGCACTGAAAACAAAATACAAGAACCTCCACGACAAGACGATCAAAACCAAGAGACGCCTGATTCAGGCGGCCACGGACAAGTTCGTCTACGGAAACGCGTTCTTCTCGATCTACATGCCGTTCGTGCGTTTCCTGCAGTGCAACCACTGCAAGCAACTGACGAACATCGCGGCGGTGGACTACAAATTCAAGATCAAGAAACTTGAATTTACGTACAGGTGCGCCGCTTGCGACAAACAGGCCACCGGGGACGTACAGGACCGCAAGGTCACCCGTCCTGACAAGGTGGCCATCATTCGGTGGGACCCGAAGCTGATGGACATCGACTACAACCCCATCACACAACACAGCGAGTACTACTACACGATCCCGAAGGAATTGAAGGACCGCGTCGTCAAGGGAAACCACCACGTCATCAACACGATGCCGATGGAATTCCTCAAAGCGATCAAGGAGGACAAGATCTTCAAGTTCTCTGAAGGTCAGATCTTCCATATGAAGATGGATGCGCCTGCAGGCATCGAAGCCCAGTGGGGCTTCCCGCCGCTGGCATCGACGATCAAATTGTTCTTCTACGCAGCCGTGCTGCGTAAGGCGAACGAAGCCATCGCGCTCGACTACATCGTCCCTCTCCGTATCGTCTCGCCCAAGGTCGCGTCCAGCAACGCAGACCCGTTGCTCACGATCTCGCTCGATAAGTGGGCGAATGAGATGAAGCACAGCGTCAAGCGTTGGCGGCGCGACCCTCTCCACATCATGTGGTCGCCGATTCCTGCAGAGGTCACACACCTAGGAGGGCAGGCGCGTGCACTGATGACCTTGGGTGAAGTGCAAGCGGCTGAGGACAACATCATCGCGGCGCTGGGTTTGCCGAAGGAGTTCATCTACGGCGGCTTCTCCGCGATGGGCTCAGGCATCCAGTTGCGTGTTCTTGAGAACCAGCTGATGCACCAAACCAATGACCTCAACGATTTGCTGCAGTGGATCACTGACAAGTTCGCGAAGCTGCTCGGCTGGCCCTCGGTCAACGTGGAATTGGCGCCGTTCAAGTTCATCGACGACGTGCAGCAGAAGACCCTGCTGTTGCAGCTCCACATGTCCAATCCCCAAGACCCCATGCTGTCGAAGGGGACGTTGGGCGAAGCGTTCGATGTCGATCCTGCTGAAGAGCGGAAACGCAAACATCAAGAAGCGTTGGACGACATGAGGGCACAGCAAGAACTGCAACAAGAAATGCAGAAACTGCAAAATACGCTCGCGCAGCAAATACAGGCCCAACAAGCAATGGGTCAACAGGGGTTGCAGTACGACCAACAACAAATCATCGCGCAAGCGGACACCATGGTAGAGCAGATGATGGGCATGGACCCTGGAACACGGCGCTCACAAATGCATGCACTCGAGGTCGAGGACTTCGTCATGTTCTCCGTGGTCTCGCGCCGCATGGAAAACATGCAGACGGCGCAAAACCACGAAGCAATCACGGCGGCGCGGCAGGGGGGAGACCCAAGCGGAGGTGGTAGCGGCGGCGGTCCTCCTGGGATGATGGGTTGAAAGGATTTCCATGGGAAAAAACGACGCACCTCCGTCCTTCGCGGACCTCATCGAGAGCGCGCAGAAGGCGCCAGAGCGCAACGTCATGCGCGGGGCCGAACTGTCGAGCCCGTTCGGAACGCCTCTGCCTCCCGAACACCGGGTTGTCGATGACGACCCTAGGTCAATCGCCGGAGTTCCCGAATTCGATTACCGAGCACACGTCAAGTACCTGACACTCCCTACGGACGCAGGGGACTACGAACAGATCCTCAACGATGCGTTGTCAGGTAAGTGCATCATCCGATCGGAGCAAACGACCTTTACTAAGGAAGGCGATTGCATCGTCGTGGTCATTTATTTGACCAAGCTGGAACAGCCGCGTCGTCCGAATCGACGTCGTGAAGAGGACGACTACAGGCGCTAGTTGGGTCTTTTACCAAGAGCCACGGGAGAATTTGAATGGCAAACACGCCCCTCACGCCTGTAATGGTCGACTCGTTTACGCGACGGGTGGAGATTCGTCGCAAGGCGATCGAAGGGCTGATGCAATCCTTCCCGCTCAAGGCCCGGTCGTACACAGTCGAGTTGTTGAATCCACGAGTCGAGGCACAGGAGTTCTCGTCCCGAGAACAGAAGGCCGCGATTCTCGAGGGCCGGTCGTTGAACGAGCGCGTCCGCGGCGACCTGATCGTACGTGACGCGCAAGGCAACATTACGAGCGACGCCAAGGGGTTCACCCTTCTCCACTTGCCGTACTTCACGCCGCGTCACACGTTCATCGTCGACGGCACTGAATACAGTGTTTCCAATCAGATCCGCACGAAGCCTGGCGTATACACCCGACGGCGCGGCAACGAGGACCTCGAAGCCTCGTTCAACCTGTCGAAAGGCGGCAACTTCCGTGTCCTCATGGAACCAGAGAAGGGGCACCTCTTCGTCCAGCCAACGCACTCGACGACACGGATCCCGTTGTACCCCGTCCTACGTGCGCTCGGCGTGCCGCACCAGGACATCGCAGGGAACTGGGGCAATGAAGTAGCTACGCTGAATCGCGACGCATTCAAGAACCCCGAAAAGCACGTCGACAAGTTCTACGCGAACTTCATCCATCCCGCCCAACAGACGCACACGTCGCTCGATGAGAAGGTCCGTGCGCTTCACGGATATCTCGATACGACCGCGATGGACCCGCACGTCAACAAGGTCACGCTGGGCCATGGTTACGAAAAGGCGTCACCTCAAGCAATCCTGGCCGCCTCGAAGAAGCTTCTCGACGTCCACCGTGCTGCGGACGACACCGACGATCGAGACTCTCTAGCGTTTAAGACGTTTCACTCTGTCGACGACTTCATCAAGGAAAGGCTCGCGCTCGATGCGCGGTCGCAACGGATGAAGATGGGCATCAAACTGGAAGCCCACAAGGGAGACATCCGAAAGGCGCTACCGTCTGCGCCATTCACACGAACCATCAATTCGTTCCTGACGGGATCGTCGCTGTCCGCAGTGCCGACGCAGATCAACCCAATGGAACTTATCGATCACGCGGTTCGAGTCACCTCGCTCGGCGAAGGCGCCATCTCGTCCGAACGCGCGATTCCGCTGGAGGCGCGCAATCTGCACGCGACTCACTTTGGGATCATGGATCCGGTAAGAACCCCGGAGAGCTTCAAAGCGGGCATCGACATTCGCGCAGCTCTGTCTACCCGCCGGGACACGCAAGGCAACCTCTTCTCGACTTTGCGCAACCTCAAGACAGGGCGCACCGAGCACGTCAAGGCCGAGGACATTATGCACTCGGTCGTGGCGTTCCCTCACGAGGACGTGCGACCAGGCAAGATGGTGGACGCGCTGACTCGAGGTCACGTGCAGCGTGTTCCCGCTTCGCAGGTGACGCACCAAGTCGTGCACGTGTCTGACCTCTACGGACCGACGACGAACCTCCTGCCGTTCCTCAACGGCATGCAGGGCAACCGCTCGTTGATGGCATCCAAGCACCAGAGCCAGGCGCTGTCCCTGATTCATCGGGAGGCGCCGCTCGTGCAGGTTCAGTCGTGGAAGCCGGGCTCCTCCGTCGAACAGGAGATGAACAAGCTCATCGTCCCGACGTCACCGGTGGCAGGGATCGTGTCGCACATCGACGACGACTACATCCACATCACGCCGGACAACCACAAAGCGGCGTCGAGCCCCACTGCCGTCGTCGTGAAGGGGAACCCACGGTTCATCGAGGGGAACGCAGAAGCCACGCGCTTCTACGATGAGATCAAGAAACATCTTGAATCTGTCGGCTACTCCGTAACGTTCGACGCGGGAGAGCCCTACACACAACCCGTCAACGCCGACCTTTGGGTTGGACATAGCCGTGGGGCAGACCGTCTTCGTTTCGCGCCCAACACAACTCGAACCGTCGTACTGGGGAGCCCTCACCCGGATGCAATCAATCACCCGGACGATTCAGTTAACGCCCATTTGACGAATACGCCTCCGTCTATCGCTCACTTCACGTTGACGCCAGAAATGAAAAACGCGTTGTCAACGATGCCGAGCAAAGGCGCGTCCGCTCCTTGGGAAGACCCCGGCGACGTCTATTCCGACTTCGTCAAGGTCGGCGACAACGGCAACATCAAGCTCCACTACGACCAAAACTTCCCGCTAGCGGCCAAGACGTACCTGCACAACGACATCAAGGTGAAAGCGGGTGACCGTGTTCGCGTGGGTCAGGTTCTCGCAACGTCCAACTTCTCGAAGGACGACACTCTAGCGCTCGGCACCAACCTGAGCGTTGCGTACATGCCGTACCGCGGCCTCAACACGAACGACGGCATCGTCGTGTCGCAGGGAGCCGCAAACCGTCTCGTCTCCGAGCACATGTACAAGCATGTCATGATCTTGACCGGAGGCGTGGAAGCGAAGCGCGAGAAGCACCGCGCGTACTTCGGTAACAAGTACACCGCAAAACAGTACGATAACCTCGACGAGGACGGTGTCGTCCGTCCCGGGGCGATCGTACAGTCGCACGACCCGCTCATTGTGGCCGTTCGTCCGAATCAAGCCACAGGCAACGCAGTGCTATTGGGCCGCTTGTCCAAGTCGTTGGTCAAGCCGTTCTCCGAAGAAGTCGAGCTGTGGGACCACGATCGACCAGGCACGGTCATCGACGTGGCCAAGACGGGCGACCGCGTCACAGTCACCGTGAAGACAGAGGAGCACCTCAACATCGGCGACAAGCTCTCCGGACGCTACGGCAACAAGGGCGTCATCGCGAAGATTGTCCCTGACCACCAGATGATTCAGGACGAGAAGGGAAAACCCATCGATCTGCTCTTTACCTCTGCCGGCATCATCTCGCGTATCAACCCGGCACAGGTCATCGAGGCGTCTCTCGGCAAGGTCGCAGCGCACACAGGTAAACCCATCGCGGTCGAGAACTTCGCACCGCACGACAACGTGCAGTACGCGAAGGACATGTTGAAGAAGCACGGACTGTCCGACAAGGAGACCGTCTTCGATCCGGTCACCAATCGGTCAATCCCCAAGGTGTTCGTCGGCAAGAGCTACATCCTCAAATTGTTCAAGACCACGGACTCGAACTGGTCAAGTCACGGAGCGGACCGGTACGACTTCAACCAGCAGCCATCGCGCGGCGGTGACGATGGCGCCAAGGCCATCGGCAAGATGGAATTTGACGGTCTCGTCGCACACAACGCGCGCAACGTGTTGAAGGAAGCTGCGTCTCTCAAGAGCCAGAAGAACGACGAATTCTGGCGCGCGATTCAGCTTGGCCTTCCGACGCCGACACCGCAGACCCCGTTCGCCTACAACAAGTTCCTCACGATGCTCGAGGGCGCAGGTGTCAAAGTCTCGAAGAAGGGGTCGCGCCTTTCGCTCGGGCCCCTCACGGACAACGACATCGCGAAGATGTCGTCGGGAGCGCTCAAAGAGCCGCACAAGATGATTCGCGCTAAGGACCTGCACCCTGAAACAGGCGGCATGTTTGATCCCGCGACCACAGGAGGGATGAGCGGAACGAAGTGGTCGCACGTCGAGCTGCACGAACCGCTCGTCAATCCCGTGTTCGAGGAGCCTGTGCGGCGCCTCCTGGGGCTAACCCAGAAAGAGTTCACGGACCTGCACAGCAGGCACGGCGGCGCATGGTTTCGACAGGAGCTGGGACGTATCGACGTCGACTTCCGTTTGAAAGAGTTGCGTGACCGAAGCCGAACGCTCAAAGGCACTGCCCTTGATGACGTTGTCAAACAGATCAAATACCTCAATGCGTTGCAGGCTCAGAAGCTGTCGCCAGACTTGGCTTACGTGCTCACCAAGATTCCGGTGACGCCCCCGATCATCAGACCCATCCTCCCCCTCAAGGACGGCCGCCTGCAGGTCGGCGACGCCAACCTCCTCTACCGCGACGCCTTCCTCGCCAACGACAAACTTCACGAGGTAAAGGGTGTGTTGCCCGCGAATGAACTGCATGCGCCGCGCAAGCATCTCTACGACGCAATCAGTGCCGTATTCGGTGTGGGTGATCCAGTGAGCCCTACCACGGAGAAACGCGAGGCCAAGGGCTACCTCGCGATGATCACGGGTACACGCCCGGGAAGCGGATTCTTCCAGGGCAAGTTGATGAAGCGACAACAAGACATCTCAGGACGCGCGACCATCGCACCTGACCCGACGTTGTCGATGGACGAGATTGGCGTCCCGGAAGACATGCTATGGGGCATGTTCGGAAAGTTTGTTATCGGGCGTTTGGTTAAGCGCGGCTACACGGCTCTGGACGCACAGAAGATGGTGGAGGAGAAAGCGCCGCTCGCCCGACAGGAACTGCTTATCGAGGCGAAGGAACGTCCGGTCATGGTGAACCGTGCACCATCGCTCCATCGCTTCAACATCATCGGAGCCTTCCCCCGCATCACGACAGGCAAGACGTTGATGCTGAATCCCTTCGCTGAAAAGGGAACGAACGCAGACTACGATGGCGATGCAATGCAGATCCACGCGCCTGTGACCCCCGGAGCGGTCGAAGACGTCAAGCGGATGACGTTGTCGCACCTGCTATTCAATGACCGGCGCCCCGGCCAGTTGAACGTGGCACCAGACATGGAAGCCATCATCGGGCTCCACCGCGCCACAGGGGCCAAGTCCGACAAGGTCACAAAGCACTTCGCTTCGAAGGAGACCGCGTTGGCCGCGTACCACCGCGGGGAAATTTCCCTGGCGGACACGATCGAGATTGCCAAGTAAACTCGCGCCGGTTCACCTATAATTCCGACGTGAGCACCATCGTGAAAGAGGCCTACGACGAGGGCGTCGCAGAGGCGCTCACCAGGTTCGGCCTCAAGGAAGCGGCAAACGAGATCCGCCTCAAAATCCCCAAGCGGGAGTTTCACGGTTTCGACGCAGCGTTCAAGCCGCGCGTGAAGGCGCTCAAGGAAGCCAACAGCGAGCCACTCGAACCGCAGGCATCGCCAGAGCAGCCTGCGGAGATGCTCGCGGACATATTGCAGACGTTAAGCCTGCCAGCACCTCCAGGGGAGCAAAAACATACGGCGGTTGACCGCCCTGTTTTCTGGGGCAGCCCCACGGACGCAAGTAAAGGAGCCGTTTAATGCTTACCAAGGCCGCAACAGAAGGTGCTCTTGCCGCGTGCGATCGGTTCGGTGTCGACGCAGAGAAGCTCGCCGCTGTGGCTCCCACGAGCTTCTTGTCCTCGGTAATCCCGCGGGCAAAGGCATTCGGGCAAAGCCAGTGGGGCGCCGCGAAGTCTCTCGTCAACAACGCACGTGGCGGACTTGGTGGACGGCTCAGCCCTGACTTCAAGGGAAGCTTGGACCCAAGCCACCTTGAACTGGGGCGCGCGGCACACCGCTCTCAGGCAGTAGGGAACCTCAAGACCCTCGCGCCTACGCTGGCCGGCGTGGGCGGTCTCGGCCTGCTCAATCACATGAGCAACAAGAAGAAGGAGCAAGCACAGCTCCAACAGCCGCAAGGACGTTTCTAAAAAATCCGTGGCGACTCTCGGCGAACACATGGTTGACGCGATCCTACCCGCGGAGTATCGCGGCCGTGGAACGCTCACGAAGCAGCGCCTCAACGAGATCCTCGTCGATATCGCGAAGAAACACCCCGACAAATATCCGGACATCGTCACCAAGCTCAAGCGGCTCGGCGACGAATGCGCGACACTTGAGGGCATTTCCGTAGGGCTCGACGACATCGCGCCGCACTACGAAACACGCGATGCGATCGTTTCGCCGTTCCACGCGCAGTTCAACAAAGCGCAACCGCATGAACGGGAGAAGATTCTCCTCGACGCACAGAACGCGGTCCTCGGCCACACCAAGAACAACTCCGGCACGATGGGTGAGATGGTGCGGTCGGGCGGTCGCGGCAACGCTGCGCAGCTCATGCGCATCATTGGTGCGCCTATCCTCGCGCGAGACGAACGTGATCGTATCGTCCCGTGGTTCATTCCCCGTTCTTACGCCGAAGGGTTGAAGCCGTCCGACGCGTGGGTCGCCGGCAACGAAGCGCGTATAAACGCGATCAAGTCGAACATCTCCGTCGTCGAACCGGGTGACCTCGCCAAGATCCTCGTCAACAACATGGGCGACAAGCTCATCTCGATGCCTGACTGCAAGACGTCCAACGGCGTCGCCATGAGCGCACGGGATGCACACGCGGTCGATCGCTATCTCGCAAAGCCCGTGAATGGCGTTACAGCCGGCACGTTGCTGACCCCCCAGACGCTTCAGCACCTGGGCGAGGCGATGCTCATCGTTCGATCGCCTATGACGTGTGAAGCACCGCACGGCATCTGCCAGCGCTGCCAAGGCTTGTCATCGACCGGACACGTACACTCTATCGGCACGAACGTTGGCATGCGTGCGGCGCAGGCATTGTCCGAACCTCTTACCCAGTTTTCACTCAATGCCAAACACGGCGGGCGTATCACGACCACCGACGACCACGTGAAGCGACCCGAAGGTATCAAGGGCGTGCGCCAGGTCCTCGAGGTCCCCGAGTCGTTTCTCCACAAAGCGACACTCGCGGACCACGCGGGAACAGTGGCTCGCATAGAGCCCGCACCCCAAGGCGGAAACTACGTCTGGGTCGATCAGACCCGTCACTACGTACCGCCGGACCTGCGCGTCACGGTCACCAACGGCAAGCACGTGGAAGCGGGCGATACGCTTTCGAATGGCGTGCCCAAACCTGACGAGATCGTGAAGCACAAAGGGCTCGGAGAGGGGCGGCGGTACCTCGTCGATACGCTTCACGACGTCTACAAGAGGTCTGGTGCGGACATCGACCGACGCCATATCGAAACCCTGGCGCGTTCGGTGCTCAATCACGTGTCGATCGAAGACCCAGGGGAAGACGACGCCCATGGGTTCATCAAGGGCGATATCGTCAACTACAATCGTTTCTCTGCCGCGTTGGCGTTGCATCAAAAGCAACTGCCTGTCGACGATGCAATCGGCGAAACACTCGCAGCGAATACGCTGCACTTTACGGCGGGAACTCACCTGACAGGTTCCGTGCGCGACACGCTCGTTAAGCACGGGATAAAGACGGTGGCGGTTGCGCAGAACGGGCCTCGGGCCGTTCCGATCATGCGCGCAGCGTCCCGCACGCCGTTGTTGAATCCAGACTGGATGGCGCGTCTGGGCCACCGATACCTCAAGCAGTCTCTGCTTGAAGGCGCGTGGCGGGGCGATGTAAGTGATACACACGGACCCCACCCGGTCCCGGCGTACGCTGCGGGAACCGAATTCGGCGAAGGATCGGAAGGGCACTACTGATGTTGGAAGACGCCTACCGCGCCGGCATGAAAGAAGCGTGTGACCGCTTCGGTATCAAAGAAGCGATGCCTGTGGGCGTTACTAACTTTGGCCGTCGCGCATGGAACGCAGCGTCAACCATTCCTCAGGTTTTGTTCGGCAACCCCATCAAAGCGTATCGCGAGGGGATGGGCACCTTCCGCCGCGGTGGTGTCATGGACCCGGTGGCTGCGTTCTGGCCTTCCGTAGCTAAGGGTCCCGCCGGTGAGCGATTGCCGCAGGCGCTGGGATGGCTCAGTCGAGCAGAAACCGCTACGTCTGGGTATGGCGTCTACAAAGCGATGAAGGGCGAGGGCGGCGACCCCAACGAAGGTCGTTTGTCCAACACCCTCAGCGCACTTGGGAGCGCTGCCGGCCTGGGCTTCGGTTTTCCCACCGTAGGAGCCCTCGGCGCGCCTCTTGTTGCACGCGCAGGGGCTTCCCTTGGTAAAGGGGTAGGTCGCGTATTTGGCAGCACACCAGAACCACAGCAACTCGACCCGTTGATGTACGGGCAAGGGGTTTACCAGTGACCCTCAAGAAATCGTATGACGAGGGCGTCAGGACGGCGCTCAATCATTTTTGTGTTCGAGATGTAAAAATCGCGAACATGATTAGGGGTGCGGCGGGGTATAACCCAACGCTCAACCCTGCACAGTCTTCGGCAACCGCTATGCCGTCTGTAATGCCGAAGCCTGCGACACCCCCGACTGCACCGGTCGCAAGTGGCGCTAGTAAGGCAAACGTCCTCGGTTGATTTGTGTAACCGAGGGTTTTGGCCTACCATTTTGCAGCTAAACAACCGCTTTCAGACGACTCGAGGAGACGACAACATGTTCAAGAACGCATACGTTCGAGGCGTCACAAACGCGCTGATCCAAAGCGGTCATGTTGCGTTTCCCGACGAGGATTCCGCGGCCAAGATCGCGGACTTCATTGGCGATCGTGCGGATTTCGATCCGCACAACATGACACGCGAAGTCGCGTTGAAGATCGCCAACGCCGTCATCGAAGCATCGGAACACCTCGTCGCGAAGGGCTACAAGGCCGCCGCGGTCACGATGAAGGTTGCTTCCGTCGAGGACCTCGGCAAGCTCGCCCATGCCCACGTCATCCACTTGATGGAGAAGGCCGCTGAAGGCTCGACCATCGAGGGCGGTGACAAGGGCAACGCGGAGTCGAACTCCGCTGAGGGCAAGATGGACGCGTCGCAGCGTCCGCCTGGCTACGCCGAGAACTCGCTCGGCAGCTCTGCCGTCGATACCCGCCCGGGTGCCGTAGGCAAGGAGCAGCCGCAACCCAACGCGCCGTCGGAGTCGCCGTCAGGGTCGAACTCGATCACGGATGCCTCGAAGGCGGCCTCGCTCGGCGCGCTGATCAAGAAGGTCGCTGAAGGCACGACGATCCTGGGCGGCGACAAGGGCAACACGGAGCCGACCACAGCAGAGGGCAAGATGGACGCAGCGATGCGTCCGCCCGGCTACGCCGTCCTGCCCGGCCAGGGCGACCTCGGCGAGCTGATGAACCAGGTCAGCAGCAACGCGGTTGTTGGCCGCGAGACCCCGCATCCGAACGCGCCCTCCGAGTCGCCGTCGGGTTCGAACTCGCTCACAGAGCACTCGTCCAAGGCGGCAGCCGAGGACCCGTTCGTCGCTGTCTTCAAGAATACCGCGACCGAGATCGTTCGGTACCTCCCGGCCTCTCTGGATGACTACGCGAAGATCGCCCACGTTCGTGCCTGTATGGGCCTGTCGATGAACGAGAAGGCGCACTATCTCGTCGGCCTCCAAAAGGAGGCAGCGGACAAGACCGCGGCGAAGGCGCGGGCTGCCGCACCGTCCTACCAAGGCTACGACGGCCGTAACGCGAACCAGCGCAAGGTCGCGGAGATGCCGGCATTCATCCAAGAGAAGATCGACGCCCGGAAGGAAGAGGGCGGCGAGAAGAAGGACGATGACAAGGCGTCCGGCGGCTTCCCGTTCGCCAAGAAGGATGACGAGAAGAAGGACGAGAAGAGCGAGGACAAGAAGGACGAGGACAAGAAGGAAGCGTCCCTCGCTGCTCACTTCCGTCGTATCTCGGCCTCGATCAACTCGGCTGCGTAAACGTACTGGCCAGGAGGCCGCTTCAATGCTTAGCCGTCGAGCCCGTCTCGCGGGCGTTCAAATCATTGAAGCGGCCCTCTCTAAAACCGCGTTTGTCTCCGTGCCAACTCTGGCATCGTTGAAGGCAAAGAAGACCCGGGAACTCGACTCGCTTCCCACGGCGAGCGCTGAGGTCCCTAAAGTCGTTTCTACGCCCCTCTGAAAAGGCGATCCAAATGCCGAGCATGAGCCCCAAGACACAGCAGTTCCAGACGGCAGCAGGAGCCGGCGTCGACCAGGCAACTCAGCTGTTCGAGCAGGGCTTCTCGCAAATGGCCTACAACGTCCTGATGTCAAGACTGCCGGACATCGTACAGGACGTAGTGACGTTCAAAATTATCGACACCGACGCAGATCGCGGCGTGGGTGTTGGTGCGTTCGTGGTCATGCGGAACGACAATCCGCTCTACATCCCTGTGGTGATGACCGACAACAACATCAAGCCCCTCGAGCTGGTCTACCACAAGACCCTCAACATCTTCCTCCCGCTGTCGAGTCAGTGGCTCGGAGAGTTGGACAAAACTTCGCTCACGTCGATGGGCAAGGGCGTCAAGACACCCGAGACTCTCTACACCGACGTCGACATTCGTAACGTCGTGGTGCCGCCCATGACCGGACGCTTTTCGTACGCCGCGTGGGCGCCGGTGATTCTTGCAGACGTCGCTAAGGTTCTCGACAAGGACACAATCGAAAAGGTGGCTGCAGAGCCTTCTCTGGTCCTGATCGACTTCCTCACCAAGGCACCCAATCGCGTCAAGTCTGCATTTGCGCGCATGCTCCAGAAGAACACTAAAACGCTCAAGACCGCCGCACGTATTTACGGCGTGAAAGCGTTGACCGAAGCACTTCGGCACAACGTTGAGAAGACGGCAGCCAAGCAACTCTACGGCGGCGCCTTGTGGATTGCCGACAAAGACACAAAGCCGACTGAGTTCAAGCGTATCTTCGGCGAGAACGCGGCCGAGGCGTACTCGGGCGTTCGCCTCAAGGGCTACGCCGCCAAGGACAGCCGCACGCACCGCAACATGGCGGTGCAGGAGCAGACGCACGAGACCTGGACCGAGCCCAACCAGCCCGGCGTCTATGTTCTCTTTGGTGTCGACGGAACGGAGAAGCCCGCGCTTATCGTGCCGAACCCGATCGATCTGTTCCACACAAGCGAGTACGACCGTCACGACATGGCGCGAGGTCACTCGCACGCCAACGGGCGTCGCAAGTACACCGGAAGCGACAAGTACCTCGCGGTGTTCCCCAACGGGGACTACCTTCAAACCGGGGCATTGGCCGGACGGCAATCGAGTATCGACGAGATCTCTGGCAGCACGCTGTACCGCAACGTGTTCGGGGAGGCGGCAGGCGAGCCGCGTCAGGGCAAGGGCGTGTTCATCCGCCAGCGCGGAGCTTCTATCCAGGCAACGTGTCCCCTCGAAATCAAGTCGATGTCGACAGGGTCCGATGGCGTCCGTCGCATGGTGGTGTCGGGTCTGTTTGGCTACCGCGAAAAGACTCTCGTTACACAGCCGGGCAGTGCACTCGGTCAAATCACCACGCCCCGCGACGCGGGCGTGGCGTATCTTCCCAATGATTTCGTATGGGTTCCTCTCAAGGAATCTCTCGATTCGAGGTCATTCTTCCGGGACGTGCAAGACTTGGCGCGAGACGCCTATCACGCACTTGCGTCGGTCGGAGCCAAGAAGATTGCCGTCAAGAACGCAGGGCATGGAATGTTCTCGATCAACGGAGCGCTGTCGCTCGAGCGCGTCCCCGCACTAAAAAAACTGGCGACCGACTACGTGCTTCCTGTCGAAGTCGTCGAACAGCTCCTCGAGAAGGCTGCGACTGACCGCCGCGTCGACGTATGGATCACCTCTGGTGAGACGCTGGCAAAAGCCCAGATGAAGTTGGGCTGGCCGCACAAGAAGGAAAAGGACGACGGCGGCGACAGCGAAAAGAAGGAGACCGCCAAGAAGAAGCCCGAAGGCGGTGGGGGTGAAGCTCCTCCGCAGGACCCGGGGATGGACCCGAGCATGGACCCGTCGATGGGCGGAGATCCGTCGATGGGCATGGCGCCGCCGGCTCCGCCGCCTCCGTCTCCCACCGACATGGCAGCAGCGGAGATGGACCAGCACATCCAACAGGAGATGCAGAAACTCGTCGAGAAGCAGCAAATGCTGCAGGCACTCACCATGCGCGCCAACGAGATCGCAGGAGGCGCTCCGATGATGCCGACGGTGCAAAACCAGATGATGGGCGCACCTCCTCCATCAGCGAACCTGGCGACCGGACAACCGACGCCAGGCGGTAGCATGGGCGGCATGGACCCGATGGCGGGCGGCGGCATGGGTGGCGACCCGTCGATGATGGCGGCTCCCGGAGGCGCATTGCCACAAGACATGGGTGGCATGGATCCCGCCATGGGTGGCGATCCGTCAATG